ATGCTGGTTTTCTTCATATCGGTCTATGGATTCCTGGTCATGTTCGTGCTGCCCAGCCTTTCGCGCAACCGCCGCGAGCAGCGCCCTGACGCGCCGATTCTGGCCTTTGCGGGACGGGGGCTGATGGCCGCCTCCGCCACCGGCGCCTGCCTCGCGCTCAGCGCGGCGGCCTGGGGCTCGCTGATCCATTAAGCGGGTTGAAGAGAGCCTCCGTTTTCGGCTATCAGGCCGGCCTCCGGCGCGGGCGTAGCATAGTGGTAATGCTCTAGCCTTCCAAGCTCCCCGGATTGGCGGCTTTCTGCGGATTTCGATGTAAAACCCTGCAAAAAGCCGCGCTATCCTTTCAATAGCTTAGCGACACCCTGTAAAATTATCCGGTGCCTGGAAACAGCTCGCCCAGGCGATCGGCCGGCAGGTTGCTGATGATCAGTTCGCGTGCCTCAACCTCATTGCCACCGCCGGCGATCGAATAGATCAGCTGCAGTTCGACCATTGCGAACCCGTCGAACGTGCGGCGGATATCCGGATGGTCATTGATGCTCAGCAGGAAGGTGCCAGCCATGGCGCGCATCATATCGGCCATGACCGCGAACTGGCCGCGATCGAACAGGTCGCGGCCATAGTCGCCCTCGCTGCCGTAATATGGCGGATCGAGATAGAAGAGCGTCTCGGGTCGGTCATAGCGGCCGATCAGGTCCTGCCACGGCAGCCGCTCAATCACGACACCGGCGAGCCGCTCATGGATCGCTTCGAGCAGCGGGCCGAGCTTCGTCACGTCGAAGCCGGCCGGTTCGCCGGGGCTCACGCCGAAGTTACGGCCGGCCACCTTTCCGCCGAACGCGAGGCGCTGCAGATAGAGGAAGCGCGCCGCCCGTTCGAGGTCCGTCATGGTGGATGGATCGACCCGCGCGAGCTTCTCGAAGCCGGATCGCGTGGTGAGCTGGAAGCGGAGCATGTCGAGGAAGGCGACATAGTGCCGCTGCAGGATGCGGAAGAACGTCGCTACGTCCTCCGACCAATCGTTGACTACCTCCGCCTTAGCCTTGCGGCCGCGACGCAGGAAGACGCCGCCCATGCCCATGAAGACTTCGGCATAGGTGTGGTGCGGAACACGATCGATAGCGCGGGTTATCGGCCGGGCCAGCCGGCGCTTGCCGCCGATATAGGCTGCAGCCGGGTGGGTAGATGCGACAAAATCGTCGAAAAGTAGACTCGACTCCATATCCGATGTTCCATATTCGTTCCGCCGTCCGGTGCCGGATGGCGGGATGCGACTCATGTGGCCGCATGGGGACATGGTGGGTTCTGTCCACCGGCTCGGAGCGTTGGCGCGCTCCGGCCCCCGCCCACCGGGCGAGGGAGATTTTGTGTCACGCCGCGTACCGACCACCCTGCATGATCTTTGCGAGCTGTATGGAGGCGGGCGCATGCTGGTGCGCTGCTCGAACAGCCAGTGCGGCCGCGCGAGAATTTTTGACGTGCGGGCGATCCGCGACCATTGGAAGAAGAAGCGCTGGAGCGATCGTTTCCGTGATGTGCCCCTGCATTTCTATTGTGCGATTTGCCGATCGAGACCGGAGCGGTTGCAATGGATCGAGCCGGGGCCTTACGGCCTCGGCAGCACCATCAAAGCCCCCGCCGCATGTCTCGCGCCCTTTGGGATCAACCCGCTGGCGTGGGCGCTCGCCAGCCCCGAGGACCGGGAGCGTTTGATAAAGGCGCGAAGATAGCGAGTGTCACTTTTATGTTGACAGTGAAGATGGTGTCTCTTAAAAGAGACGAATGAAGACGACGCAAACTCCGCAGTTCGCCAAGTGGATCGATGGTCTGAAGGACCGCAAGGCGCAGGCCGTCATCCGTATCCGCATCGTGCGGGTCGAGGCTGGGCTGCTCGGCGATGTGAAGTCGGTCGGCGACGGCGTCAGCGAACTCCGCATCGCCTTCGGCCCCGGCTACCGCGTCTACTTCACCCGTCGCGGCGACGAACTGATCATCCTGCTGAACGGGGGCGACAAGGGCTCCCAGAGCAGAGACATCGAAGCCGCAAAGAAACTGGCCGCTCAAATCGAATGAGCGGCCTCAACAGCCATTTCGGAGGCACTCGAAGCCATGGCTATCACACTGGAAAACTATGACAGCGCCGAGCATTTCACCGATCCGGCGGCACAGGATGAACTTATTCGCGACGCGATCGAGCAGGGCGACGCCGGCTATCTCGCGCATGCCATCGGCATCGTGCTGCGCGCCAATGGCATGACGAAGGCGCAGAGCGACACCGGCATGAAGCGCCAGGCGCTCTATCGCGCCTTCAGCCAGGCGGGCAACCCGACGCTCGACACCTTTCTGAAGGCGCTGAAATCCGCCGGGCTGGAAATCACGATCAAGCACGCCACAGCCGCCTGACGAATTACTTCGGCCAGGCAGCGACCGTCCACCAGTGCCGAGCCGCGCAATCCCCATACATGGCGATCACCTGAGCTTCCCAGTCTGCCCGGTCAGGGTCGCTCGGTGGCATCGGTGGGAGGTCTGGGCATCGCTGCGCCAGATTGGCCTGCAGCCGCACCGTTGGCGCGGATACGCGCGGCGTCGAGCATGACGGCAACAGCATCAGGAACGCTGCACTCAGCGGGAATAGGCGGGCCATCTCGGTAAATCTCCCTGATCGTGTTGCGAGTTTCTACGGTCGCAGGTTCGGCCTCGGCGCGGGCTTGCTCATATCTTGCCGCGCCGGCGTCGACCTTGCCCTGCATCCGCTCGCGCAGCGCATCGCGTGCCTCGACCGCTTTCAGCGCGTCCGCATCGGCCTTCCAGTCGCGGACGGTCCACCCGCCCAATAGGCCGGCAAGAAGGACGACTCCCGCCCCGATCGCGAGGATCTGCGGCGGGATCATTCCGTCGCCGCCTTGGCCTTGGCGACGCCCTTATCCTTCGCCGCCACGCCAAAGCCCCCTGCTATCAGGATCGAGCCGAATCCAGCGCCAAACTCGATCGCGTTGAATGCCTGCTTGTTCAGGTAGATGGCGACGCCCTGATAGACGATCATCGCCAGGACGCCGACTGCCCATAATATCCTTCCAAGCTCGAACTCGTCACCGATGCCCTTGAGCATGTTCACAAGGCCGCTCATGCCTCGTTCCTCGACAGCGCGCCGCCGCCATCGGCGATAAGCACGAGCGCGGTCGGCAGCGCGAGCGTCGCCGGCCAGCGGAAGCCAAGGACCCGCGCACGGTCGAACTTGGCCTCGCAGACCTTGTCGCCCTGATTGCCGCCGACACCCCAGACGAAGTTCTTGGACACCTTCATGACGAAGAACACATGGCCGCCGCCGTCGCGATCGAGAATGCAGACAGCGCCGTAGGCGGGCTGACATGCCCGGCCCCAATCGAGCCAGCCTTTCGCCCGGTACCAATGCTTCGGCAGCGCAAAGCCCGCTTTCTGAAGGACATGGCCGACGAACACGCCGCACCAGGGCGTTGCATCGTCAAACCACCAAGCCTTCAGGCCCTTGAGCCATCCGGCTATCACTGCGCTGTTGCCCGGTCCGGGCACCTCGCGAAGCCCGATCAACTGTAGCGCATACGTCATCCATGCCAGTGACGCTGTCGTCATTGGAACCTCCTTCAGGGTGTGAGTTGTCGATGGTGAGCCGCCGCCCGCTTAGGCCGTGCAGCGATGGGTCATTTCGCTCGCAGGATAGTTTCCAGCATGTCGGGCGGCAGCGTGCCGCTGGGGAACGCCCGCTTGAGCAAGTCAGGAAAGGTGGACCCTATCAGCGCCTTCGCATGCCCGATGACGGGCGCGTCCGGCCGATGCTGGCCGATATCGTTGACGAGAAGGAAACACACCGCGACTAGGCAATCGACCTGCCGGACGTAGTCAATCTGCCCACCCGCCAGTTGCTCGACTCTGGCTTCAAGCCGCGCGATCCTGCCCCTGCGATGACGGATAGCCCAGACGATACCTCGGCCAAGGATGGCCAGCACACCGCCGGACGCCGTGACGACGGCGGCGGCTTCCCCGCCCGACATGCCCCCCGTGTCGGTCATGGATCAGAACTCCCGCTTGAAGTGGATGCCGATTGTGGTGCCGGTGACGATCAGGTTGACCCGCGCGATCGTGCGGGCCGCGCCGGGGTCGCGGTCCTGCACGATCGACACGGCGACCGACGACAGGATGATCGTCCCCATCCGCGTGCCGATCACCTGCGCCGCGTTCGGATGCTGGCCGAACGCCAGCGCCATCGGCCCCACTTCGCGGCACGTTCCGCGATCGAGGCAGCGCACCGTCCAGGCGGCGTCGATCGCCGACACGGCGACGGCCGCCTTCTGTTCGTCGGGAAGGTCGGCGATCCGCTCGCCGATCGAGCGCGCAGCGGCCGGTGATGCGCAGCCCAGCAACAGGGCCGCGACAATGGCGGTTTTCATGGATCTTCTCCGGGCAATAAAAAGCCCGCGCGAGGCGGGCCAAAACACAGATGATGGAGAGCCGATCAGCCGGCAGGCGAGGCCCAGGGCAACGGCGGGGTGACCATCGGCGGCGACACTTGCACCGCTATCTGGCCTTCGATCGACTCGATGACCGCATCCATGCCTGCGTCGCCCATCGCCGATTGCGCCCAGCCGATCACCACCTCGGGCGTAAGCTGCTCATAGGGCGTGAAGTTCTCGTCGTCCGCGAACGGGATATTCTGCGCCCCGTAACGGGTCGCGACATAAGTGCCGTCCGTGCCGTTGACCCGCCAATGGATGCAGGACACGACATTGGTGAAGCCTTCTACCTCGGGAAAGCAGTCGATCTGCTCGACGATCCATTGATAGCTGATCATGCCCCCTTCTCCGTGCGGGGCTTGGGGGCGCCACGGCTCGCGGCGCGACGCTGCTGCCGGTTCGGGACATCTGCTGCACCGGACGCCTCCGCGCTGGCGGCCGCGATCTGCGCGTCCGCCTGCGCCTTGATGTCGCACAGCAGGGGAAAGGCACCCGATGATGTCGGCAGCTGGCCGAGGGTGTTGATGATCCCCTGCACCGCCTCAACGTCCAGTTCGAGTTTGATTTTGGTCACGATCGTCTCCTTGGTTAAGCTGCTGCGATGGTGGTGACGGTGCCCGAAGAGCCCCGATATTTCAGGGCGCCGGCCTCGACATAGAGCTGGCCGCCGCTGATGTTGGTGGTAGGCGCGGTGCCGTTGGCGAGGCCGATGACGCGCAGGGCGGAAGTTCCCACCGCCGTAACCCCGAGCATGAAGTTTCCGCCCTCGAAACGCGCGCGCGCTGTGGCACCATCGCCGAGGATCAGAGCTTTCCCGGTGTCTGCGTAGATGAACCCATTCCCGGATGTATCCACCTGCATCACCAGATCGGCGAGCGTGTTGCCCACGAGGATACGCGCTGCGCTCGCCCCCGAATCGCGAAACGCGCCGAGCAAGGCTCCGCCGCTATCGACTACCGTAAGCTTGCCGATGCTCGTTGGCGTGCCGATCGTGACATGCCCAGTAGTGTGAAAGCGTACCTTTTCGCCGAGCGATCCCGGATTGAACGTGATCGGCTCACCCGTCGTGCTGCCGAACGAAACACCCGAACTAACCCCGTAGCTTAGGATGCCGTAGGCCTTGGCGGTCGAGCCCCACTTGATCGGGAAATTGGTGTCCTCACGAACGTCCAGGCGAGCATCGCTAATCGTGGTCGTGCCGATTAACACATGGCCTGCGAAATGGTTGGGGGCCGTGCCCACCATAAAAGCATTCCAGCGGCCTGTCGCCGCGGCGAGGGCACCAAAGAAGCCGTAATTATTCGCCGCACCCGTGAGGCCGGGTTCCGCCTTAAACCCGTACTGATTAGTTACGGTCGAACCTGCTCCAATGGTGCCTTGATCGGCGCGAAACTGTGCGAGGTCTGTCAGCGTGAACGATGCGGCCTGAGTGCCCAGGTTTGAAAAATAACCGACAGCTTGGCTGGTAACGTCAGATTGCGCTACACCCGAAGCACGGAAGGCATAGGAGCTTGTCGAGCCCGATAAATTCTTCTGATTGAAGAAGTTGGTACGGGCCTCGGGGCTACCGCCCATGCTGATCGAGCCGTCAAAGCGCGAGAATGCACTTCCTGCGCCATAGAAAGCGTAGGTCGCGCCTCCTCCGGAGGCGGCATTCTGGTTCGTATAATAGGCATAATGCGTCTTGCCCGAGGTGACGGCGGCCGCATCCGCCGCGTAAAATGCGTAGTTGTTCGTAGCGCCGATGAGGGTGCCGGAAGCCAAAAATCCGTACTGTCGCGTTACGGTCGAGCCCGCGCCGAGCGTGCTTTGATTGGCCCCGAAGTGCACAAGGTCGCTTAGCGTGAAGGCCGCGGCGGCTGTCTGTGCCTGTGAGCGAAAATAATATGCAGACGTTACATCGGACTGGACAGTTCCATCAGAAAAGTGCGCGGCGGAAGTTGTGGCCCCGGTGATGGCCTTGCCATTGCGGAAACTGTAGCCGGTCAGCGCCGTTACACCGAGGCCGAGCGATCCATTCTCGATGCGCATCCACTCGGTGCCCGCTTGATTGCGCCACACATGCTTTGTGAATTCGGAGCGCAATTCCGTTACAGCCGAGCCGCTGCCGAAGGTGGCGAAGGGTGCACCGCTGTTGTCGTTTAACGACAGGTTGAGACCGGCATTTGCCGTCCCCGTCCCGAGCATAAGAGCAGCAGCCGCCGCCGCGCCGGTCGCCAAGTTCTTGATACGGTTGACGATCGACCCGGCCGACGACTTCTGGATATCGAAGTCATAGGCAGCGGCCGCGCCCACGCCGATCCCGGTGCCATCGAAACGAACCGTCTCGACCCCGCCGAGCGCGAGCGCGAGGCTATTGGCGCCGGGGCGAAAGAAGCCGGTGTCGAGATCGGACGCGAACTTGATCGCGGGCGCGGCCGCATCGCCGTCCCCAAAGCCGTTCATCACCAGCCCGGCAGACAGCGCAGCCGCCGACGCACTGGTAGCGGCTTCCCCCGCCTTGGTCGTCGCGATGCCCGCCTGCGTCGTTGCGGTGGTGGCAGATGCCGCCGCCGCCGACGCGCTGCCCCCGGCGGCCGCAGCCGATCCCGCCGCCGTCCCTTGCGAAGTCGCGGCATCGGTCGCGCTCGCGGCAGCGGCGGATGCGGAGCCGGCGGCGGCGGTCGCCGAACCGGCGGCGGCCGTCGCGCTGGTGGCGGCATCGCCCGCCTTCGTAGTCGCTATGCCCCCTTGCGTCGTCGCGGTCGCGGCCGAACCGGCGGCGGCGGTTGCGCTGCCGGCAGCGGCCGTGGCGCTGTCCTCGGCTTCGGTTTCCGATTCGGCTGCAGATGCGGCAAGGCTGGCAGCGGCCGCCGCGCTGGTCGATGCGTTGGTCGCCATGCTGGTGGCGGTGCCCGCACTGGTCGCGGCCGATGCCGCGCTGGTCGCCGCGTCGCTCGCCTTCGTGGTGGCGATACCGGCCTGCGTCGTCGCGGTCGCGGCCGAACCGGCGGCCGCCGTCGCACTGTCGGCCGCGTCGCCCGCCGAACCATCGGCCGCCGTCGCGGAGCCGGCGGCGGCGGTCGCGCTGGTCGCCGCCTCGGCGGCCCTGGTCGCGGCGGTCCCCGCCTGCGTCGTCGCCGTGGCGGCCGAGCCGCTGGCGGCCGTCGCGCTGGCGGCGGCCGCTGTCTCGCTGGCCGATGCGGCACCGGCTGAGGCATCCGCCGCCGTCGCCGAACCCGAAGCGTCAGCCGCGCTCGCCGAGGCCTCACCCGCCTTCGTGGATGCGATGCCGGCTTGCGTCCCGGCCGTGGTCGCGGACGTCGCCGCCTCGCTGGCCTTGGTGGTGGCGATACCCGCCTGTGTCGTCGCGGCCGTCGCTGAACCGGCGGCCGCGCTCGCGCTGCCGGCGGCGGCTGTCGCGCTCGCGTCCGCCTCGCCGGCGCTATCTGCCGCGTCGATCGCCTCATTGGCCGAGGTTGAAGCGGCGCTTGCGGCGGCGGCGGCGCTTGCCGCCGCCTCGCCCGCCTTGGTTGTCGCGATCCCCGCCTGCGTCGTCGCGGTCGCAGCCGAGCCACTGGCGGCGGTCGCACTGCCGGCCGAGGCCGTCGCGCTGGTCGCCGCAGCGGCCGCCGAACCATCGGCGGCGGCGGCGCTGGTTGCCGCTTCCGCTGCCTTCGTGGTGGCGATATCCGCTTGGCCCAATGCTGTCGCAGCGGCGCTGGCGGCGGCGCTGGCGCTTGCGGCCGAGGCGGCGGCGCTATCGTCCGCATCCTCGGCCGAGCCGGCCGCAGCCGTGGCCGAGCCGGCCGCAGCTGTCGCGCTCGCGGCGGCACCATCTGCCGACCCATCAGCGGCCCCCGCCGAGCCCGAAGACGCGGCCGCGCTGGCAGCCGCCTCGCCAGCCTTCGCCGTGGCGATCCCGGCCTGTGTGGTCGCGGTCGTGGCCGAGCCTGCAGCCGCGCTCGCGCTGCCCGCTGAAGCGGTCGCGCTGGTCGCGGCGGCATCCGCCGAGCCATCGGCCGCATCGGCGCTGGCGGATGCCTCACTGGCCTTGGTCGCGGCTATGCCTGCCTGCGTCGCTGCCGTCGCCGCCGATCCCCCAGCTGCGCTCGCGCTCCCCGCCGAGGCCGTGGCGCTGCCGGCGGCATCATCCGCCGAGGCATCAGCCGCCGTCGCCGATCCGGCCGCAGCAGTGGCGCTGCCGGCGGCGGCATCGGCGGACGCATCGGCCGCCGTCGCCGAGCCCGACGCAGCGGTGGCGCTGCCGGCGGCCTCGCCCGCCTTCGTGGTGGCAATGGCCGCCTGTGCCGCCGCCGTCTCGGCGCTGCCCGTCGCGGCCGTGGCGCTGCCGGCAGCTGCCGTCGCGCTCCCGGCCGCATCGTCCGCCGATCCTTCAGCCGCCGCCGCCGACGCTGCCGCCGCGCCCGCGCTCGCGGCGGCGTCATCCTTCGCCGCGATCAGCTCGGCCGTCGCGTCGCTTTGCGGTATCTCGAAATCCAGCACCGCCGTGGTGCGCGTCCCCACGTTAGTGACGCGGGCCGGCTGACCGCCAGGCACAGTCACGACCGCGCCGACATCGACAGTCGCCGGGCTGCCGCGCTCGACGAAGTTCACCCGGTTCGACGCCTGCACGATCGTCACCGCGACATAGGGCGAGGGCGAGATGCTGACCGGCGGCGATTCGACGGGGCTTAGGGCGGGCGAGCGCGACACGAACAGCGCGCCATCGCTCAACACGGTGCGGCCGTCCTCGACCACTTCCGCGATCTGAAGCCGCATGGCGCCCTCCACCGCGTCGGCGAACAGCGCCTCGGTATCGGCGCCGACAAAGGCAAGCAGCACGCTATCGCCGGCCGCGACCGCCGACACGCTCTTCAGCACCACGGCGCCGACCGCGCGATACGCCGTCATCACGAAGGTGCGATCGGTGAGGTCGATCGGATCGCCATCGACTTCGGTCACCAGCGTCAGTTCGACCGGAAAGGTCTCGCCGGCATAGATCGTCACATCGCCTTCGACAGAAAAGCGGGCGCGGATTCTCGTCATCTATTTTACCCCGTGCGTGGAAGATTAGGCGGTGGGCCATTCTATCTTTGCGGCGGCCGCGAACTCGGCGAGCGAGCGCGCCTGCCGGGCCGCTTCCTTGGCCGCCGTCCTGACCGCTTCGAGCGGCACCGCGTGCGCCAGTTCGGCAGCGCGGTCGGCTTCGGCGCGCTCGATCACGCGCGCCGCCAGCGTCTTGAGGGGGATATCCTTCAACCGCGCTTCGGCGTCGAGGAAGGGCGTCGGGCCTTTCAGGTCGCGAGCCTCGGCCTCTTTGGCCGCATAGACGCGCGCCAGCGCCTCGTCTTTGACGGGGCGGCGCGCTGCCGCCTCGGCGTCGATCCTGCGCAGCAAAGGTCGGCGGATCACATCGAAGTCGTAGCTTTCCTTGATGCCATCCTTGGCAATCTCATAGCTGCGAAAGCTGCCCTCGATCTCCAGCGGGATGAGCCGCCCGCTATCGGTGTTCGCGGCCAGCTCACTTTCATGAACGTGAAGGATATCGCCCTGACCCGTGATCGGGTCGAGCATCACATAACTGCCCATCAGTTGTTCCTTTTTGCTGCATCGACGGTCATCACCGCATCGGACAGGAGGATGCCTGCGCCGCCGCCGCGCCAGCGCATGCGAATTATGAAGGTGACCGGGTAACTGCCCGACGAAAGCGAGACGATCGCACCGGCAACGCAGGTCGCCTGATAGTCGCCAGCGCCGCCCGACGATCCCATGCCGTATTTCACCCCGTCGATCGTGACCGCGAATTCGTGATCGGGGATTGAGCCTGAGTAATTTTGCGCGCCATTGGCCTGAATGATCACCGAAACCGGCTGATCGATGGTCAGGCTGATCGCCGACCCGACGTTGACGAAGGCGCCAGAGCCCGCGACCGCCGACCCGATCTGCGTTCCCGCCCGCGTCGCGAGCGCGCCGACCTGTACGGCGAGCGAGCCGACCATGTTCGACTTCACCGTGCCGTTGCTGTTCAGGGCATCGGTGATACGGCCGTCGGTTAATTCGGTCGGCCGACTGTCGACCAGTGACCAGCTCGCCTTCGTGCCGGCAACTTCATCGATCTTGTTGAGCAGGGCTTGCCGGGCGCTATAAACGTCGTTGAACCGTGTCCGGAACGTACTCGCGACAATCGTCGTGTTGCCGGTGAGGTTGTTCCACGCGACCGCGCTGGTCAGGCCGCCCAGGTAGCTTGTGAGGGTCGTGACCGCATTGTTGTAGCTGGTGCGCTGGGAGGTGATCCCGTAGGCCAGCGCTTGCGACGATATACCGCTCTGCTCATTAAGGATCGCGGCATATTCCCTGATAAGGAAAGGCTTCTCACCGGGCGTCAACAGCGCATCGTTCGCGATATCGGCCAAGGTCGCGAGAGCGGCGGTCAGACCCGGATCGGCAGCCTGATAGAGTGACCAATAGGTGACGTTCGGCGGCGCGTTGCCGGCGGTCGGCGTCGTGCTGACATACAGGTATCGCGCACCGGTGGTGGGGCTGAAGACTATATGACCTTCGCGATAGGTCTCCCCCGCGTCATAGGTGCCCCGGTCGATCAGCTCGGCCGTGAACGCCACATCGCTCAGCGCGTGAACTTCCCATGTCCGTTCGGCCTGCACCGCCATGCGCCAATAGGGTTGCCCGACCGCGATCTGCGCGACATCGCCGACCGGCGGCCAAGCGGTGCCGTCGCTGCGCAGCGTCGTTGCCGGTGCGCCGATCGCGATAGGCACCACAAACAGCTGCCCCATCCACGATACGCCCGCGACCGCATTCACGCTGGCCGCGATCCGCTGGATGATGTCGCGCAGCGTCACTTGCTCCGCGAGGTAAATCGACAGGTTCCACGGCCGCGATATGTCGAGCGCATCGACCGATGCTTCCGAGACCCGGCTGACAAAACCGCGCAACTCGGCAAGCCGCTTGATCAGCTGGCCCGGCTTGCGCACCCAGCCATCACTGCCGGCGGCATCGCCCCGGAGCATGTAGCTGGGCAAGCCCTGCAGCGGAGCGCCATGGCGTACAAGGCCGAGGGCGTTGCACGTCGCCCACTTGCCCGGCGGAATGGCGGCCGCGACCAGTGCAGCGAGGCTGGCATGATTGCCGGTCGCGGCGCCGAAGCGATTGAGCTTTTCGAGCGCGGTATCGATCCCCTGCACCGTGCCATAGCTCGACAGCTGCAGGACGTTGTTGGCGCTGTCGATCAGCACGCCGGGCGCATAACGTGGCTGGCCCAGGCTGAGCGGCTTCGGCGTTCCCTTCTGCGCCGCCTCGCCCTCGATGCCCGTCGTGCCGGCGTAGAGGTCGAGCACCGGCGTATCGAGCCAGCGGTCATCTACCGCGAACTCAATCGCCGCCGTCAGTTCGTCGATCCGGGGTTGCCCCGTCACGATCCCGTCAAAGCGCTGGGTGAAGCCCGCCCACGCCGCGCCGACCTCGCCCGTCCAGAGCTGCAGCCGGGCATCGGCCAGCGCGAGGCGCGGCAGCGTGGGGAACGCTTCGGTCATCAGCGTGAGGTTCGATGACGGTGTATCGATTACGCCGTCGAAGCTGCCCGAGAAGAAATCGTACCGCAGCTTCGGTAGCTCGGCGATGGCCGGCCACCACAGCTGTCCGTTCAGATGACAGACCGCCGGATGATCGTGGCTGGCTGCGCGCAGCGTCACGGTTGCGGCAGCCACCGGATCATAGGCGTCGATCTGGATCAGGGTGGCGAGCATCAGATCAGGCTCACCATGTTGAACCCCGACTGCCACGCATCGGCCTTGCGCCACACGGCATTGATCTCACCGACGCAGAAGCCGAAATAGGCCCGACGCTGGCGCATCGCATGCTCGGCAGGGTCGGTGATAACCGCCAGCATGTCGGTGTTGCCGAGCGCTTCGATCAGCGGCAGCACGGCGGCTTCGGCTTCGCTCTTGTGGATCGACTGGAAGGTTAGCCCGAGCGTGCGTAACTTCTTGCCACGCGCCCGCTTCAGCACGCCGAGCCGGCTCAAGTCGATCGAACCCGTGTCGCGAATCCCGAAGGCGGCGGGGAACGAGAAATTGCGGGCGAGAGGCACGGCAGCACCCAGCACCACGCGCCCGATCGTCGCCTGCCCACCGGCCAGACCAGCGATCGTGAACCGCCAGTAGCGGGACGCCGGCGGCGGACTTGCCGGCGCCTGCCACAGCGCGACGCCTCGATCGTTTTTCGGCATCTCGCTGCCGGCAAGAAACGGCAGCGTTGCCCCCACCCATGCGCCGCCGGGAAAGCCCGAGCCAAGAGCGGCCGTGCTTGCCTCGACCTTCAGCGTCATGGTGCCCGTCGCGCCGTCGCAGCCGAACAGCATGGCCGTATCGCACAACACGTCCGCGCCCATATCGACGGTCAACGTTGCCGAGCTGCCCGCCGTGCTCTTCCAGACGATGCCCATATAGTCGTTGCCGACATAGGCCGGATCGTAGCCGGGCGCGGTTCCGCTGGCCGTCGCCGACGATATCGGCTCCGGCTTCAAAATCAGGACATTCGACATGCGCTATCCGAACAGTTCGAGGTTGGTTGCTTCGTCTTCGAGATCGATCTCGAACCGGGCCGGGATGCAGGCCATGTTGGCGGCCTGATCGGAGTCGACCAGCTGATAGGTGGGCAGCCCGGTGGTCGGGTCGATCCACAGCACATCCTGCACCGGCACCGTGAAACGGCGGCGCTCGACGCCAAGCAGCGCGCCGCGCTGATCGATGGCGGCCTGCGCGTCGGCCTGCGTATCGAAGAAGCCCTCGGCCGGCGGCGAGCCTTGGTCGCGCGCGCCGGGATAGCGCGTCTTGATCGTCGCGCTCTGCCAGGTGAGATTGACCGCTTCGCGCGATGCCGCGGCGATGTCGGACGGCAACGCAGCCATCAGCCGAACTGCCTCATGCCGCCGAGGAAGCCTGTCCCGCCATTGGCCCGCAACGCCGCGAGAATGCCGTCAAGCGTGCCCTGCTGCGTCGCCGTCTGCTGGCTGATTTGCGACAGCAGATCGACGCTCGCCTGCGTCGCGGTCGATATCTTCTCGGCGAACGGATCGCTGGCAGGGCCGCCGATCGGAACGGCATTGTCGATCGCCGCGATGGCCTTGGTGGTCGCCGCCTGGATCTGATCGAACGCCGCGAAGAAGTTGCTGGTCGAACCATATAGCTGCCGCTCGATATCGAGATAGGTCTGCGCGGCCGCCTGATAGGCCGATTGGTCGATGCTCGAACCCGCATTGATCTTGTCGAGGAACGGCTTGAGCGCCGCTTCGGCCATCGCCTCCTGATCGCGCAGCGACAGTGGCGACGCGGAGCCCATCCCGAGCGCCTGCAGGAAGTCCTTCAGATCGGCCGAAGCCGCGCGCGTCGTATTCTTCACCTCGTCCAGTTCGAGATTATAGAGCTTCTGCGCTTCCGCCATCTGCTCGGCCGAGGCGCCGCCCTCGCGAAGCGCGTCGACGGTCCGTTCCCACTTGTCGTTGAGCGCATCGATCGCCGCGCCGAGTGGATCGAGCCGGGCTTTGAGGCTCTTCGGCACACCTTCGATCAGGCCGGCCTTCATCACCGCGTCTTCCAAGTCCTGATCGGATTTCAGGATATTCTTTGCCGCCTGCGAAATCCCGTCGATCACCGCGCCCGACAGCATCTGCTTGATCGCATATTCGATCGCCGCCTGCTGATCGTCGTCGAACTCCATCGCGCCCTTGGCGATCTTGAGCGAGGTGCCGCCGGTGTTCACGCGATAGTCGCCGTGACGCTGGCCGATCGTGATATCCGGGGCGCTCAACAGATTGCCGCCCAGCTGCTCGATGATCGATTCGAGGCTGCCAACCACGGAAGACGCGCTCGCGCTAGCTGCCTTCTTCGCGCTGCCGCTGTTGCCCGTCGCATCGCCCGCCGACAGCGCGCCATCCTTGAAGGATATCGTGGATGCGCCCCATTTCACTTTCGTAAAGGCGCTCCCCAGTGCCGAACCGAGCAGGCCGCCGGCGATTGAGCCGAGCGGACCGGCGAAGCCCGCAAGCTTGCCGAGCGACTTGCCCATGGACTTGCCAAGCATTTCGCCGGCTTTCTCGCCCAGCGCCCCGCCAGCCATGCCGCCAAACTGCGACGCTTTCGACGACCCGATAAGGCCGCCGGCCTGCGCGCCGAGAGCAGCGCCCGCGAGCATGCGCCCGATCGACTGCGTGAACTCGCCCGACAGACCGAAGATGCCGCCAATGGTTTTGTCGAGCTTGCCGACCGACTCTGCCGTTTCGCCATCCTTTCCGGCAATGCCGCTATTCTTCCAGATGCTCCCGCCCTTCGTAAGCATATCGAGATAGGGCGAGGTCGAACGCCCACCGCCGGCAACGGAGAATAGATCGCCGATCAGCTTGCCTGCCTTGCCGCCGATCAGGTCGGTCATGATATCGGCGACATCCTCGACGGCGCGCTTGTTCACGTCCTTCCAATAGTCGGCCGTTTCGCGGATTGCGGCACGCTGCGCCTCGCCGATGTCCTGCGCCTCGCTCGCGCGTGTCGTCAGGTCGCCCGTCCCCAGCTGGGCCTTCACGGCGGCTGCCAGCTTCCCGTCCGGGTCCATGCCCGCGACCTGCACGTTGAGCTTGAGCCGGCTTGCCTCGGCCGGGCCGATGGTGCCCTTGCTCTGCAGATGGTCGATCTCGCGCAGCGCCTCGACATATTCCCATGTCGCGGTGGAGACGCTGCCATATTTGTCCCGCAGCGAGTCGAGGCTGCTCGTCAGGTCGCTGGCTGTCTTTTCGGCCTCGCGCTCTGCATCGGACTGCGCCTTGGTGGCGGCCTTCTTCGCCGCCTCGGCCGCGCGATCCTTCTTTCGCTGCGCCTCGGCGGACGCGTAGGCGCGTCCGGCTGCCCCTTCTGCGATCATATCGCCGAGCGACGTGAAACCGGGCCGGCTGTCGAGGTCGCGCATCGTGTCGCGCATCTCGCGCGGTTTGGGAGCTGGCGTGCCCGGCGTGAGATATTCGACCGTCGCGTCAAAGATATCGCGTGCGGATTTAGCGTTGGTGTAGCCGTCCGCCAGCCTTCCAACCGAGTCCGCGAGACGGTCCACCGCGTCGCGCGACGCGTCATATGTGCCGGTGCTGGTCGCAAGCCCACGCGTTGCGTCGCCGACCGCATCCCCCAAGCGGAAGAACGCGCCCGACAGGCCTTCCCCGTCTTCCTTCTTGTTGCCGCCGACGCTGCCGGCGAGCGCATCGAGCAGGGCTTGCTGCGCTTCAGCCGTTTTGCCCATCTCAGCGAGATTGCCGATGGTGGTCAGCGTCTCGACGCCGAGGAACTTGAACCCCTTCGACAGCCCCGTCACCTCGCCCTGCGCGAGGTTCTGCAGCACCGTGCCGACCTTCTCCACATTCGATGTGAGATCGCCGCCATAGACCGCCGACAGATCGGCTGCGCTCTCGATCGCCCGCTTGAAGGTCGATCCGGCTACACCGTCGAAAGAGGCCAGGACCTGTTCGGCCTTCATGATCTCTTCCGCCGGCGTCGCCCAAACACCTTCCATGTCGTTGGCGAAGCCGACCAGCTCATCGCGCGCCATACCGGTGTTGTTGCCGGTCGCCTTCAGGACGGCATCGATCCCGCGCACCGCCCGCTCATAGGTCTCGGCCTCGGCGATTCCGTTCATCATCGCGAGCGTCACGGCGCCGAGGCCGGCGGCCGTGATGAGCGCCGTACCCGAAAGCCCCGTCAATGCACCGCCCAGGACAGGCACCCGCGATGCTGCCTGCTGCAGTCCGCCGCCGATGCCATCGCTCAGGTTCCGGCCGATGACGCTGCCCGTGCTGCCGAAGCGGCGCTCCGCATCGCCGAGCGTGCGGCCCAGCTCCGCCGAGAAGTTCTGGCCGTTCATCTTCAGGCGGGCAACAATATCCATGCGTACCGGCTCCAATGAAAAGGGCGCCGGTTTCCCGACGCCCTTCGTAGTGCTAACTCCCTCGGGTCACTGACCGGGGAGAGGTCTAACTATGCGCGTCGTTTTCCACGTCCTGATCGCCATCTCTTGCCTGATCGGCGGCCTTGCTCTGCTGCTCGCCGGTTTCAGCGGCGCAATGTCGGCAGTCCAGCAAGCAGCGATTGCGGCCATGGTCTCCGCCTGGGTGATCATCTTCCACGTTGTCAGTTCGATGCTCGATCGCCGGTTCATCGCCGAGGGCTGATCAGCCGATCTTACCGCGCACCTCATCTCGCGCGGCCATGATCATCCGCGACTGCTGATCGAACACTTGGGCCATCCGGCTGCCCGATCCGCGCATCACGCTCTCGACCGAGAACTTCTGCTGGAAGGCGAAGGGCGCAACCAGCACGAAGATCGGCACGGACATTTCGCCGCGCTGATAACCGCGCTTCGCATCGGCCGCCGTGCGCTTGCGGGTGATGGTCCGATAGCTGCCGCTGCGGGCGTTCAACGTCCCCTTCGCCACCAGCAGCGCCGGCTTGTTCCCACCGCGATACACATATTGCAGGCGTTGCCCGTTCTGGCGCTCCCACTCGCCCGGCGTCAGATCGCGCGTGCGGCCGCGCGATCCGGCAGCGGGCAGCGGGATCGCGAGATATCCGCCCGTCTTGGAGGTGACCGTCCCGCGTCCCGTCAGAAACTCGATCGCGCCGCGCGTCCGCTCACCGCCATTGACGTAGATGAACCCGGCCGGCTCGCGGGCAATCTGGCGCTTGCCCTTCGGGCGGACATCCGAAGCCCATGCACGCCAGAGCTTCCCCCGCGCCGCGACCTCCGTCGCGCGCTCCAACTCTTTTTCATATTCGCGGGTGACGATCGTGACCGTCTCTTTGGCCGCGTACAGCATCCCCCGGATCGTCGCCTCGCGGGCATCGCGCAGGGCCGGGGCATCAAGCACCAGGTCGGCAAATCTATCCGCCATCCTGCAGCATCCCGTCGAGAAGAGTGAAGGCTTCCATCAATCCCGCCGGCTGATCGGCCGGCCCGCCGGAGCAGGGCAAAGGGCGGCCGGAATAGATACCCGCCTGGGCGCGGCAAAAGCGCCAGAGATCGACCACGCCCCATATCCATTGCGGGACGATCAGGCGGGGGTTTTCGCTCCACGCTTCACCGCCGATGAGCCACCCTTTTTCGATCGTGCGCCCGAAGTCGAAATCGGCCGGGCGTCGGCGGACTTCGAGGGCGCCACGAAGTTTTTTAGCTGCGTGCCCGCCTGCAGCATCGCATAGGCTTCGCGCCCCGCGAACTTCATGAGCAACGACGGGATCGAGCCGGCAGCCGGCAGCGTCACCAGCCTGTCAGGACCCGCCGCATAGGGCAGGGCTTCGGGGAGATTTTCCCATCCGACGCAGAAACGACGGAAGGCCAGCAGCGGCACCAGCTGGTGCCGCCGATTATACTGCGCGACCAGGGCGCGATATTCCGGCCAGTGTTCGGTCAGGACCTCGCGCGCCACGGCGAGCTTCTGACGCTCATCGGGCGGCAGGACCGCATCGCCTTCAAGCGCCTGTTCGGCCGCCGCGAGCGCGAGCCACTCGTCCCGGCCGGGATCATCGCCCATCAGCGTCACGATACCGTCGTTGAACGCCCGCATCAGATCTCCGCCGAAAACATGGCCGGCGCGATATTCGCCGGCCAGTTCGGCTTCGAGCAGATCCCGCTCGATGACGGTGCCGGGGCGGAGATAGAAGGCCGGCGACGTCTCATCGCCTTGGTCGAAACAGGCCGGCACATAGCGCACCGGCGTGGTGGATGTTGGGATCATGTCAGTGCCCTGTTGGGGCGGCAGGCCCGGCCCGCCGCCCGCGCGTCGATCAATAGAAGCAGATCACCATGTCGGTGTTCCGGTCCTGCGCATCGCGCCCGCTGCCGAGCAGGCGATATTCGTTCTGCTCCGACCGCATCTTCTGCCGCTCGCTCGGCTGACTGCCCGTCGTCTGCACCTTCGGCAGGGTGATGGCGATCCGGTTGCCGGCGGCGCCGAGGAAGCGGATCGCTCCGGTAAACTGCGTGCCAGCGGCAAGATCGGCCAGCGTGTCGCGTACCGCCACGTGCGTCCCCAGCGGGTCGCAGCTCAGCATCGGAGTGCGGCCGCCAATCACGCCCGGCCCGAAGCCATAAGGCGTGTTCGGATCGTCCGGGCTGGTGAGATCGCCGCCGGTCTTGATGCTGAAATTGCTGATCGGCAGGGACGTGCGCTTGAGCGAGAAAGCCGGGCTGATGCCGCTCGGTCCGCGCACCAGCGTCGGTGCGCTGTGGCCGGGATATGCGATATCATCTGGGATAGCGACATCGGTGCGGCCCCGGAAAATCCCGCGCAGCTTGAACGTAGCGAAGCCCGGCTTGGCTGTGTTGGCGGACAATTCGTCCATGACAGCACGGCAACCCGTGAACTTCAGCAGCGCGCCATCCTCGTAGATGTACAGCGTGCCCGAAGGATGGTCTGCCGCGCGATCCGCCACGCCCTGCGGCGAGGTGCCGGCATAGGTCCAGTTTGCAGGCAGCGCTGCGCTGCTGTCCGTCGCCAGCGGCGCGCCGAACAGATCGGTGAGCGTTGCCACCTTGCCGGCGGAATAGGCGGTGATCAGCGCGATTGCCCCCGCCGAAGCGCCGCTCATCAACAGCGGCATACCGACATAGGCGTTGACCGTGGTGTTGAAGCCGGTGCCAAGCGTCGCCGAGCTGGTCGTGCCGCCGGTAAGGGCCGCCGCCGCGATGGCCGCCGTGAACAAGCCGCGCATGCCCGCGATCGTGAACAGCGCGTGATGCGGAGGCTTGACCAGCGACGTGTATGTGGCGGCCGCACCTTTCAGCCGCACGCGGATCGAGATATCCGCCGGCTGCCCGATGATCAGCGGCGCACCCGCCACCATGTCGCCGGTCGCCTCGTTCGAGTCTTCGCTGGTGAACGGGCTGTTGTAGCTATAGCCGTCCGTCTCGAACGGGAAGGCATCGACGGCCGCCGGGGCGGCATCAACGTCTTCGGTCGTTTCGACCTTCAGCAACATCGCGACGTTGGAAATGCGGATGATGGATTCGGCCATGACGGCGCTCCTTTCTACTGACTCGCGGGATCGCCGCGCCGGGTGGTGAAGATGATGGTGAACGCCTTCTTGAAGCCCTTGCGCGGCTTGGAGGCGAGCTGGGCCGTGTAGCGTTTGAGCGGCCCTTCCTCGAACCGTTCGGCCAGGCCGTCGATCGGGGGTTCCTGCATCAGCGCCTGCACGACGGCGGCGTGGATTTCATTCAGCTCGGCCGAGACCTCGCTGCCATGATAGCCCTCGGCATAACATTCGATGTCGAGCGACATCGCGTAACGGGTGATCCCGGACTCTTCTTCCAGCGGATCGTCGCCATTGTCCGTCATGCTGAGCGCGGGAAAGTTGGTGGGATCGGCCGAAGGGTCCCGCTCATATTCGGCGATTCCGGGGATCGACTGCAGGCGCTGATCGAGGATCGCGGCGATGCGCTCGCGGACCGCCGTCATCGCGCCTGCTCCACGATCGCAAACCATGCATCAACCGGATCGCGATCGGTCACGTCCTGCACGCGCCAGAGCTGGCGGCCGTCGTCGATCGTGTCGCCCTTTTCCGGCCGCCTGGGCAGGGAGACGCGCTTGATCTCGAAGCCGATCATGGTGACGGTTGCGCCCGGTCCCATGAACGGCTCGCCGGGCATATCCTCGCGGATCGCCGAGATGGGATCGTTGAGCGCGATCCCGCTCCCCGCATAAGTGACGGACACGGCAAACGCCGCGTCGATCGCCGCAGATGCCGTGTCCCAGATACTCACTTGGCGTCGCTCGGCGCCAGCTGATCGACAGTGATCTGTTCACCGGTCAGTCCGAGCGAGGCGCTGGCATCTTCCAGCATTTCGCCCTCGGCAAGGTCGCGCGGTTGCAGCTCGGCCGTGTCGGCAACATCGACTGGCGGGCGCGGCTGACGCGGCTTGCTGCCGCCCTTCCGCCCGTTATCGTCATGGTCGAGCGGGTCCGCCCTGACAGCGCCGCCACGCTCAACGAGCAGCGCCGCACGCTCCGTCGTGGTATCCCCGCCAACGACAAGGGTTTCCCCCGCATCCGCGAATATCCAGTTGCCGTCGACCAGCTTTCTATCGGCGGTGTTAAGGGTGATCTTCTTCATGGGAATCTCCTTTCCAGGCCGTCGCACACGGCGGCCTGAAAAAGAGGGCGGCCCCGGCAAACCGGAACCGCCCCCTCTCGTTCATTATGATCAGCTAGATCAGGTAAGGATCACGCCTGCCGCTCGAAGCTCGGCGAGCAGGATATTGAGCTTGACGACGACCGCCGCGACGTTGTCGCCGCCACCTGCATCGGCGATAGCTGCGCCAGCAGCCGCGATCCGGGGAACAAGTACAACCTTCGCCAGCGCAACCGTCGAAACCTTGTCTTCGACAAAGACGCCGACCAGCATGTTGCCAGTGGCCGTCTTGGTGATCTTCTTGGCCGTGGCATCCCAATAAGCGGAATCGCCGGCAGCCGCCGCCTGGTTGGTGGCATGCACCGCCGCTGCCAATTCAAACACGCCACGGCGGCGCCCGATAAAGGGTTCACCTTCATCAGCGTCGATCGTAGCGACGACAAATAGAGCACCGATCAGGACACCGCGAAGGGCGACGACACCCCCGGCGGGAGCAATGAGAGGAAGGGCATCGCCTTCCGGCTGAATAATACGAGCCATAGTCTTTCACTCCAAACGACAAGGGCGGCCCGAAGCCGCCCTTGTCGTGATTTCAGAATCTTCCGATGCGCCGGAACGCTTCGGATTGATGGTTTAGGCGACGCCGGTGCTGCGACCGGCCGATCGAGAGTTGACACCGCCGACGCCATAATCGAACCGCACCTTCCACTCGGTGCCGTCCACCCGCCAGCCTTCCTCACTGTCGAGGAACGGTTCCTGCACACCGTCGAGGAAGGCAACCTCGATCGCCGGCGCGATGTTCGGATCGGCGAAGCTGTACCACGGGGTGCCCGTCAGCCTTGGCGTCCCGACAACATCCTGGAACATGCCGGCCACCATGTTGGGCTTCTGCAACTTGTTTGCGGTATCCGGATCATATTCGGACCGATTGATGACGTCGACCGTGCCACGCAGGCTGAGCGGCCCGAGCCAGACGGCCGGGCGGATGTCGAGAAATTCATTCCCGCTCAAGTCGAGCTGGCTTCCCATCAGCACCGCCATTGCATCGAAGGCAACAACGGACGGCGCCCCCGTGCCGACATTCAGGTGGTCCACATGGAACAGCGCCTTGCCGTCGTTCATCGTCGGCCCAAAGCCGCCATTCTGCGCGAGTAGGGCATAGACGTCCTTCTCGATCGACAGCTTCGCCGCACGGCCGAGATCGACGGCCAGGCCCGAAAAGGCGTCCATATCGTCGTTGACGATCGCCTGTCGCGACAGGGCGATGATATTGCCCTTCGTCTTTGCGGTGATCGTTTCCTTCGCAGCGTCGGGGATCGGCTTGTTCTGGAACTCGCCATTTTCCAGCAGATCGTCGAGGCTGCTGAAGGTGCCGCGCAGATAGCGGTTGTGCGCCCGGAAATCGGACACGGAGCCGACGCCGCAGAAGCGCGACCACGTATCGGGCGTGATCGCATAGGCTGCCTGCAGCACCTTGTGCATCACGTTCTCCAAAAGAACGGGAAACTCACTGGTGGTCTGATAGGAGCTGGAGCCCTGCGCGCCGATCGCCATCTTGACGATCACGTCGCGATCGTAACTCGCACAGCGGATGCCCGCCATATCGAGCGACATACGCGCCAGCTCGACATTGCGAATGCCGCGGAACTCGCCCGGATCGAGGTCGATCTTATCGCCGCGCGCCTTTGCGGCCGCGTTGATGAGGCCCGCGAGACCCGCGCGATGGATGATCGAGTTCATCGCGCCGATCTTGAATTTCTCGCGCGCGTCCTGCGTCACAACGGCGGGTCCGCTATGCCCGATGCCGACCGCATCGCCGGCCTCGGCGAGCTTGTCGAGGATCACGCCGCGTGCGTCTTCGAGCGACTTGCCCTCGGCGATCAGCGTGTCGGCCAGGGCCGTGCCCAGCTTGTGCTTCTCGACCAGAGCGCGAATCCCGCTGATGCGCGTGCGCTCGGCCGTGACTGCGGCGGCCGAAGCCGTGCTGGCGAGCGCCTGGGCGGCTTCGGTCGTGATCGTGTCAGGTGCCTGGTTGCCCGGCACCGTGTCATTACCCTGTGGGTGGGGCATGTCATTACCTTTCGGCTTGGGACCGGCAAAGGCCGGCCGGGTGGTGCCCATCGCCATGGCGGCGATGCGCGAACTATCGGGCGCCTTGCGGAACCCGAATTGCTTGATGTCGAAAGCGGCCACCTGGGCGGCGGCGACTTCGACCGAACTGATCGACGTGATGAACTTCTGGTCGAGCGCCTCGCTCGCGGTCAGCCAGGTCTCTGCGTCGAGCATCGGGATCAGCGTCGCCGCGTCGATTCCCGTCTGCTTGGCGTAGATGCTGACCATGATGTCGCGGAGCTGGTCGAGCCGATCGGCCGCACTGCGTAGCTCGATCGCGTCGCCACAGGCGCAGTCCCACGGATTGTGGATCATCATCAGGGCGTTATCGGCCATGACGATCTCTCCACCCGCCATGGCGATGATCGAGCCCATCGAGGCCGCCAGACCATCGACATAGGTGGTGACCTTTCGGCCCTTGGCGCGCTCGCGCGTGATCGCGTTGAATATCGCGATCCCCTCCATGACTAGGCCACCGGGGCTGTTGATCCGGATGTCGAGATCGTCGTCACCCGCCGATATCAGCGGAATAAGCCGGGTCGCTTCGAGCCCGTCCCACCAGTCGCCGATCACCCCGTAAACAAGGATTTCTGTCATTTCGCGTCCCTCTGTTCGGTGTGCTTGTCCAGTGACACCGCGTTGCCGACCGCAGTCACCTTGCGGGGATCACTGTCGAAGGTCAGGCCGAGTGCGTCGAAACGCTGCGCGTCTTCGGCCCATTCGGTGAAGAAGGTGTCGGGATCGTGCCCGCGTTCGCGGACCGCCTCCGAAGGCGTCATCTGGCCCGAGCGGATCGCGTCGCGGATCGCCGGCACCTCGCTGGCCGGATCGAGCATCGGAACGCGGGGCGGCGTCCAGCGCATCGTGACCCCCTTCAGATCCTCGCCCATCATGTCGAGCGCATCGAACGTCCAGCGCTGCACCGCGCCGCAAAACTGCGGGATGAACATGAGCCACTGGTGCGTCGCGTTCTTGCGATAAAAATTGAGCCGGCCGAGACGGCCCGAGATGAAGCTGACCCCCGACAGATCGCCGGTCATGATCTCATAGGGAACGCCGAGCCCTGCGGAGATGGCGTGGAGCGAGACGCTCGAATAATCCTTGTAACCGTCGACCGTCGGCGGATTGGCGAACTCGATCTTCCCGTCCCCCGGCATGTCATAGATCATGCCCGGCTCGATGCTCTCCAGCTCGGCGCTGTCGTCATCCTCGTCATTGTCGTTGGCGAGCGCTTCGGCGCTGTCCGGATCGCCGAAGCGGAACGCCGCAAAGCATGCCGCTATCTTCTGCCGAAGCCCCTGCGCATCCTCATAGTCGGCGAAGTCCTTCATCCGCAGGATGACGGGCGCGAGCCATGGAACGCCATGCTCCTGCTCGGGCCGATCGGCGCGGAATACATGCGCGACATCGCTAGCCGGCACGAACTTCGACGTGCTCGATCCGGGCCTGATCGAGCCGGGGTGATTCGAGTAGAGCCAGTATCCGCGACGGCGGCCGAGCTGGTCGAACTCGATCCCGTTGATGATGTATCCACCGTCGGCCAGCGGGCCGTGCTTGCCCATGTCGATATAGTCGGCTTCGAGCAGCTGAAGCTGGAACGGCAGCGGCAGACGATCGCTTGCCCGGCGCCAGCGTCGGCGCATCACGATCGCGCCGCCGGTCACGATCGCCTTGGCCGCCTGCAATTGGAGGCCATAGAGATCATGGCGGCCGGCCGCGTCGCAGTCGGCCCCATCAAGATGGGCGCGGACCTTGGCGGTCAGCACCGGATCATGCTTGCCGTCGCGGTAGAGCTGGAAGGTGATTCCCTCCCCGACGATGTGCTCGGCATGCGCCGCAACGCCACTCGACGCATGCGGATTGTTCCGCACTAGATCGTGCGAAATGCCGCGCAGAGCCATCATCGTGCGCGGGCTCAGCTCGGCATTGGCATCGCGGACCTTGCGGCGCCAGCTGGTCGAGCGGCGACCCTGCGTCGCGCCATCATATTCGGCGCTGACTCGGTGCAGCTTTCCTAGTACCAGGCGCGCATGCTCGCGCTTCGCCGCCCAGCGCGGCGACACGGCCTCAATGGCGCGATCGAGTGCGCTACGCTGGCGCATCACAAGCCGCTCCGATACGCGGCGAACCGCTTGCGGCGTACCCCTGTCGCGACATTGAGCTGCGATGCGATGACCCGCTCAGCCGCCATCAGCGCGTCGGTGGACTGATAGGTGACCTCGCGCCCATCGGCGAAGCGCACCTTCATGACGCCCGATGCGATGTGCGACCGGATCGTGGTCAGGTCATTCTCGGAATAGGCCACCGTCAATTCCTCTTCAGCCATGATCCGGTTGCCCGGCCCGTCAGCTTGTTCACGCCGCGTCGTTTCTTCTTCTGAGCAGCCGGCGCGGAGACGGCACGCGTGCCACCTTCCGCGCCGCGCCCCTGACCATCGGGCCGATCTCGCGCTGTTTCGTCGATCGCCCCCGATGCGGATGGCTTGATGCTGGCGCTATCGAGCGCCGCCGGTTGCGGGCCGTCGTCGTTCCTCGCCGCCATGAAGCTCTCCAGATCCTGTTCGGGCACCCGATACTCGGCCGGCACCCAACGCATATGCGTGCGCGTCCCCGCAAACGGCGGGCGCATCAGCGTAGCGATCGATTGCACCAGCAAATCGAGCGTTTCATTCCGGGGCCTGATCTTGACCCACTTGCCCTTCTGCTTTTCCTCGGCAGTCAGTTCGTCGAGATACTGATCGGCCAGCCCGTGCGGCAGGTGGATATATCCCGGCCCAGGCTGCTCCCGGCGGATGCGAGCGTCTAAAATGTTCTTCAGCTTATGGACGTTTACCGTCCACCGCGCCGGGCTGTTCCGCTTCACCCCACCCCGTGTCTTCTGGTCGGAGCGACGGGCGCGGCTTATCAGCTCGGCCTTCGGATTGTTGCCACCTTGCAACAGCGTGACCCGCTGCTGGTGGATGCCGGCCGCGACGCACATATGCCAGAACCCGGTCGGCAGATCGGATTCGCCGCCGCGCGCATCGACCGCGACCGATAGCGGCGGCGGGCTCTGCCCCGACCCGTCCGCGAGCGGCCAAGTGCGGCTGAACAGCGGCAGCAGCGCCGCCCAATGTTCGCGATATTTCAGCGGCTGCAAGCCGGTCAGCCCATCGTTCAAAGTCTCGATCGCCCAGCGATCAATCAGCCAGGTCTCGTTGCCCTCTCCGACGCCGACCGCCGCGCACTCGAAGCGATTGTGCTGCACATCGACCAGCAGCAGGATAACCTTCACCCCGCCCGGCACGGTGCCGATCTTCCATCCTGCCTCGCGCCGTGCGCCTAGTTCGTCGATCGTCAGCGGCTTCTCGCCTGCCAGCTGCGACCGATAATTCTGCCCGCCGCGCGAATTGAAGAAACCGATCAGCGGTGCTTCGTCCTGCCGCGCCTCCCAGGCGATCTGGGCGTTGCGCCATTCGAGCGCCAGTTTCGGCCAGCTGGTGACGTTCAGCAGGCCGTCGACCCGGAAGCCCCGCCGACGCCGCCCGACCTTCATGTTGGTCTGGACGAACCCGCGATTGGGCAGCCCGATCAGACTTTCCAGCAGCCTGCGCCGGTCGTCCGGCTGCAGGATGCACCCGTTCGCCGGGCAGATCACATGCGCGCTCGCCTCGGCCTGCTCCGCCGTGCCCTTGTCGTCGAACTTCAGATCGCGCCGGATATCCAGCTCGATGCGTTCGTCGCAACTCGGGCAGATCGGCCGCAGCCTTTCGTCAGTGCCCTGGGCGACGAAGGCTTCGACGCCGCCGCCATCCTCGCGCGCCGGCGAGCTGCTGATGAATTTCTTGTCGCGACCTTCGAACCATGTCGCGCGTGCGTCGAGCAATGTCGGCGCGGAGCCCTGCCCCTCGATGTCGTCGGGGATGGCGTCGAAGTCGTCGAGCCATCCACGCGGCACCGGCCGCGCGCGGAACTCCGAAGCCACCGGCCAGATCGAGGTCAGCAGCATCGCCCGAAATTGTTTCAGGAAGATGTTGTCAGCGCCGATCTCCGGCAGCAGCTGCGCCTTCACTACCGGCGTCTGCTGGATCATCGGCGCCACGCGGCGCACGACGAAATCCTGCATCAGCGATTTGCTGGGCTGGCAGATCATGAAGCCGGCCGGATCATGTTCAACCGACCAGCCCATCCAACCCAGCCCGATCTCGGACTTCCCCGCCTGCGCCGGCGCCATAAGCCCGACCTCAGCGGTTTCCGGATCGCTCAGCGCGTCCATGATCTCCGGCTGCCAAGGCGCTACCTCGGGATCATAGCTCCGGTGCTCGATCGCCCATTCGCTCACCGTCATCGGCCGCTTCGGCCGGATCAGCTTCGCCACCGGGCGCAGCAGAACCGCCGCCGTCGCGAAGGGCGGGATCGGCTTGATCGGTTGGAACAGCATCGCTCAGCTTTTCAAGTTGGTCGGCGACCCAGCCCAAGTCGGCCTCGACTATCCTTTGCAACGTCGCGAGCGCATCGCGCGCCAGCGTGATTTTTTTCGACACACGGTCGGGTAGGCTGAGAAACCGCCGCTGAAATTCGACGGCCATCTGCCCCAGCGCGGTCTCGACTTCCGCCCGCCGCACGAAATCGCCGCGCAGCACGCCGAGCTTGATCGCCGCGATCTCCGCTTCGATCAGCTGCTGCTGATCCTTCGCGGTCAGCTCTGGCCGGTCGGGCTGGGCCGAGGCAGCGGCGTCGCCGAGCAAGTTCAAACCGAACTGACGGACATCGAGCGCGCGCTGCCGGGCAGCTTCATCGGCCTTGCGCTGCAAGTCGCGGATGAACAGCGCAGCCGCGCCTAGGTCGATTTCCCACGCAACTCCACGATCGCCCCGCGTGATGATCGGGAAGTCGGGATTGTCGTCGATATACTTCTTGATCGTCGGCTCGGACCCGAGCCCCGGCATCGCAACCAGTTCAGACAGATTGCCGATCATGCGCGGCCGCTCAGCATTCGCGCCGTCGTCGATCATCGATCCGAACCCAAAAGAGAAAAAGAGCAATCCCGGAAAAACCGGACACTCACGTTTCATGCGCCTTTGCGCCCCGCATAGCGCAGGTGCCCAGGAAGGACCCAAAGGGTGGGGGTGGGTCTATGCCACCCCCACCCGGCGGGCTTCGCTCCGGGGGCATTATCGGTCGCTGCGGTGATCATGCCGCCCGGCCCACGGAACGGAACGGACGACATGACCAGCGAAGCGGTCGAAAAGCACCGCGCCCGCCGAGCAAGGGAGCAGGGCGGGCGCGGTCAGGCTTAGGAGAGGATGCCTGAAAGGCCGTTGGTGCCTCGCGTCCATAGCGGTGCCCCAACGTAGGAATAAATAGGCCCATTCACCCCTAGAAACGAACACGGAAAAGTTCACGCCGCGCAAGTTCTAGGGCTTGACGGCCTCTAGGCCCCGAAACTCCTAGCGTTCAGCGCATTGGCTATCGCGGTGATGGCGCGGCCATAGCGCATCCGGAGCGCGTCGGTGGTCCATCCCTTGCCGTCACGGCCAAGGCGGCGAAGCACCGCCGGCCATTCGATCCGCGAGCGGTTGCCGAGCGCGAGCTGCATCAACGCGATGCCGACGATCCGCCGCGCGATACCAGCCTCGACCCACGCCGCCACCCAGCCCATCGCCTCGTCCGCCCGCTCGACATCGGCGCGCGCCATGCCGCACGTCACCAGCACCTTGTCGGCATCCCCTGCGTCGGCGATCTCGGGCCGATACTGCCGCCACATCGCCAACGTGCCGGGATGCAGCCAGCCCCACTCACGATCCGACGATCGCATCAGCACCTCCATCGCCGCCCGCAGCCGTTCCTCGACCGCATTGAAGTCGTGAAACGCCTGCTGAAGCCCCGGAACCATCGCGGAAGGATCATGGAATGATCCAGCACCATCACTCACCATCACAAAACCCCTTATCTCAATTACTTAACCCAACCCTCGGAAGGGTTGGAAGGATTGGAAGGATAGATAGGGTTTGTGTGCGCACATCCGCGCGCACACCCGCACCCCCGCACATGGAAGCCCAGCAAGAAAACCCTTCCAACCCTTCCAGACGCGCAGAAATCCGCCATTTCACCCTTCCGTTAACCCTTCCGCCACCCTTCCACCCGGAAGGGTTACAACACCGGTTCGCCATCATCGGAGGTGCGGAACCCGTCGTCCGGGTCGCCCCAATTGCCCGCGCGATCGTCGGGTGGCGGCGTCGGCGGCGGCGCGGCCGAGGCGTCATCATCGACGCTGAAGCTGGTCCGCGCCTTGCCGGTTGCGGCGTCCACGAACTCGTCAGGGTCGCGCACGATGCGCATGCCCAGCCAGTACATCCCGTCGCTCTGTTTCTTCTGATAGCCCTTGGAGGACATCGCCCGGCTAAAGCCCTTCTGCTTCCACTCGGTCTCGTCCGCGCATTTGCACCACGCCTGAAACAGCTCGTAGAGCTTCGACGATCGCGCCGTGCTTTCCGGGTCGGGCACGGTGCAGAGCTTGAGGAAGCGCGCCAGCGGGTCATTCTCCGCGCGATATTGCGCCGTGTCCTTGGTCACGTCCTCCGGCTCGATCAGCCCGTTCGCCAGATAGTCGAGCAGGCCGGCGACCAAGCGGTTGAAGATGCCGCTCAGCTCGGGCGCCATCTTGTCCTTCAGGTACGGGTCCTTCTGCCGCGATCCGTGCGGGTTGGTCTCGTCTATGACGCGCTCGCCCCAATGGATCAGCTTCACGCGCCGCCAGATGCCGTCATCCGTCTGCCGGATGTCGGGCTTGTGATTGCCCTGCACCGTCAGCTTGAACTGGATCTTCAGATTGAAGAAACCGCGATTGAGGTGGCGCACCGGCACCGGCTCGCCGCCGGTCACCAGCTTGATCAGGCCGGTCGATAGCTTGGCCCCTTCGTCGGGCTCCGACGTGCGCAGCAGGCGCACACCGCCCAGCTTGGCGAGGTCGGGCGAGGCCTGATCGCCGCGCTTCTTGATGCCCTGGTCGAGGAAGCTCTCGATCGGGATGGTGTCGCTATAGTCGCCGAGCGCCTCGCACCACATATCCATAACGGTCGATTTGCCGTTGCCGCCTAGACCGTACCAGAAGTGGAGCATCTGCAGCCCGACCTCGCTGGTCATCGAATAGCCGCCCCACGCGTGGATATAGCGGCGCTTGGCGGCGATCGGCTGCGCCCACTGGATCAGATCGTCATAGATCGGGCACAGCGCCCCCGGCCGCCCATCGGCCGGCGGATCATAGATGACCGGAGCGAGCTTGCTCAGCAGATCGTCGCGCCGGTGCGGCGTAAGCTTCACCTCCGCCCGATAGCGTTCCTTGCCGTCCACGATGCCCAGCGGCACCTTCTTGAAGCGCAGCGTGCCGTTCAGCACGTTGATGGCGAGCGGGTCTGTATCGAACTGATCGACGCGCACCGCGAGCCAGCTGCGCGCGATCTGCGCGATGGCGGACAGCTTGCCCGACGCCTCCGACGTGCGCCCCCATTTCTTGATCAGGTCCGACCACAGCGGGTTGCCGCGTGCGTCGGTGACATAATCCATGGCATCGTCGCACTCGCCCGTCTCGATATACAGCGCCAGCTGCTTCTTTTCGCGAACCGTAAGGTCCTCGATCGCGACATGATCGATGTCGGGCCGCTTCACCCCGCTGCCGCCAACGAACGCCGCCTCGTCCTGTATGGCGCGCACCGTGTCGAACACGGCCTGCATCACGACGGCCGGCACGCTCTTTTCGTCCTGATCGAGCGCGGCCCAGCGGCGGCCGTCCCACCCCATCCAACCCAGCGCCGGCGACCAGCGGAAGTCGCGGCCAAATCGCGCGCGGAACCGCTCGGCATTGCCCAGGTCGGTATGCGGGAAGAACAGGCACTCGCGGTTGATCTCGTCCGCGTCGCGCTCGTCCTCATCCCCCCCGCCCCCTTCTTCAGCGTCAGGGCCGCTCCCTTCCGAACGGAAGCTTTGCAGGGCTTCCCCCGAGGCCGGGGGCGGGGGGCGCAGGCGAGAGGCGGCCGAGGGCGAGGACCTAGATCGCGAAGCCCGCGCGCGGGCCGCTTCCTCGATCTCGCGAAGGTCGCGCGGTTTCGCCTGCCCATCGCGCAGCCCGCGATCGAGCGTGGAGCGCGCGCCGTCCGGATCGTCATTGCCGGGCATCCGGTCGATCACGTCCTGTATCGCCGCGCGCGCCACGCCCTCGCTCAGCGCGCCGGCCGCGACCAGCGAGCCCATCTTAAGCCCGGCATGATAGATGCCTTGGTTGCGGCCGTTATATTGCCCGCCACCCTTCGGCGTCGCCGCCAATTCGCGGCACTCGCCGTCCAAGGCCGTCAATGCGTACTTTCGCACCGCATCGGAAGCGTCCGGAAGGGTCGCGCCTGTTCCCCCGGAGGGGGAGGAAGGGGAGGCCGAGGAAGAGGGGGGAGACGATGCGGATGTAGCGCGACAAGAGGTTCTGGAGTCTTGGACAAGAGGTTTTAGAGCACTCAATCGCGACGACATGGCTCCTCTTAGCAGCCGTTGAAGGGTCAATCAAAGGCCCTTCAACGGCCCCTTCCGAGTGTTAAACCTCGGCCCCGAAGCTCGCCTTGAAGCGCGCCAGAATCCCGTCAGCCTGATCATGTCGGATAACGGTTGGCGCAAACAGAATGTCACCGCGATTCATAGTGGAGACGGACCGCTCGCCCGAATATGGGCAGGTTGCCGTATGCACCTCCTGATAATGCCGCAGGCGTACTATGGTGGCTTTGTCTATGGTGCAGGCACCGCCGGGTACGATCGTGTTATCCTGTCCATTCTTCAGGCGTGATAGAGCAACGATCGGATCGAGCAGCCGCCCAGCCATGACACTGAACTCGGCAATGAACTGCTCGACCAGGATATCATGGGCGGTTCTCACAAAGCTCTGCCAGGCCTCTCCACGGGCTTCGCTAAGCGCAGGCTTCTCCGCATAGATCGAGGCGATCTCATCATCGATTCGCGATAGGGCCTGCTCAACAAGTGAGACGCCCGCGCGCCAAGCGTCCTCAGCCGCCCGAAACTCCGCCTGTCGGTTTACTGCGGCGGATATCACGTCCCCTCCGGCTTCAACTGTCGGATCGGCAGCGATAGCAGCGACCAGCCCGTCATCGACATTAGCAGGCGGACTTGGTTTGGTGGCGTGAAGAGCAGACAGCCTACCCTGAAGCGCCGCGCGGCGGGTTTCGACCTCATCGACGCGAGATTTGATAGCGTCCTCGTCGGCGTCACGCCGCTGATACTCGCAATAGATGGCCGCGACTTTATTGAGATAAGGCGGCAGTGTGGTTGTGCTTTTCATAGTTACTCCATTGTGGCTTGGGTGAAATTATCGACCGGGCAGGCGCAGGCCGAAGTCTGAAAGCTGAGATGGGAGCGCGGAGGTGCCGAGTTTGGCGACGGCCGCGATCAGCTCTTGCTGGCCCGACAGCAGACGCGACAAAAGGTCGTTGCCTTCGTCAACGCCAGTGGCGGTTTCTTTCGCCGCCTGAAGAGCCTCCTGCGCCGCGCGTTGGGCCGCCTGGGCTCGATCAGTCTCAAGCTTGATGATCGCGTCCAGCTCGGTTTTAGTGCTGGAGCGGTCGCCCGTATATTCAGCCCCCGCCGTGCCGAAGAATTGCCGATCCAATTCTAGGAGCCGGCGACGCAAATCGGCATACTGCCCCGATGCTCCCTCAATGCCCGCCTCGGCATCGGCACGCGCCTTCGCTACCTGAGCGAGAAGCGCGTTACGCTTATCGACCGCTGAGCCTTCGGCCAGCTCGCCGAAGTTGAGATCGTCTAGCAGCGCCTTCAACGGCTCGATGCGGCTGCTCAGAACCTTGTCGAACGCAGCCGCGCGCTCTTTCGCGTTGAGCTCCTCCAATTTGACCAGGTCGAAGCCATATTCTTTTGCGACGCGCAGCCTGTCCGCTGCCTGCTGTTCGAACGCCTTGAATTCGCGCTGCATGATCGAACCGAGGCCACCGAGAAGATCTTCGACCTCTTGGACCTTCAAAGCCTCGCGCACCGACTTCTCTACGTCGGGCGAAGATTGGAGCGCCTTCTGCACCTGGGCAGAGACCCCGACGATGCCGCCATCCTTGATCGCGTCGAAAACGGCCGCCATTACGGCTTCCGCTTCACTTTTGCCGTAATTCGTTGTGCCAGCCCCCTTGGTCAGGCCTGAACCGCTTGGGTCAACGACGAACTTGTCTTTCCGCACGCCGATGGAAACTTTGAAATCGCCGAGCTGGCCGCCGAGCTGATCTACGATCTGCTGAAGAACATCGCCGACATTGCCCGCCAGCCCCTTCGCAGCTTGGATGCGACTCTGGCTATTACCGGATGTTCCGGTGACGCCGGCTTCCCCATTGACGTTGCCGATTGTCGCGGAGCCCTTTTTGACCGTCGCGAACATACCGCCCACCAGCGAGCCGAGCATGCCGCCCGCAATCGCGCCTAGCGGCCCTGCCGCTCCGCCAAGGAAGCCTCCGAGTTTGCCGCCCACGGCCTTGCCGATCTCCGGGCCGATTAATTTTCCGGCCTCTTTGCCGAAGATGCCTCCAAGCGCTCCGCCTACCCTATTCGCGGTGCCCCCGCCGACGAGACTGCCATATTGTGAGCCCAGGCTAGCGGCCGCGCTGATCTCACCAACCTTCTCACCCCAGGCCTTAAACAGCTTGCCCATCTCGCTGTCGGGCCCGAAATTCTCCTTGAACGACGATTTGAGTTCCGCGCCGAGCTTTGCATAGCCTCGATCGAAGGAAGCGCCGCCGAACAGCTTTTCGCCCGTAGCGCTTATTTTTGAACCCGCACCGAGGTTATCTAGCGTCTTGCCCAGCGCCTTCGACACGGAAGGGAACAGGTTCTCGATCGATTTCCGAGCACCCTTGCCCAACTGCTCGCCCGCCTGATCGAGTGACGAGCTGAGCACCTGCACTGGTCCCGAGACCATATCGCGGAAGGCTTGCGACGAAGCCTTGGTCAGACCGTCCTGATATGCCTTTGCGACATCCTCATCGAGCTTAATGCGCGCATCTCGCATGGCGCGCTCTGCCTCAAGGCGCAGCTGGTCCGCCTTAGCGTCGCTGATCATCTTCGCCTGGGTGAGTTTTTCGATATTTTTAAGCCGCTCGGCATATTCATTCTGTATCGCCGCGAGCGGGTCTAGATCCTTAAGCACTGAGCCCAGCGTGCTATCCAGGCTCTTCGGCTTCGGCGTCTTCACGTCCTTCTTGAACACCGATGGTAATTTGCCGGTGTCGAGAGCCCTGTCGATCTCACCCGCCGTGACTTCCTTCGCAGCGGCGGCGGCAAGATCGATAACCGCCTGCCGGAATTGCTCCGCCGTTACGTTCAGGCCCTTGAAGTCAGTCTTTTCACTGAAGTTGAGCGCACTCTGCACAGCCTTCTGACGATCACCGTCGGTTTTGGCGTCGCCGACGCGCTTAAGTTCGAAATAAGTGGCTGCATTGCGGCGGCGAGCCTCAACCGCACCGCTCAATCCGTCAGAAGCGAACCCCCTCAGGGTAGACAGAATGCCGGAGTTCTCGTTGGCGTCCTGCAGCGTCTTGCCAGCACTGGTCCGCGCCTGGCCGGCTTCGCCACGAAGATTGATCGCGGTCAGCCGGGCATTTGCGATCAGCAAAGCATTTTGCTTGTCGATTTTACCCGACGTGAGATCGAAGATGCCGCCGAGCGCACTCTGAGCGTCCGCCAGGCCGGAGCTGCCCGTTTCTGCGGCCTTGGCGGCTTCACCGGTTTCGAACAGCTTGGAAGCGAAAACGCCAGCGATGGCAACGATCGAGATGAACGCCGCGCCCAAGGGCCCTGATAGCGCCCGGCCGAGAATACCGACCTTGCCACCCATGTCGGACATCGCCGCCGTTACCTGCGCGGCTTGCTGACCGAAAATTAGAAAGCCGTTGGTCCCGGACGCGACCTGAACGCCGACATCGCTGATCTGATACCCCAGATTGCGCATACCAAATTGCGCCTGTCGCGCCGCGCCGGTCGCCTCGCGTTGCGCGGCGGCTGCCGCTCGCGAAGCCGATGACAAACGGCCGGTGGCTTCAGCAGACCGCTGCGCCTCGCCTGCCTGCCGGCGCAGCTCGGCGGCATTTGCGCTGCTGTCGGCGCTGAGCTTTCGCGTTTCGGCAGACGCGCTACCGATCGAACCCTTCAACCCGTCAATGGCAGATTGCGACGCGCGCGCCGTACCGACCAGGCCGGACCCGTCACCCTTTAGAACGACACCGAATACGAGCTGGGTCATCAGCCGGGAAACATCTCGCGTTGCGCCTGCTGATGTGCCTGGCCGAATGTCAGGCCAGACGATGCGGTCATGAGCTGCGAAGCGCGCTCAGCGACAGCGATCCGTCGCTTCGCGATCGGATCATCGGTCTGTTCCGCGAGGCTGACGAAGGTGTTGCGGTTATGCTCGGCCGCCAAAGCATCTGCGAACGACAATGTAGGATCGGCGGCGCTGGCACGCGAAGCAAGCGCGATGGCACCGACCCGCGCCGAACCGGCCTGCCCTGCTTGGCGGCGAAGATTGGCAATTTCGGCCTCTGTGGTTGCTTCCCTCATCGCTTCACCGAACGAGAGCGCCGGTCGATCAAGCTGGAGATCGACCGCGCGACGCACGCGCGCCAGGCGCGCGGCCTGCTTGGGATCGGCGCAGCCTTCGGCAAGACTGATAAAGGCCATCTGCTTGCTGGCATGCTCACGCGCCGCCTGGACTGACAATTGCGGGCGATCTGCCATGAGCATTTGCATATGACCGTGAAGCGTTGCGCGCAGCGGCGCGGCTTCGATTGTCACCGCTGATGCTGAGCGAGCTTCGCCGAATGCGAGCGTTCCCAAGCCTTTCACGGCCGGAGCGGCAGCGCCCAGGAATCCGACATGACGAAGATAATATTGGCCGCGCTTCGGGTTGCCCGGATGCTGCGGAGGATAAAAGGACGCAGAGACTTTCCGATATAGCCCCTTGCGCACCGCCTCAGCCATTTCAGGCACCATCTCCGATGGATCGGCAACAATATGCTCGCCGTCCATTCTTAGGCCGCCAATCCAGCCATAAGCCGGAGCGTCCATCTTAGGATGTCCCACGACTATTGGGGCCGGGTCAGATTTCGGATCGTAAGAGGCTACGATGCCGGCGAGATCAGTGGCGCTAAAGGAGACTTTCTCGCCTTCCATGCTCTCAAAGCTACCTGCACGAAATATCTTGATCGGCGAATATGAAGCGGCCGGAGAGATCATTGTTCGGTTTCCTTGGAAGAGGTGTCGGGCGGGCAGACCTGGCCAAGCCAGAGATCGACGATTTCCTGCCGCGCCTGCTCAATGGCCGGTCCCTCGGCGCCGGCTTCGATGAGGGCGCCAGTCGCAATGTCGGCGGCGTCTTCCACAAGGCAAAGCTCGCGGGGCCTGGGCAGTGGTCCAGGATTGATGCCGAAGCCCTCGGTTGAATTGTTGACCAGTTCGGACGTGTAGGGCCGCGTTGATCCAATGATCACAGCGGCCGTAGAGATACTGATTTGACCAACCCGCGCAGCGGCGATGACGCTAGCTCGCTTTGCTCGCCGTATGGAGGCATGTGCCGTCGCGATTTGCAGTCGGCACGAAGCGTATTGCTCAATCAGGATTTGGAAGGCCTGGTCGCCGACCAGCTCCGCAACGCGATGCGGCCTGTTGGACAGGCGCGCCGGTATGTAGATTTCTTGCCCGCCGAACCGCTCGCAGAGCAGCAATACGTTCGCTGCGCCGATATACTCGGCCAATTCCCGCATTTGCGGCCCCCAGGTCCGGTCGATCCGCACGTTGAGCGGGATCGGAAAGTCTGAGAGCTTCGGTAATAGATGGCGCGGGATTTGATCGTCATTGACGGCGTTGGGGGGACCGCCAGCGGTCGGTAACGCCCCATTTCCTGTCGATGCAGATTGTGCCAACATCTTGCCGCCCCGTCGCATTGCCCGGTGCGATGATCATGCGGCGAGGGAATTGAGATGCGCGCGTGCCAGTGCGCGGGCAACGAAATCAGGCTTCGGCGAACATATCGATTTGGCGAGGGTCAACCTTGCGGCCGATCGCGGGCGGTTCGGCTCCTAGCCCTTCCTGGGTTCGGTTGACCAGCTTCGAAGCATAGTCGCGCCGAACTCCCATGATACGCGCCGCGTGCGCCACGGTCAGCATGTCGCTGCGCACCGCCGCGATAATACTCGCGCGTCGTGCGACATTCAAAGCATAGCGCGCAGTGGGAATAGCCAGTGTCAGGCGACCGTAAACGAAACTGATCGCACGTGATTTCGCCGCACCGATCAGCGGGTGAAACGGATTCTTGGCGGCATCGATCGGAATGTAGACATCCTGCCCGCCATAACGCTCGCTGATAATAAGCGTGTCATATGCCCCAATATGGTCGGCCATCTCGCGCATTTGCGCGCTCCAGCCGGGGCCAGGCTGGACATCCCGAGGGATCGGGATGTCCGCCAGTTCTTTATAGGGAAAGCCGTCCACAGCGCTCAGCCCTGGCCTTGGCTGCTCTTGTCGCGCTTGATCAGCACATAGAACGGAAGGTCGAGCGTCAACCGCTCGATCACCGACATATCACGTTCTAGAATCCTGATACCGCCGAGCGTCGGCAAGAGGCGCTCATCGCCTCGGCCGGCATGGATACCGAGCCCGTCACGGCCCGCATTCCACGCGTCGCGGGCTTGGCCCGATTCCGGCGTCAGGGATATCCAGCGCCGGCCCACGCCGACGACGGGGCGAGGCAGGCGCACGACGCGGGTTCGCATAAACCGCCCCAATGGGGTGTGACCTCGTGGCCTGATCGGGTCGCAGTCGGGATTGTCGGCGCTAGGGGTGCCTTGACCGAGGCAAGGGCAAATGAAAAGCGGAGAGGCGGAGCCGGGAAGAAATAGCGACAGCGCACCCGCCTGGCTGCGATCGTCGGGAAGAACGATCTTGATGCGCGCGCCGGTCATAGCGCAGCCCTCCGTCGCGCCAGGAGATCGGCAAGCCGATCTTTAAGCAACTCGGTCCGCTCTGCTGCGCTCAGCCCACTAGGAACATCCTGATGCCAGCCATGACGTTCAGCCATAGCCTTCAGTGCCTCGATCAGCCGAAAGCCCTGCGCATGATTGGCCCAGTGCAGCCGATCGACACCGACCTGTCGCTTGCAAAAGGCCTCTAGCGCGCGCTCGGAGGGATCATTGATAGCGCCGAGCTGATGCAGCGATATCCACATCGCGCGCGCCTTCCGAGCGATAGGATGGCTGGCCGGCCCAGGCCGAGTTGTCGCGCGAACCTGTGATCGAAAACCGAGCCGTTCAAACTCGGCCACTATGGCGACCAGCTGACCAGCATCACACTGACCGGCGCTGCGCTTACCGGTTATCCTCTCCAGTACGGCGCGATAGTCGTCATCGTCCAGGCCGAGCGCCTTGCTTGCGAGGTGTACCTTGCCCAGAAGTGCGCGACGATCTGGCGCAACACTCGTATTGTGCGACCTGATCTTAGCCATTGGACGCCTCCCCGAAAATTTGACGCTGGAGGCCTTTTGGGCCGCTTAGGGGCGTCAGCCCCACAAATGCGGAGCGACCCTCATGGGAAGGCTTCCCAGCGCCATCGACGATAAGGAAGGCCGCACGCTCTCCAATGTCCTGTGCCATCAGCGGCCTCCCGCACGAAAATTGCGCCGCTTGGCCGCATCGCGCAGATGCGCGATCGAAATAGGCTGGCCCGCGCCCGAAGCTGTCAGGCTCGCAATCTCCAATATATGGGTCAGTTCACGCAGCGCGCCCGGCAATGCGCCGATCTTGCGCAGGAATGTGGCTTGCTCGGCATCGGTGACGCTCCAGGCCGACAGCAGCGCCTCAATATCGCCGGGCAGCGGTTCATATTGAACGTGCCGGTATGAGAACCGGCTGCTCACCTGAGCTAGTGCGCTTTTCCGACTGTCGAGCTGGCCGACAACCTTGTCATTGCCAAGCAACGCGACGCCCACCTTCGTGCGATCGTGCCAGCCTCGAATTTCGTTGAGCGCCTTGTCGTTGAGCTCTTGGGCTTCGTCGATGATCAGCAGGCCTTTCTTGCCGCTGATGTGCGCTCGAATCTTTCGCGAGAGCTGTTGCGGGCTGCCGGTGATTTCACCGAGGCCGATTGCCTCGGCGACTTCCGATGCCATAGTCGCAACGCCCGCCGTAGCGGGCGACATCGTAGCCAGCCATACGTTCGGATCGGCGTCGGCCAGGCGCTCCGCGACACGGGTTTTGCCGATGCCGGGCGCGGTTACGATCAGCACGATGCGGCCCGTCTGCGCATATTGAAGCAGGCCAGTAAGTTGCGTCGCCGTCTGCGTCTCATACCAGCTCGGCACCGCAGGCGCTTGAGCGCCGATCTTTGCCTGGACATCAAGGCGAGCGCGGTAGGCGAGCACTTTGCCCGCGACCTTCTCATTGCTCCCTCGGTAGCTGCCGCTCGCGAAGAGTGAGAGCGTGCTGTCGGCAACGTCGGTAAGCTTGCCCAAGGCGGGCCAGCTCAGCGTTTCATCTTCCTTGTGCGTGACTAGCCAGGCGCGCGCGCCCTCAATGTCCACGCTGTTGTCGATTACGATCTGCATGCTACCTGCTCCTTGCTCCTATGGACGGGAGTAAAAGGCCGCGTCGGGGTTGCAGCCCCGGCGCGGCCGACATCATCGGCGCTATCGCGCGGATGAACTGGAAAGCGCCGAACGGCGCGATGTTGAAGAGATCGGCGGGCATGATCAGCCGTCTCTCTTCGAACTGAGCGCGATCGGCGCTCCGTTCGGAACAGCCTTCAGCAGTTCCGAAACGTCGTCCGGCGAAAGCCCTGCCCGCATTATGTCGGCCGCAATCAAGCGACGATCGGCGAGCAGCTCAGCGGCCAAGTCGCGGCGATCGTGACGTCGAATCAGCTCCGCGACGGCTTCAAGATAGCCGCTCAACTCCGCGCGCCGTAGAACTTCTGCCATATCGATCAGCACGGCAGATCTCCCGCGAGGCGAAGCAGCGCGATATATTTGCCGAGCCGCGCGCGTGCGGCCCACGGCAAGAGGTTCCCGGTCAGATACGATCGCCGCACCATTGCCTCGGGATCGACCAGCGATGCCGCCAGGGCGGTCGGGGCTCCACGTCGCAGGAGCGTATCGATCGCGGCGAGGTAGCCCGCCAACTCCGCTGCTTGGGTGCGCGCAATATCGCCCGAAAGATCGGCGCTATCGATCAAGATATTATCGTTGGATGTAGTCGGGCCTGCCATAAACAGCTCAGTCCCCCACCGCGCGCAGCCGAGCGCCGCGCAGGAGGTTGTCCAGAAATGGCTGTTCAACGCCCGCTTCAACCGGCATTGAAGCGGGCTTCAACGCCGCCGCAGTTTGCCCGCGATGCCGCACAGGACGAACGACGGATGCGGTCGGCGTGGGAGATGGCTGGCGCGGCTGCGCATATGCCTCTGCGACCTTCTCCGCGACTACGAGATCATGCGCCCGCTCGGCCTCGCGAAATTTGCGACGCCAATCGGCCTCTTGTTTCGCCCGTCGAGTAGCACCGGCTCGATCGAAGAAACCCGTCGCTTCAATGACGGGCGCTGCACAGACATACTCGCCTGTCGTCCGGTAGATGTGGATTTCGCCGTGGAGATTGTCGGGATCGAACCGAACCGTGACCTTCTTGCCGGCGAAATTGTGTAATTCCGGCGTCCAGTAGCGGTTTCCATCGAGGGTGACGGCTCCATTATGACGGTCGCAACTACGATCCTCGGCGACAAGAAGGGCCAGGCGCATCTGTTCGGCCGTCGCCTTTCCAATCGGCGCGGTTTCATAGGAAGCCGAGAAAGCTGCATCGAAGCTCGCGCCGTTCGCTGCCTCGCTTCTACGACCGGCGCGCGCGTTCAGTGCTGCGACGCGACGCCGGACATGCTCGGCAAATTCGTCGAGCGGAATGGCGCGCTCACGGTAATTTTCCGGCTTCGCATCGGGTTTGTTGCCAGTGTAAGCGCCGGACATCGCGGGATGCTTGGCGATGTCGTCGCACATATCACGCCAGGCGCGCTCAATCGGCTTCGAAGATCCGCGATACGGCAGCGCCCAATGGATACGAATGCCCAACGCGGTCAGCACGCCGGTCGGATCGGTATCCTTGATCTTAAACCTATAGCGGGATTTCGCGCCGCCAGTGATCGCCTTCGATGCGAAGGCGCGCCCATTGTCGAGCACACATTCGAGGGGAATGCCCCAGTCGTCAAACAAGTCGGCGAAGGCAAGGCGGGTCAACAACGTGTTTTCGGTCTCACCGATCCGCCACGCCAGCAGCTTGCGGCTATAGATATCCTGGATGCCGACCATGACCGGCCGACCAACCCGGCCATCGGGCCAGCGAACGAACACATCGAACATATGGCCGTCGATATTGACGGCCTTCATCGCGTGAAGGTCTTTGACGGTCCGCGATTGCGCCGGGACAGAGCGACGTAGTGCCTCCCGTCCATTCCGCTTCGCGATCTTCAGCGACCGCTCAACCTCTTTCTCTAGCCGGCGCTGGAGGGTGCGCGGGTGCGGCAGCTCCATGCCACGCGGTGCGGCATAGTCCTCCAAAAGCCTGTAATAGCAGGACGCGAAGGTCGGCTGCTCAGGCCGAAGATAATCGGACTTGAGTATCTGCCACGCGTTGGCGTCGATCTCGACTTCTTTGCCGCCGCCAACGCGTCGCGGAGCGAGAAAGGGCAGCCGATCACTGAGCGCAACCGATTTGATCTCGGCGAACCAGTTGTGAATCGTGGCGGGCGAACCGCCCCATCGAACAATAGCCTCGCGGATCGCAATCGTTTTGGTTGCGCCGCTTTCAACAGCCCGTTCGATGTCGAGAATGATCGCAAGACGGCGCTCGGCCTCTGCCTTTACGCCTTCCGATTGCCGCGCAAACCAGTCCCATGCCTGCTCGACCTGGGGCGCATCGTTGGCAGCATCGGGCATGGAAGAAAGCGCGAGCTTCGTTTCCAGCGCTTGGCGCGCTGGTGCCGGCAGAAGATCAATGTGATATTCGAGCCCGCCACCGCGCCCCACGCGCTTCCGCGCGAGCGGAAGCCCGTAATCGCCACGGCGGACCGCCCAGCGCTCAACCGCGGCTAGATCAGATACCTGCCGCTTGTTCCGCGGCAAGCCCGGAAGGCTCAGCTCGGCCAGTTCGGCGGCTGAGAGCCATTCAACGGACGGCGCGGCGCTCAACGCTGCGCCTCCTCGTCGAGCAATCGCCGCAGCTCGGCTTTCATGCCCGGTGTCATGCTCTTGACCAGCTCGACGGTCGCCAGTCGCTTGCGCCTGAGATCGAGCCGATCCCAGTTCATGAAGAACCGCTGATAAAAGGCGTTCGCTTCGACGGCTTCCGTTCGCGTGGCCTTGCTCGTGCTGATGCCGAGCTGCACCATTGCCGCATCCACCGAAGCGAAATCCGGGTCAGCCAGGATGATCTCGATCACCTGGCGTCGGCCATCTTCGCCGACGATGCTGGCGATCTTCGCCATGTTCGTGAGCTGCTCGCCGAGCCGGTGAGTGTTCAGGGCTTCGGCAAGGTCAAGAAACGGCTCGGCGATCCTACGATAAATCACGCGATAATGGCGCAACGACCGCTCGGAAATTCCCGCCCTCTCGGCGGCAATGGCATCCCATTTTGATGCTACGGCAATCGTGGCCGTAGCATCGTGAGGGAACGCATCGGCGTTCCAACGGGCTCTGGCACCACGCGTCTGGCGGCTTTCTCCAGCCCGATCGCCGTACTGTTCAGCTTCGGCGATCTTCGCCAGCTCATTCAAAAAAATTGCGCGCTCAATCGGCCGCAACTCACGGTGATCAATATTCTCCGACAGTTCGAGGCGGCGCAACTCGACAGCGGCAGTGCTGCTGTCCGCAATTTGGATAGCGTCGATAGCGCTCAAGCCTGCCAATTCGGCACCGCGTAACCGGTGAAGACCAGCAACGAGCGTCCAGGCCAGCGCGGCACGATTGCCATTGCGGCGAACGTGAATGGGATCGTGCTGACCCTCGGCGGCCATGCTGGCCCCGAGCCGCGCTGCGTGATCCGCGTGGTAGAATCCTACGCGCTCACCGACAGCTATGTTGGCAAGCGGCAATCGCAAGATGGCGCGCGCGGTCATGGCTGTGCTCGCCAGAACTGATCGAGCGCAATCCAGAACCGATGAATCGACGATTTTGGAGGAACACGCCCTGGCCCGAACTGAGCAGCAAGCATTTCCTGAAGGCGACGCACCGGCATCTCGCGGTGCCAGCTGATCAACGCCCGGCGCACCTCCTGATCCGGCCAGAAATGGGGCTTCTTTACGATGAGATGCCACGCCGCTTCGACAGCCTCGACCCTCCGGCGCGACAGTTGATTAACTGCGCTGGAATCGAGCGACCGGAGCCCCATCACGATATATGCGATGTCGGCTCCGGTAGTGGCGATTGCGCGGAGATAGTCTGCATCGGGCGAACGTCGCCCGGCCTCATATGCGAGCTGCGAATTAAGGCTCTGACCGCCCAGCGCGGCTAAAGCGACCGGTGCAAAGCCCAGACGCTCGCGCTCCAGACGCAGCCGATCGCCTCCCGCCCGTCGGGCCTCAACCATTCTGGCCGCATGGCTCGCCCCCGCGCTCGCCATTAGTTCGCCTTTGCGATCCGCATGGCTTCCGACAACGGCGTGTTGTCGGCGACAATTATTCCGTCCTTGAGGCCGAGAATGACCGCGACTTTATGCGCATCCCCGCGTGCACCCTTCAGCTTGCCCGAAAGAACGCCACGCACGACCGGAACCGGCACGTCGAGCTCTCCGGCTACATCTACGGCAGTCTTTCCAATTCGCGCCAAACGGTCGCGAACCTCTTCCACTTGGAGTAAACTTGCCATAACGTAACTGCTCCATGGTTCGGATATCAGCACTATGGTGGCGAAATCAGAACCATGCAAGCGAAAGTGAGCAAACATTGTCTATTGGGGCGCGTCTGAAGGCAGAGCGATTGAGGCTTGGGCTCAGCCAGACCTATTTTGCTCAGATAGCCGGTGCATCAAAGAGTGCTCAGATTAGCTGGGAGAAGGATGAATCGTCGCCTACCGCGAAGGCATTGGTGTCGTTTCGCGAGGTGGGGGCCGACATCCCGTTTATATTATTTGGCGAACGCCGATCGGGGCAATCGGCGGAAGTCGATTCGCATTATGCAGCCAAGGTTCACGAACTAAAGGACCAAGTCGTCAATCCTGGCAAATATATGGCCGATGATGCGCTATCGCAGGCCGCCTCTTTCCACATTGTCCAGCGAGCTGCGGACGCCCTGGGACGCATAGCAACTTCGACCGACCCGCTAATCAGCGATCAAACCAAAGCGCTGGCTGACGATATCCTCCGCATTCATTGTAATGACGCAGCTGCGGCAGAGCGGCGGTCTGCCCGGTATGCAGCTGTCGTCGCAGATCGTAATCGTGCGGAGCACGATCTCCGGGATGCGCTAGGAGGCGTTGGGCTGAAAATTGGTCCTGACTTAAATCAAGCCTTACTGACGTTAATCGTGGATTATCGGATTGATGCTCGGGAGATACTTGGCCTTCTTCAAGCGTTGAAACTAGAATTAAAGGCTAACGCCGATGCTGCCTGATGGTGTCACCTTGGCCGACATTGCTGCCGATCTTAGTAAGCCCGAACGGTATGTCCGGCTTGCCCTCGCGAACATGCTTGCCGCCGAGAAGGAGCATGGCCCGCTTGCTCTCCGCATTGGGAAAATGGGTACGGGGCAAATACCCCACTATCGGCTCGATACCGTCAGCGAAATCGAATTACTCGATGCGTCGCTCACTCATCATTTCCCGGTGCAATCCTTTAACGGTCGAAACCATTTGGCGTTGGTTACCGAAGGTGAGGAGTCGGATATCCTCCGCGAAGAGCATTGGAGCCAAGGCAAAATGACCTGCTTAGAGCTTGCTGAATTGCTTGGTCAGATCCGAGCCAAGGGGAGACGAAGATAGAAACCGTTGCGATCTGGCGTTCATCCGCTATATTATTTTGGTCATTCGGCAGCTCCGCCGCGTCGATCTAATTTGGCCTGGGATGACACGGGCCCGAAGAAAGACGAAATAGGCAAATCAGGCCCCGCTTTGGCGGGGCCTTTTTATTCGGATATTCTCAATCAACCCGTTAAGCTATCGCGTGCCGGTCTGACAGCCGCGCGAGACGATTTGAACGAGGTGAGAGATGCGCGAGACAAAAGAACACCGAAGCGATGGCGATCTGCTGAGCGACGCAACGGCTCGCCTACATCACGCGACTGGCGGACTCAATTTTCACTTGGAGATGTTTGGTAACGAGTTGGCTAAGCGCGAGGGTTATCGCGAGTACAAGGCCATGGACGCCATTCATTTTTACCTGATGACCAAGCATGGTTGGCTACCGCGTGATATCCGATCGATGTCATTCGACGATTTGCGCTTCGCCCTAGGCGAGGAAATGGCTGGCTGGACGCTTCCGCACAACCTGCGCAATAGTTATCCGGGATAAATCTAAAACAGCGCCAGCGACCGCGAGGCGTTCAGGTCGCTGGCGGACAATCTGCGGCCGACCGTCTTCGTGGCTTGCCGTTGCCGCTGATTGGCAGAAATTCCCTCCCAGTTTCGCTAATGCCCGACCGTGCTGCATCGTGGCTACGCTCGCGGCAGAACGTTTATTACGTTGGGTTTTAAAGATTTCCCGCCGCCCAGCTCACCGCATTTCGGTTCAGCCAAGTTAATTATAGGATTCTGGAGAGCTGGAAGCCAAAAGCCGGTCGTTGAAAGCCAGTTGAAAGCGCAGTTTTCCGCCATTAAGAGGTCTTTCAAAGGTCGCGGGCGGCAAGCCTCTTAGAACGCGCAAACTCCAGCTTCTCTTGTCAAAATCGCGCGGATTCTGCCTTTGACTCCAGACACAGCATTTAACGGCAGATTTTGCCGGTAGTGCCGTACAGGATGCCTGATATGCCCGAATTACGGGGCGATTTTCGCCGACCCAGTTTGACCCCGCATACCCCGGCATGCCCCGGATTAGAGTCTAGATTCTCTTGTCATCTCACAGCGGACGCCGGCGTGCCGCCGGCGGCGCCGGTTTGTTTGGCGAGCGCACCGCCTGCGGCGGCCGCCTTCGGCTTGCGCTCGCGCAGGGCTTGGACGAGCGCTGCCGGCGCATCGACGGGGTCGATATCATGCTGCCCGCCCCGCCAGCGATAGCGGCCCTCGCTGCCATCCTCGCGATACAGCACGGACGGGGGCGCGACGATGTAGCCGCCCTTTCCGCGCACATCGACATGCCGCGGCAAATTGCCCCGGTTGATGATCGGGTCGCCTTCGGGCTGCCGATAGATGACATGCACCCCGTCAGACTGGGTTATTGAGGTGAGCGATACGGGCAGTTCGCAGCCGATCTGCTCTTCGGTCGCCGCCTTCAGGCTGATCAGGTCGAATATCTCGCCGGTCGACTCATCGACGCGCGGATCGAAGTCGAGCGCGAACCACTTATTGCCGCCCATCGCCAGGCCGATCATCGCCTGCGGATGCTGGCGCCACCAGGCGCGAATGCGCCCCTCATCGGTGGTCGCGTCGTTACAGCCTTTCCCGGTATAGGGCGACTTGGCCTTGTACAGCTTCGGCTTCGGCCCATCGGCGGTCTGCACCGTCAGCGTCTCGTCGCGCTCACGGCATGGGAACACCTTCCATCCCCGCCGCGCATAACGCAGCGCCGCCGTACACATCGGCGACGGCAGCTGCTCCACAACACCCATCGAAAACACCCCGCCCCTTGAGATACGCTGCAATCAGGCCGTCTTTCCGGCTGTCACGCCCCTGCGCGGGCGTTGGCGGCAATCGGCTAGAAGGGCACGTCGTCGTCATCGTCACCCGCTAAGGCCGCCGCTGCGGCCCGCTCGGTCCGCGCCAGGCGGTCGCGTTCCCACTCTTCAGCCAGCAGGCGATGTTGATCGGTGGCATGCGCGGCGAGGTCGTAACCGTCTTCGATCGCCAATCTGAACTGTTCCTGATGTCGATAGATATCGGTGCAGGCCGCGTTGAGCGGCCCTTTGCCGCAGTCCATGCCGGCGAGGCGTTCGTCGATCGGGTCACGATATTTCGCCGGCAACGTGCGCACGTCGAGATGGCTGGCCGGATCACTATCTTCCCGGTTGGCGGCGGCATCCAGCGCATACCAATAGGTCATCGGGAACGCTTGTTTATAAATATGGTAGATGCGCCGACCGCCGCACATCAGCCAGCCGTCGCGCCCCTTTTTGCTCTCATTCATGCTGGTAGTCTCCGCTCGGCTGTAGCTTAGAAGGGAACGTCGTCGTCGAGATCGCCGCCGGCAAAAGGATCGGCCTTGCTGCCACCGCCGGCATCGTTGCCCCAGCCGCCGCCTTGCCCCCCGCCGGCCGCGCCGTTGCCGGAATCCGATCGGCCCCCACCCGCCTGAGCGCCATCGAGCATCACCAGCACGGCGTTGAAGCCCTGCAGGACGATCTCGGTCGAATATTTCTCGACGCCGGCGTTGTCGGTCCATTTGCGGGTCGCGAGCTGGCCTTCGAGATAGACCTTGCTCCCCTTGCGCAGATAGCGCTCGGCGACGTTCGCCAGCCCCTCGCTGAAGATCGCGACGCGGTGCCATTCGACCTTGTCCCGCCGCTCGCCGCTGCCCTTGTCCTTCCACTGTTCGGACGTGGCGACGGTCAGGTTGACCACCTTGCCGCCATTCTGAAAGGACCGGCTTTCCGGATCGCGGCCGAGGTTGCCGAGCAAGATCACCTTGTTGACGCTGCCGGCCATTAAGCCGCCCTCGCCGCGACGTGCGGGCAAGCGCCAGAGATGCAGGAGCCGTGCCTGCGCGCGTCCCGAACCATTTCTGCATGGCAGGAGCAGCTTGCTACTGCCGCCTTCGCGTGGTCGACCGGAACGAGCTGAAGCATCGGCCCGAGAAAGTCCCAGCCGTGAGCGTAAATTTCATCGGGCAGGCAATCGATCGCCACGATTAGATCGTGATCGAGTATTTCCCGCGTATCACCCGGCCGCCAATCGTCGAGCAATCGCGCGCTATCGAAATGAGATAGCAAGGCATCGACGCGGCGCGTCGGCCCCGGAGCGATGCCGTCTATCGTGGCTTGGCCGTAAAGTATGGTTATCATGACTCACCTCCCATTGCCGCCAGCAGCGGCGCCTCACCCTTCGCCCCGAACCGAGCGGCATCGCTCGCCCGCGTCAGGCGTTTCTTCGTCCCGGCCGCGATCGGCCGGATTGGCATCGGATCGGCGCCCTTGCGCCATAGGAAGACGGCATAGGCGGTCGCGGTGCCGCCCTTCGGCTCCCACCGCCCCAGGTGCATCGGCACGCGTTCGATGAACGGCGCCAACAGTGTCATGGGCTGGGCTCCATAGAGCAGCTCGAAGCGACCCTCCGTTTCGAGGAATTGCAGGCGCAGCAGCATCGCCACGCCCCGCCGCGCGCGCTGCAGGCCCAGCTCGATGAACTCGGCCGCCGTGGCGAAGGGCGGATTGGTCGCTATCCAGTCGGGCGCGTAACCGGCGAACGGCTCCCTCGTATCGAGGAAGTCGATCGTCACGCCATGGCCGTGCGGATAAACATCGCTCGCGAACACGTCGGCGAAATAGTCGCGGAACGGCTCGGCCATATGGCCCTGTCCGCACGCCGGCTCCCACACGGTCCGCGCCTCGGGATCGAGCAGCAGGATCGCCTCCGCCATCGCCCGCGCAGCCCAGGGCGGCGTCGGCAGGAAGTTGAGCTGGCGATAGATCGCGGTCTGCGGATCGTCTCCCTCGACCTCGGCGGGGGCATGCGCCGCCATGACGGCGGTGGACATCGCCGGACCGGTCATGCCGCAGTCCCATTCGCCACGATGCCGATGATATCTGCATGGCAGGGCGCGCAATGGTCGCACTTCTCACGGAAGGGCTTACCGGCGGCATGCTTATCGCACAGCTTGCACCAGCAGCCGAGATCACGCCCGCGCAGCGGCTCGAGGAAATCGGGATTCAGCGTAACCAGCGCCATTAGCTGGCCGACGAACATATCCAGGCAACGGTCAAGACTGGCCGGCGTGCGCAGCCGCACGCACGGCATGGGATAGCCGCGATGGCCGAACGCCTGCATATGCTGGGTAGCGTTGAACATATTGCCATAGGCAGTCGACCGGTCGACCTTGCGGGCGGTCGGCGGCATACGCCAGCCTTTCGCGCGCGACAGTTGGATGCGGACAGGCTCAACCATGGACATGCGCCTCAACCATCTGCGCGACATGCGCGGGCACATCGAAGAAGCCGAGCTTGCCGGGGCAGGGGATCAGCTCGATCGGCCGCGCATTGCGCAGCACGAAGCCATATTTCCCATGGAACCACCGGCTATCCGATGCCGACACGCAATCGACGATCTCGACCATGCCGACGATGCCGCCCAGCGGCAGCTGATGCTCGCGGATGAACTCGCGGTCCTCTTCGAGCGACAGGCTCGCGTGGATCAGCACGGCGCCCCGATAGTTCGTGCGCCAGTCGCGGTTTTCCACATCCTTCCCGTCGTGCAGGATGTGGTGGCACCATGGCTGCCGAATGCTCAGCGCCTTCATGCCGGGAACCCGTTATGCTCGACGCCATCGAGCAGCCGCCCGGTGATCTTCTTCGTTCCCCGGAACATTGTGCCGGCCGGCGCGGTCAGCAGGGGCGCGAACACCCCCCATTGCTTGAACAGGAACGGGACCCCGGCTTCCGCGCATAGATCGCGCAGCAGGCGAACCCATTCAGGGTCCATCGGTCGTGCCCCGGCGCCGCTCTCGCCGCCGGCGACAACCCAATCGAGCTTCCGCGTCAATTGCCCATCCCCGCCATGGCGGCGGCAACCGGGATCATAGCCTGCGAAACTATCGCAGGCGCAGTCGCCCCAACATTCGGGGCTAAGCACGTCTTCGCCTTGCACGCCGGTCAGATCGATAAACCCCAGCAACGGCTCGGCGGAGATCCACCGCAACGCGGCCGGCGTCGCGAGCAAATCCGGGATGCGTTCATCTGCCGTCCGCTGATCCTCGACCGATACGCCGAGCCATACATTGGGGAGCGGCTGCCGGGGCCAAGCTGGCCGACCGATCAGATTGCCATCCTTTGTCCAGAAGCGGTCTCGATCGAAGAGTTCGCCGGCGGCGAGGGTGATTTCGTCGATCGCGAGGTTGATTTGATCCCATCGATCGCCCGGCCGGGTCTCGGCGGGGATTTCGATTACATCACTGCCGCCAAGGTCTAGGCGCCGCGCCGGTGCCGGCTGCCATGTCTCGGCGAAGTACGCCCGCATCCGGTCCGCGCGTTTCGTTAACACCTGAAACTGATGATGCGGGCAGAGCGCCATGACCGCGAAAACGCGGTCGATCCATTCATCCGGCACCGCCTCATGGAACAGGTCGCCATGGGCTACGACGAAGATACGGCGCGGCCGCGTCCAGCGCAGCGGCTGCATCAGCCATTCGTCGTTGAAGCGGACCTTGCCGGTCCACACCGGCCCCGCCTTACTATCGACCGTCAGCCCAGCCCGCGACGGGTGATGCCGCAGCCGCGTGCCCGCCAGCTTCATGGCGTAGCAGTTCGTGCAACCCGCGCTGTGGACCGAGCAGCCAGTGATCGGGTTCCACGTCGCGTCGGTCCATTCGATTGACGTTCCATCAGCCATGAGCCGCCTCCAATGCGTCGGGAAGATGCAGGCCGGCTTCGAGCCCGGCCGCGCAGGCGCGCAGACGTTGCGCGGCGAAGGCCAGCTCGCCGGCCGGCACGTCGAGGCCGGCGCCGCTCTTCACGGCATCGGCTTCGGCAGTCAGCCAGGCGACGGCTGCCGCGATCTCGGGGCTGGGCTTCATCGCGCCAGCGCCTTCAGGTCGGCGAGTCGCGCTTCGAGCCGCGCGATCGTCTCGGGCAGCCGCAGCATCCGATGATAGTGCGTGTTGTCGAGGCGGCGCAGCTCTTCGGCCTGAGCGGGGGTCCGCTCCGCAGCAGGGATCGCGCGCAACGTGTCCATATAAGTGCGCAATTCGGCCATGCTCAAGCCGGTGCGCTTATTGCCACCCTGTTGCCGGGGCGGGCGCCGATACTTCACCGTCGCCATCATTGGCCGACCCGCTTGAAAGCGTCCACGACGAATGCCCACAGCTCGCCCGCGCTCAGCTGGAAGCGGTCGAACGACTGATCGAACTCGTAACCATGCTCGATCAGCGACGCCGCATGAACCGTCCCTTCGGTCAGCTTCGTCATGAGCGTGATCACCACGCCTTCATTCGGCGTGTCGTGATACTGCAGCATCGGCATGAAGTAGCGCTGGCCTATCTGATGCACTTCCAGCTGCGGGTCATCGACATGAACGCGGCCCGCGACATAGGAAAGCCGGCCGCCCTTCTCTGATCGCGGCCCGTCATGGGAGATCAGGTCGTGGCCGCCTCTTGGGTCCTCGATCACCTTCCAGCGCCGATTGATCTGCGTGCCAGCGATCACTTGGCTCTCGAACGAGAAGCGGTGGTTATGGATCGCCGACTGCGCAAAGCAGCTCCGCCGGGGCAGATCAGGATGCCAGACATGCAACCGCTGATGCTCCGGCAGTTTCACCTGTATGAAGCCGAGACCATGCAAGCTGATCTGTTCGGCAACCGCCGCGAAGTCCTTCCCGTTCACGCCACTTTCCTCTGCTGTGTTTCCCATGCGCGCGCCCACAGGCGGGCAATCTCAATCGGCACGCCGACGCTCTCCGCGATCACTGGCAACAGGCTGGTGCCGTGATGGTCGAGCCGCGCGTCAAAGGCTTCGCGGCGATCCCCGAAGGGCTCGCCATCCGGGCCGATACAGTCCGGGCAGACGTGGAGCTTGTCTCGGCCGCTCGGCACCAGCTTCCAGCCGATGGGCAGATCGGCTCGGCTGAGCGCGCCGCTGCGCGCGTTGCGATGCTCGATCGTCTCGCCCTCGGCACCGCAGCCGTCGCAACGAGCGATGCAAGGGAAGCCGTGGAAAATCACCGCTTCACCCCCTCGACCACGCTGGTCGCGTTGCGCGACGACAGGATCGTGATGATCCGCCCCGGTGCCCAAGGGCTGATCTCGTTCGAGATGAAGCGGTCGGCGACCAGACACTTGAGCAGATAGCTCGCGCGGTTGCCGTCAGAGAGGCCGGCCTTGAGCGCCAGTTCCTTGTTCGTCGGGCAGGGCAGCGCCTTCTTCGCGTAAGCCTTCAGCACGGTCAGCAATCGCGCCTGATCGTCGTCGCGCGGCGGTATCTCGCGCGCGATGCGCATCGGTGCCGGCGGCGGCGTCCAGGGCTTGTCGAGCCGACGGATCACATACTGCACCGGCGACTTCGAGCTATCGTGGAACGCGAACACGATCTTGCGATCGTCGAGGTCGCGCACCGCCTCCGGCACCTTCGACCATTTCGGCAGACAACCCTCGGCATAGCCCAGCTCCGCGCCTGCAGCGGCCGACTTCACCCAGGCGATCACCGCATCGAGCGGCATCGCCGAGCCGGTCGCACCGAAGCGCACTGGCTCCATCGCGCCGACCATGCGGGTCCGCCCGTCCTGAGCAACGGCTGAACCTGTCGAAGCCGGCGCCGAAGGATCGTTCGCGGGGAGCGCAGCCGCCATCATCGACGCGGCTCCGGCAGTTCGATGCCCAGGGCGTTGGCAAGGCAGCTGACGATATCGGCGGCCGAGCCGCGATCGAGCGCGAGCGAGATGCCCTGCCCGGTCAGTATATAGCGATTCTCGCCCTCGCCACGGATGCAGCGGAACAGCTTGCCGACGTCTCGCGCGCCGAGCGTGCCGTGGATGATCGGCGACGACGGGGCTGGGGAGGCACTCGCGGCCCCGTCGTCACCTTCCGCTGCCGGGAGAGTCTCCGGGGGAAGCCCGGCGGCAGAATAGCTATTCGTCCAATCGCGCAGCCGGATCAGGCCGCCCGTCAGGTTGTAGATCACAAGGCCCTGTTCGGCGTGCAGCTTCGCGGTTCCCGCCAGCACACCGCCCAGGTCGATGCCAGCCGCCTCGATCGCAATGGACAGGTCGGCCGGATCGCTCATCAACCAATCGGCCAGCTTCACCTGCGCCATCGTCAGCGACATATCGGCGGGCACGCCCCACCGGCTGCGCGCGTGCATGATCAGCTCGAGTCCAGTTGCTTCGCGCTCGATCAGCGATGCCGGAATGTCGAATCCCGCCGCGCGCGGATGCGCGCTATCACCCCCCACCATGCTCACCCCTCCGCCTCGATCCGTTCGAGCAGCGCCCGCACCTCCGCCGCCTTCGACACAAGCTGGTCGGCCTCGGCCACCAGCGCCCCTCGGCGCACGTCCTCGGCGCAGAGTTTCCCATCGGCCAGCGCCACCGCCATCGCCGTGGACACGTCCGAAAATTCCTTGATCAGCTCGGCTAACCGCAGATGCGCTTCGGTCGATCCGGGCAGCACGACGTTGGCGACGAACGATCCGCCGTTGCGCGCGCACATTTCGCGCGTGACGTGCGGCCAGCCGGGCAGGCCGACGGTGCGCGCTTCCAGATCGAGAGCAGCGTCAACCGGGATGAACGTGTCGACGTTGACCAGCGCATAGTCGCTGAAGGACTGCTGCCGCTTTATGCGCCGGCTATATTCGGCCGCGCGCGCCTGTCCGCCGGCCGCGTCGATCAGCTCGCCGGTGGCGACCTTCAGCGACTGTCGCCGGGAATCATGCTGCACCATACGGTCACGCATCGATCCGCTCCCCGGTAAAACTCAGTGCATTACCGCTGGTGGCGGCGATCATTTCGGACTCCAAACCACCGTTATGAGCAGGGCTTGGCGACGGACCATCGGAAGCGTGATCGTTGGGGGCGGAGCCGCCGGCTTGCCGCGTGGCGTCAACGATAACGCCGTCTGCCCAATCGCCGCGAATGTCGAAGAAGCGGCCGATCTCCTCGGCGAGGTAATCCGCGAGAATGATGACCAGCCGCCAGCCCAGCCAGCCGAGCGCGACGATCAGGCCTCCGACTGTGAGCCCCCCCGCGTCCATCATGGCGCTGTCGCCGGCACGAGCGGCAGCTGCGGCTCATCAGCTATCGCTTCGAGCGCGCTCGCCAGCTCCTCTGACTTGCCGCGCGCGGCCGCAGCCAGGCACACATGATCGAACCGAGCCTTGGACATGCCGATGCGGCGCCAGCTATCGACGGTCGATGTCGGGGTGAAGGTGAAGCCGGATACGGTGCCGGTGCCGCCGAGGGCATCAAGCACCACGACGGCGCGCGCGCCGTCGAGGGCAAAGGGTTCGGGGAGGGTTTGTCCGTCCATGGGCTGCTACATCCGATAATCGGATGTAGATTACAAGCAGAATTATCCGATTATAGGCGTTGCGATAATCGGATGGGTCGCCTTGATGGCGAAATGGAAGAAACGCCGGCACAATGGGTCAAGCGCCGCATGGTCGAAAAGGGCCTGCGTCAGGTCGACCTCGCCAACGCGATCGGCGCCAACAACCCGAACAAGATCAGCAAGGCGTTCGCGGGCGATCGGCAGTTCAAGGTCCATGAGATGGACATCCTCCGCGCCCTGCTCGCGGAGGGACCACCCGCGACGCCGGTTGACGGCTCTGCAGTGCGGTACATCCCGTTTGTCGGAAAGGTGCCAGGCGGAAACTGGCGTGAGGCGGTTCAGCAGGCGCTGGGGACTATCCCCGTCGCGGCGGAAGGAATGCCCGTCAATGCCGTAGCGCTGAAAGTCGTGGGCGACTCAATGAACAGGCTGGTGGATGACGGGGGCTATATCATCTTTGACCCCGATGACCGCTCGCTTTTCCCCGACAAATTCTATGTCATTCAGAACGCCGAGGGTGAGACCACCTTCAAGCAATTCAAGTCCGATCCGGCGAGGCTGGTGCCCTGCTCACTCAATCCGGCGTATCAGGACATATTGATCGGCGATCAGCCCTTCTCGATCGTCGGCCGCGTGATCGCCTTTCACGGCCGGCTATAGGCCAGCGTCAGGCGGCCTGCTCTTCAATGGAGAAAACTTTCTCCATCCCGCCGGGCACGATGGTGAACCACTGCCCCCACTCGTCATAGGCGCCCAAGCCCAGCTCGATCGCATCGCGGCGCGCATGTTCCCGATCGTCGCGCCAAGGCGCACTCGGCTTCCCAAAACACGTCACCCGATACCATCGAACTGCTGTACGCATCCTTCACCCCCTCTGAGTCGCGGCGATGAAATGTGGAACATTGGCAGAACAAACGTCAATAAGGTCAATCACATAATCCGATAGTCGGATTTTCCATTTGCTATTAAGCTCCGATTATCGGATATGCCGACCGTCACAACGACGGAGGCAGCAATGCACAGTTCCCAATTCGATCCCCTCGGCAGCGTCACCGATTGGCTGAAGGCCCGCACGTACCGCGCCCCGCAGCAGAAGGACTGGACGCCCGAAGATAACCTCTTCGTGGACTATCATCGCCACGCCGAGGCCGCCGGTCTCGCGCCCAGCGAGCGGGTCGATCGCGAGACCTTCCGCAACGAACTCCACGCCATGTCCGATCGCGGCCCGGATCACCGTCTGGCGAAGGCCGAGGGATCAAGCCTCGAACGCTGGGTCGATTGCTGGCCGCGCACCTTGCGCCACGCCCAAAGGCTGGCCGCATGATCATCGTGATCCACGGCCCGCCGGCCTGCGGCAAAACCTTCAACCGCGAGCGGCTGCGCGAGCACTTCGGCTGCCGGCGTATCGTCGACAGCTGGGACGCGTATAGCGGACAGGGCGACGGCCGCAGTCAGCGCCTGCGCGACGGCGACCTGATCCTGACGTGCGACAGCCCGGAAGCGATCTACGGATCGAAGGCGCTACGCGGGATGTCCTATGGCGTCCACGCCTTCGAAGCGGCGATCGAAGCCGCCGGCGGGCGGATCAGCTGATGCGCTGTTATCGCACCAGCACCGGCCTGTTCGTCGGCACTCAGGCGGAGGGCGGCGACGCCTTCTCGCGGATCGTCGTGCCCGACGACAAGCCCGCCCTGCTCAACTTCCTGAACGCCCTCGCGGGCGAGCAGCAACCCGAGCCAGCCGAGCGCGTCACGCCTTCGGCACCGCCTCCCATCCAGCCTGCACCGTCGCGCCAACCGACCGGGCCGATCACACTAGCCGACGCCGAGACCTTCATTCAGGAGGCCGACCACCGTCAGCTCGCCAGCCTCGCCGAGAACGTCATCCTGCGCATGCGCGAGTTGGGCAAGGGCGCGGGGCTATGAGGCGACTTCGCCTGATCGAATGGGGGCCGACGAAAGGGGAACGCGTCGCCAGTGGCGAATGCGCCATCGCCGGCTGTCGCGCACCGACCGATGGAGTCGTTACGCCCTATTGCCGCGTTCACAGGACCACCTTTGCCGGTTCGCCGTCGCCCTATCCATTCACGCCAGCCGGCCGCATGACGATCGGAGGGCGGCCATGACCCCCGCGCCCGCCATGACGCAAGATGGCTTCCATCCGGCCTTTGCCGAACTGGCCGAGCATATGCTCCGCGAGCGCGAGCGAGCTTGGCCCGATATGGTCAAGGCCGGCAAGCTGCCTCAGGGCACGGCCAGCCACCGCCTGTTCGTCCTGCGCTCGATCGCCGAAATCTGGCGGTGCGCGGCCGACAATCTCAACCCGAAGCGGCACTTCATGGGCGTCACCCGCGCCGAGGCGCTCGAAGAACTCGCGGTCGCGATCGACGCAGCCGAGACCCGCTGCCGCCACAAGCCAGAAGACGCCCAGCGCCAACTGCAGCGCGATCAGCTGATCGCCATGCGCTGGTGGCACGCCCGCTATCCCGCCGGCCGCACCTCCTACGCCATGAACATGCTTCTAATGGTCAAGCACGAGGCCAACCAGCTCGCGCAGGCGGCCGCCACCCCCGAGCAAAGGAACGCCGCATGAGCGAACGTCCGTTCATCGCTTGGTATGGGCAAGGCCCGCTGCCTGCAACCGGTTCGACCGTGGTGGAGGTCCAGCTGCGAATCGGCACGGTCCACGCCGAGCGGGCTGACTTTATCATGTGGTACTGGTGCCGCCGCTCAAAGACATCGTTCGATGTCGTCGCTTATCGCTTGCCTGCGGCTGACTAAGGCCGTGGACCATGCCCCCGCTATAAAGCCCGCTGGCGGAAATAGCGCCCCTCCCAGCCGTAACCGGACCTGTGCGGAGTGCCTCGCGCCCTATGCTAGCCCGCAGCCGGGACAGCTATTCTGCTCCCCGGCGCACCGCTTGGCCTTTCAGGATCGCATGCGCATCCGGGGCCGCCAGCTCGTCCCGCTCGAACTCGCGGTGATGGCAACGCGGCAAGGCCGCATCGGCGACAAGGATGCCGGCGTCCGTGCGGCGCGATCCGCCAACCGCCTCAAGCGCCAGTGGATCGTTGAGGATCGTGACGCCGGCCGGATGCCGATGGATCAATATATCCGCCGGCTGCTCAAGCATCACGATCTGCCGATATGAACGCGCAGTCGGCCATGAAGGGCGCTCGCGCCTATCCCGGCAAGGTCGCGATCCGCCACGCGGTCGAGGCCGCGCGCGACCTCGGCCTTGACGTGGCCGGGATCGAAGTCACCCTAGACGGTACGATTCGCATACTCGAAGCCCGCGCCCAGCCGGCGATGAAATCAGAGTCGCTGTTCGATCAGCTCGAAGCCGAGGGAAAGATATGAACGATCCGGAACGGCAAACGCCCCCGATCGACTGGACCTATAACGCGAACGGCCACACTGGCATGATCCCGCAGGCGTCTGAAGAAGAGGCGATGGCGCTGATTGATGGCCGGCCAGCTGTGCTGGTCGGCTATTCGTTCGACTTCGACGCCAGGGCCATCAAGTACCGCGCGCTCTATCTCCCATGATCGAAGGCGTCCACTATGTCCGCAGTGCCAAGCCCGGCAAGCCCGTGCGCTGGTACGTCTATGCGTGGCGCGGCGGCCCCGTCATCCTGAAGGCTGACGGCCCGACCAAGCCTAAGCTCGGCAGGGCTGAAGTCGCCGCCATCGCGGCAGCGCACGAAGATCAGAAAGCGGTCAAGGCCGACATGCTCGCCGGCGTCGCCCGCGCATGGCAACGCAGCCCCGAATGGCTGGGCCTTGCCAGTTCGACCCGCACCCTTTGGGGCGGCGAACTGGACCTGATCGAGGCCAAATGGGGCACGTTACCGATCGGCCTTTGGAACGATTACCGCATGGTCGCCAAGGTGATCGCATGGCGCGACAGCCGCGCCGCCACCCCGCGCGCCGCCGATCAGGGCGTCAAGGTTCTATCCGAGCTGCTGAAGTTCGCCAAGCTGCGCGCCATGATCAAGATCAACGTCGCCGCCGACGTGCCGGGCATCTATCGCGCCGCCGATCGCGCGGAGATCATCTGGACGCCTGAAGATCTGGAGAAGGCCGAGGCGGCCGCCATCGCGATCGAGCGGCCGCGCGCGCTGGATATCATCCGCCTCGCCTGTCTCACCGGTATGCGTCGCGCCGATCTCGCCGCCCTGACATGGGACGAGGTCTCGGATCATGCCATCATCCGCACGGCGCTGAAGCGCAGCCGGGGCCGCCGGCGGCGCGCAGTCATCCCGATGCACCCCGAACTCGCCAAGCTGCTCGCCGAACTGCGCAAGCTGCCCCGCGCCGAAGGCGTCAATCATGTGCTGGTCGGCGCGCGCGGACGCCCTTGGAAACCGGAAAGCATCACCGAAGCCGTCATCGCCATCACGAAGGCTGGCGGCATCGCCGAGCCGGCCGTGCCCGAACTAGACCAGCCGGAACGCCGCAAGCACTTGCACGACTGCCGGGGCACCTTCGTGACGCACCTGTGCCGGGCAGGGCTTACCGACGAAGAGATCGCCAACATCGCGGCATGGTCGGTCGAAAGCGTCAGCCGAATCCGTCGCACCTATGTTGACGACGCGGCCGTTGTGGTGGCATTGAGCGAACGGATCAGGCGGGCGTTGTAAAACGCCCTGTAAAACGAGGTGGCGATATGGCTGCTAAGTGCTTGAATATGCGGGCGTAGCATAGTGGTAATGCTCTAGCCTTCCAAGCTAGCTAGGAGGGTTCGATTCCCTTCGCCCGCTCCAGCAATACAGTACCAGTGTCGATGTTGGGGCTTCCCGCAGCCAGGGCGAGGATGTTCGCCAAGCGGCCTGTGATCTCGATTTCCACGCCGCGCGGCCCCTCGGCTGGCTTCACCGTGATTCGTTCGATAAGGCTGCGCAGGACCGGCGCGGCTTCCTCCCGGTTGTCTGCATCGCCGGTCAGGGTGCGGGCGAGGTCGTCCATCTGGCGGCGATAGTCGTCGATGATTGACGGGTGGAGCGCGACGACGTTGTGGGCCTCGATCTCTCGCATGTCCTCGGCAAGGCGGTCGCGATCGGCGCGGGCCTTGCCCAGCGCGGCGCGGATTTCGGCGAAGTCGCTGCCGCCTTCGGCAACGGCGGCAACGAGGCGGTCGACTTTGCGCGATGCCTCGGCGTGGCGGCGCTCGATTTGTGCGCGATCGCGACGGGCGGCGGTCGCCGCCTCGGCGCTCGCCCGGTGGTATTCGGCGACGTAGATGCTGACCAGTTCGGGATCGAGCATCTGTTCCTGCAATCCGCCGATCACGCGGGCCTCAAGCCGATCGACGGTGATCATCCGGCTATTGGTGCAGCCGCCGCCGTCACGTTCACGGCTGCAGCCCATCTTGTGCGCGGTCACGACGCTGTAGCCGCCGCCGCAGATGCCGCAGACTACCAGCCCCGAGAGAAGCCGCTTGGGCCGGCGATGCAGAACGGGTTTCAGGGTGGCGACGCTTTCGAAGCGATGTGCGACGGCCCGCCATAGCGCCTCGTCGACGATGCGAAGGTGCGGCACCGGCTCGACAAGCCATTCGCTCTGCGGGTTCGCGCGGATCCGCACCTTGCGGCTCATGGGGTCTGTCACCTTGCTGGTGCGATTGTGGACCAGCTCGCCCCGATAGAGCCGGTTGATCAGCATCCCGTTGTGCCGGGTTCGATCGCCGTGAATGGTCGAGGCGCGCCATGTGCCGCCACTCGGTCCGGCTATGCCATCGGCGTTGAGGCGGAGCGCGATCGCGCGAGCGTTCGATCCGTCCGCATATTCGGTGAAGATCCGCCGGACGATCACCGCCTGATCGGGATCTATCTCGCGCAGGCCGCGAATCACCTCGCCGCGCTCGTCGAAGCGGTTGGCGCGGCGGTAGCCAAAGGCGAGGCCGGCGGGCGCGCGTCCCTGCGCGACCACGCCGCGCTGGGCGCGCTTGATGTTGAACGCCAGATCCTTGCGCTGCTGCGCGTCGAGGAAGCCTTTGACCCAGCCCTTGATGTCGTCGATCTCGCCGTCGGCGAGCGTGAACAGCCGGACCTTGGCGCAAGTGAGCTGCTCGCGGATCGAATAGGCGTCGCCCTGGTGCCGCGCTATGCGGCTGGTCGACTCGGCCAGAACCTGATCGATGCCGCCGGCGGTGGCGCGCGCCAACATGGCGTTGAGGCCGGGCCGTTGGCTGATGCCGGCCGCGCCGCTGATCGCATAGTCCGTATAGACGTCAACGATCTCCCAGCCTTCCGCATGCGCGCGCTCACGGCAAATGCGGATCTGGTCCTCAATCGACCGGGCGTTTTGAAGGTCGCTGCTAAAGCGGGCGTAAATCAGGGTGCGCATGCGAATCGGCTTTCTCGGTTCGCGCGCGAGCGTCGCGGCGCGCGGCGGCGCGCGCAAGCGCCTTGGCAAGTTCGACCAGAGCGGGATCGGGCTTGCGGCTCATAGCGGCAGATCGAAATGCTTGGCGTAGCGGGTGACATAGTCGACCATCGACATCCGGCGCGCGGCCTTGTCCTCGGCCGCCCACCGGGCGATCAGGCGCTGATAGACCGCGCGCGCCGCCTTGCCCGTCTCGCGGGCGGCGGCGTCGCCGGCAGTGCCGCTGCGGGTCATCCGGTCGGCCATGGCGTAGGGGAGCAGCTGACGGCCCCGGATCCGCATGCGCTGCTGAAAGGCCCTGCGGTGCGCGGTGGAGCAAAACAGCTTTCCCCGCTGTACGCCGGTCAGGGGCGCAGGGCATTCGGCGCAGCGGCAAGGATTGCCGACGACGGGCTGTGCGACGCTATGGGGCGTTTCGGGGGAGGCGTGGGCCACGGCTCAAGGTTTCGACTGATCGCCGGTAACATCGGGCTCGTCGAGCGCCATGATCAGGTCGGCAATCTCGCCGGCTTGATAGGCTGGAAGTTTGCCGTGCTCGATCAGGATCTTGGCGACGTTATCCCGGTTCCGATCTTGGCGTATCATCCATTCGGCCATGTCAGCGTAGTCGGTGTTGTCCCAGACCGCGCCTATTCCGCCGCATTCGCTACAGCCACCGCCAAGGACACACCGCAGGACGGCACTGTGCGGATATGAGCCGACGGGATAGCCGTCTTCCGTCTCGTAGCACCCCGAGCATGGACTCCAGAAGCCATCGCCGTTGATCTCGACCAGCTCGCGCACGTGCTCGCCGATGGTGAGCAACGGGTCGGTCATGCTGCCTCCTGACGGCGCGGGGTGCCGCGCATCTTGTGGGTGAGTTCGACCATCGTGAGCGGTCCGCGAGGGTGGCGGCGGAGCCACCACATCATCGCGAACAGGCAATCACGCCGATCGGCCAGCATCGGATTGAGCGGACTTTTCGCTGCCAGTGCGTGCGCCCCGGCATAAGCCGCCGCGAGCGCGCCGTGCATGTCGACATCGTCGACGGCGATCGGCTGATCGGGCAAGGTGCAGTCCGCGGCATGACGCCAGAGGCGGGCGATCTCCGACATGATAAGGATCCCGCGATCGGCATCCTCCTGCGTCATCTTGCCCTCGCCGACACGGGCCGGATAGTTGGAGATGCGCTGGTCGCGCATCCAAGCGGCATAGGCCGCAAGGTCCGGATGGCAGTGAAGCGCGAAGCGGGGCGGCGGCTCACCGATCATAGCAGGCCGCGCATCCAGGCGATCGCGACGCCGAAGCCCATGTAGAGGACGAGCGCGCCCGCCGCCGCGACGGTGATCATCCAGCCTTCGGGCTCGGGCTGCGGCTCGATGCGCATCAGTTGAAGGCCCCGAGCTGCCGCGCGGGGATCAGGTAGCGCGGCCAGCACATTTCATAGCGTTTGACCGCGCCCACCTGACACAGCAGCTCGCGCGGCTCGCGATCGCATCGCTTGGCAAGATCGGCGCCGAACGCCTGCTCGTCCTGGATCTGGTCGGCGGCGACGCCGGTCAGGCCGCAGAACTCGCGATAGTCCGAATAAAGGATCGTCAACGGGGTCCAGCCCGTGATCTTCTTCGGCAGTTCGGTGCGCTGCTTGAACCAGCTATCGATGGTGAGATTTACGCGCTTATCGATCTTGGCGCGGGTGCGGCGGCGAGCGGGTGTCGCGGCCGGGAGAGATGGGCTGTGCATCGGTGCCTCCGTCTGTTGAACGGGGCACCATCTACAAATCTTTTGTTATATTGGCAACAAAAGTTTTGTTATCAGTCGTCGGGGTATGTCTCGTCGGGCCAAAAATCCACGTCCTCTATGGGATCTGCGGCGACGTCCCGCTCTGGCAGCACAGGTTCCGAGCCGTCGAAAGTCGCGCGAATTATCGCGCCTTGGGGCGCGGCTGATTGGAAGATTGCCAAGACGTCTAGCCCGGCGCGAATCTTTGACCCGACCAAGGCGCAGCGGTCAGCCGTTAGATAGCCGATTTGTATTCCGCGAGCCGACATCACCATGATGGCGCGGGGGTCGACAGGGTTGTCGGGTTCAGGCGCTAGAATAACGCGCTCGCCGGGCTTGCAGGTTGCGATCTCGAATCGGCGTGGGATTGCCCCCCGCAGTCGTGGTTTGCGGTTAGGGTAGTCCGCGCCAACGACGACCAGAGATAGCGTCGTTATAGGCATCTCGGGTTAGTTGCCTAACACCACGCGCCGGGTCTGGCCGCCTTTGACGCTTACTTTCGCCATGAGCGCGCCGCCTTGTGTTTGCGCTACATATCGCCCTGGAACCGTCCAAGTGACTATGGAGATAACGTAGTAGCTGCCGTCCGGAACGCCATCGAACTGAAAGTATCCTTGGCCATCGCATCGCGTCGTTCGAGTCGAACGTATGTAGCCGACCGGCGGTTCTTCAAGTCGCGGATAAGAGTGGACGTCACGGTAGCCCTGCTGATCGACGCCGTAGATCCTCGATATCCGTTCGTCCGCATAGGCAGATTGCGGGACGAGCGTGACTTCAAGGGCGGCGCATGTGCGCGGCTCTCCTCCGCGGGTACGCAATAGGGCTGTGCCGGTTACGGTGTTCCTGCCGTCAACCGCGGCCCACGCGACGTCGGAGTCCGCCCAGGCTGGCCAACTTACCGTCGGTTGATCCTGCGCACTCGCTTCTGCCGAATGCAGCAGAAGCGCCGCGGCGGCAGCCCATAGTAATTTCATACCCCCTCCTAGAGCCGACGGCCAAGCCAAACGACGCGACCGAGTAGATAGATATCCTCGGCACTCACCTCTTGATTCTCCACGTCTTTGTTATCCGAAATAACCAGGACCTTGTCAGGCCCGATTGCCCGTAAGCGCTTGATCGCGCCAGCACCGTAGAGGCTGATCGCCCAAATCCGATCCTGCATATTTAATGTGCGCTGCATGGTGTCGACGATGACGAGGTCGTTATCGAGCATCGTCGGAAACATGCTGTCGCCCGCGCCGCTCGCGACGAACACTCTGTCGGCGGGCGATCGGGTAATGCGACTGAGCAGGCTTGCATCAAAATCAAGCGTGCCTTCCTCGACATAGTCGTCGATGTTGGCACCCGGCCCCATCGAATAGCTGAGATCGACTTGGCGGAGTGCGACCGAATTCTCCGCTGTTGCTGAGACCGTTAGCTCGCGGGCAGAGGGTTTTGGCGCATCTTGCTCGAAGGCCATCGCCACATAGCGCAACCAATGCGGGATCCTCTTGGCTCCCGGTTGCTCAAATCCGGATATCAACTGCTGCGACAGTTTGAGGTGGCTCCCGTCAGCTATGGCAAACGCCTTTGCACGCTCAGCCAAAGTGCCGGTCGACCATCCACGCGCCTCGCGATTAGAGCGGATCCAAGCGCTAGCTTCGCGCGGGTCGGTCGGAACATCCATCCGACAGCGCTACAAAAATAGTTGTAGATGCGCGCCTACAAAACTTCTGTTGCAATGATGACAAAAGTTTTGTAGCGGTCGGCGGATGGAACAGGAAAGCCTCGCCAAAGCTCTACGCGACGCGGTTGAGCAGGCCGGAAACAACCAGTCAGCCTTCGCCCGAGCGATCGGCATGTCGCAGCAGCGCGTCTCGTACCTTCTCGATAACGGCAAGGCACTGCCGGCTGAGTTCGTCTTGCGTGCGGAGGATGCCGGGTTCGGCTCGCGGCACCACCTGCGGCCAGATCTGTACGCACGGCCTTGTCCCGTTTGCTCGGGTGGCGAGGCGGCTGCGACGTGACGCGCTTGGGGGGATCCGACATCGTCGGCGTTCGCGGCAATCGGGCGGACGGGCGGCGGTGCAGGCAGGATGATGCCTGCGATGGTCCAATTCATTCTCATGGCGTGACGACCTCTGCCGAAACGATCGGCGGAACAAGCGGCAGGACGGGCAAATTTGCCGGGGCGGCGCGCCATGACTGACGTGCTGCCGCCTGAAAAACAGGAATTGAAGGTCACGTTCCGGGCGCTGGTGCGCGCCGTCGGCGGTCAGGAGGCCTGTCCCGGCGTGGCGCGCTACAGCCGGCACCAGACCTATTCCGAGTTCGCATCGATCGAGCATGTCGAGAAGTTCGCTCCGATCGACGTCATCGCGGATCTGGAAGCCGTCACGCACGGCCTGCCCGGTCATCCCCATGTCACGCGCAAGCTGTGCAGGATGGCGGGCGGGGCGTTCGTGAAGCTGCCGCCGGCGGAGATCACCGCCGTCGACTGGCACAAGGCGCTCGCCGCGCTGATCGAGGAGAGCCGCGACGTCTCAATGCGGCTGCTCGCCGCGCTGGGCGATGCGGCGACGCCGGGCATCGTGACGGCCAGCGAAATCGAGGCAAGCAAGATGATCGAGGAGACCGACGCGTTGATCAGCGTCGGCGTGAACCTCCGCGAAATGCTCAAGCGTGTCGTGGCGGGGGATAGCTGACCATGTTGGGGGGCAGTCTTCTCCAGCGGCTGGACCGGATTTTCCGTGATCGCATCGCCCATGTGCCGGCTCACGCCACCGCCCCCGTCGGTGGCTCGCTGACCGGCGCGGAGGCGGTGCGCCAGGGCGACGGCGCGGCGGGCCTGCTCCCCCACGCCGTGCTGTCGCCCGTTCCAACGATCGCCGGCGTGCCGCTGGGGGAAGCGCACCGCGGGCCGCTGTGGCGGGCGGTTCGCTGGGGCGGTCAGCAGACGTTGCTGGTCGGCCCCGGCGTCACGCTCACGCTCTGCCCGTCGGGGGTGGGCGCCATTCAGGCCGCTTTATCGGCCGTCGATCCGAAACGCAGCGAAGGGGGACAGTCATGATGGCATTGCAGGTGCATTTCGAAACCTCGGTCGCGGCGAATGACGATCCGGCGGCGACCGAACTTGGCGAGCTGCTGGGCTTTCATCGGATCGGCGGGGATGCCGCCGTCATGCTGCCCGACGCGGTGACCGCCTGGGTCCGTGGCGCGGGGAATGGGACGTCGATCGTCTATGCCGTCGGGCATCTGCCGACATGGTCGAAAGGGCCGTCGGCAATGCGCGAGCTGTGCGCGCGCGGGTTCGTAAACCTGACGTGCAAGCGGGACGTGGCCCCCAAGCAGTATATCGCGCAGCGGACCTCCAAGCCGTGGATCGAGGCGGCGCAGGCTGCGCCCGCCCGTCGCACGGCGCGCCCGGTCCCCTGCTATGCGGCCCATCTTGCGGAGTTGATGATGCTGATCGCGGAATGGTCGGCGGCGGAAACCCCGATGCCGACCAATAGCGAGATTGCGGGGCTCCTCGGCCTCGATCGCGGCGTGCAGGTCGCCTATCTGCTCGGCGTCCTCGACAAGGCTAACCAGATCCGTCGGCGCACGATCGACGGCCCGCCGCACCGGATCATCACCGTCGTCAAGACGGGCCTGAGCACCGGCACCTATGGGGGTGTGGCATGAAGGTCGCGGCGATCGACGGGTTTACGCGCGTCCTGGGCGCGCCGCGCGGCTGGACCCCGGAAACGAGCGGCGAGTGCGGGGCTCTGCCGATCCGCGACGGCCTTAACGGCGACGTCTACTGCATGACTTCGGCCTGGGAGCCGACGCCCGAAGATATCGCGGCGATCGTGGGCGGCGCGAAGATCTATCTGCGCGTGCTGGGCACCGTGCATCCGCCGGTGTCGGTGTTCGTGGAGGGGCTCGATTGATGTCAGCCCGTCGGATCCAGATCCGCCGCAGTGATCGTCAGGCGTCCGCCTTCGGGCACCTGCCCGCGATTGAAGCGGCGCCGCACGGCGTGCTCGATTGCGTAGCGCGGAGCTTTGCGCGCGTCGGCGGCGACTGTCACGTCAACGTTCACCAGCACCTTGATCGTCGGATCTTTCGCCATCGCGCCGATCTGCCGCGCCGGGCGCATGCTTGCAAGGGCTCGCTGGCATGATGCTGCCTCGCGCCTTCCTCTCGACAGCCGTTTTGCTCCGGATTCCGAACTACAGCTGCTCGCTGCCGACCGGCACGACACCGGGAAAATATTGGCGGCGCGCTGCGGCTTACCGGTTTCAGGAGCCCAGCGACCAGTGGTTGATCGGCCAGTATGGCGAGCCGTTTCCCGAGGGGCATGAACTCCAAGGCCGGTCGCCGATCAGGTGGTGGCAGGTGGTCGTGACGGACGCGCCCCGCTTCTGGCCGCGCGACGTGGTCGTGGCGCGAGATCAGCGCCCCGAGTGGCGCCGCAATTGGGCAAGTGGCGGGGTTTTGCCGAGCCGCTTCTATATCGTGGGAGAGCAAGCGTGAAACTGACAATCGAACGCGCCGGGCTGCTGGCGGTGCTGGGGCAGGCCAAGGCGGTGGTGGAGCGGCGGAACACGACGCCGATCCTCGCCAACGTGCTGCTCGATGCGGGCAACGGCTTCCTCAGAGTGACAGCAAGTGATCTCGATATCGAGATCGTGCTCGTCGTCGAGGCCGCGGCGATCGATATGCCGGGGCGGATCACGGCCGATGCGAACATGCTGTTCGATATCGCCCGCAAGCTGCCCGAGGGGTGCCAGATCGCGCTAACTGCGGCCGACGGCAAGCTGGCCGTCACCGGTGGGCGGGCGCGGTTCAGCCTGCAGACCTTGCCGGCCGAAGATTTCCCGACGCTGATCAGCGGCGACATGCCGACGGTGTTCAGCCTGTCGCCGGATGTCCTCAAAGGCCTGATCGACAAGACGCGCTTTGCGATTTCGACCGAGGAGACCCGCTATTATCTCAACGGGATCTACTTCCATCTTGGCGATGGCGGCGCGTTGACCGCCGCCGCGACCGATGGTCACCGGCTGGCGGTGGTCACGCTGCCCGAAGACGCTGATCTCGACGGCGAGGCGATGCCCGACATCATCATCCCGCGCAAAGCGGTGGGCACGGTGCGCAAGATGCTCGACGGGCTGGACAAGGAAAGCCTTGTCGAGATCGGCGTGTCGTCGACCAAGATCCGTTTCCACCTGGGCGATGCCGTGCTGACCGCCAAGCTGATCGACGGCCAGTTCCCCGATTATACGCGGGTGATCCCGCGCGATAACGAGAAGTTGCTGCGCGTCGATCCGGCCGCGCTGGCGCTCGCGGTCGACCGGGTGGCGACGATCGCGACGGAGAAGACCCGGTCGGTGAAGTTCACCGTCTCCAAGGATCTGGTGACGCTGTCGGTAACGAGCCCCGAATTCGGCGTCGCGGTCGAGGAGGTCGTCGCCGACTATGGCGACGCGGCGATCGAGATGGGGTTCAACGCCCGCTATCTGCTCGACGTGCTCGCCCAGGTCGGGGGCGATAGCGCGGAGATGCTGTTGAGCGTGCCCGCGGTAGCGGCGCTGATCCGCCAGCATGAAGGCGCGGCGGCGACCTTCGTCATCATGCCGATGCGGGTCTGACCATGGCGGACGGCACCAAAATCGAATGGACCGACGCGACGTGGAATCCAATCACGGGTTGCTCGGTCCACAGCGCGGGCTGCACCAACTGCTATGCGATGCGGCTGGCGGGCACGCGCCTGCAGCATCACCGGTCGCGCGCCGGGCTGACGATCGACACGAAGGCGGGGCCGGTCTGGAATGGCGAGGTCCGCTTTAGCGAGCAGTGGCTCGGCGATCCGTTGCGCTGGTCGAAGCCTCGCCGGATCTTCGTCGTCGCGCATGGCGATCTGTTTCACGAAGCGGTGCCCGACGCTTGGATCGACCGCGTCTTTGCGGTGATGGCGCTCTGTCCGCAGCATCAATTTCAAGTGCTGACGAAGCGCGCCGATCGCATGCGTGCGTATTTCGCCGAGCGACAGACGGCACATCATGTCTGGCGCGCGTTGGATGGGCTTCCTCTGAACCTCGGCCAAGCTCTCATCCGCGATAGCTGGTATGGTGGCCCGGCCGGTAAATGGCCGCTGCCGAACGTGTGGCTTGGCGTATCGGTCGAGGATCAGCGCGCGGCCGATGAACGGATCCCGCACCTTCTCCAGACGCCCGCAGCGAAGCGTTGGATATCGGCAGAGCCCCTACTTGGGCCGCTGGACCTGAGCCGCATCTGCATTGGCGAGGGTGACAATGATCCAGCTTTGGCGGCGGAAAACGGCATCAAGCATATCCGCTTCACCATCAACTCCCTTGCGGGCGTCGAGTCCTTCGGATGGCCCGGCGTCGATTGGGTGGTGGCCGGCGGCGAAAGCGGGAATGGCGCGCGGCCGATGCATCCCGACTGGGTGCGCGGCGTGCGCGATCAGTGCGCGGCGGCCGGAGTGGCGTTCCTGTTCAAGCAATGGGGATCATGGCGCGAGGCGCAGCCGGACGACGTGTTCGATACTGCCAAGGGGCGAGCCAACAAGCCGCCGGCATTCATCGTCAAGCCCGATGATGGAACCGTTCATTGCTTCCTGCCGGAGGATGCCGATCCGCGTTGTCGGGTAATGCTCGAAGTCGGTAAGGGCAAGGCTGGGCGTCTGCTCGATGGTGTCGAGCATAACGGGTTTCCGTCATGACGGACCACGGCATCATCTTCTCGGCGCCAATGATCCGAGCGAAGCGCGCGGGGCGCAAGACGCAGACGCGGCGACTTGCCAGTTTGCCGCTGGGGCGCGTCGCGGTCGGCGATCGCCTGTGGGTTCGCGAGGCGTGGCGGGTGGCCGCTTGGCGCGACCGTGGGCAGCAAGGTACCGCACACGGCAGGATCGCCGCCGATTATCTGGCGACGCCGGAGATCAACCGCACACCCTGGGCGGTGCCCGGCCCCGAGATTTTCGACCGGTTGCGCCGCCAGTCGATCGAGGATGCCGAAAAGGCGATCGCTGCCGGGCGAGGCTCGGCGAGGCGCGACGGCGATCAGTTCGCCTGGAATCGCGGCGACAGCCCGTGCCGTGGCCGTCCGTCCATCCATATGCCGCGTTGCGTGTCGCGCCTGACGCTGATCGTCGAGGAGGTGCGGCATCAGCAGCTCCACGACATCGACGAGGCCGACGGCTGGGCGGAGGGCGTTTGTCATGCGATCGAAGATGGTCGGCCCGGCCTCGACATGGGCGATGTCGACGAGTCGATGCGGCGTGCGATCGTCACGGGCTATATCGGCGGCGGGCGGCGAGCCTTTCATTGGCTTTGGGATCAACTCCACGACAAGCCGGGCGAGCGCTGGGACGACAATCCAGCGATCGTCGCGCTGACGTTTCGCGTTATCGAGCAGAATATCGACGAGGTCGCGCGATGACGTGGCCGTTCGGCGCCCTTCTGCCCCTGTCCTATGACGTGATCCTCGCGGATCCGGCGACGCGGTTCGAGACCTTCTCCACGAAGGGCGAGGGCAAGAGCCCGCAGGCGCAATATCCGACGATGTCCTGGGAGGAACTCGCGGCGTTGTCCGTCGGCGAGTTGGGGCGCGGTGACTGTCTGCTGATGATGTGGGCGTGCTGGCCGACCCTGCGCGAGTCGCTCGCCCTTATGGATGCGTGGGGGTTCCGCTATGTCACCGGCGGCGCGTGGCATAAGCGGACGCGGCACGGCAAGACGGCGTTCGGCACCGGCTATGTGCTGCGCAGCGCCTGCGAACCCTATCTGATCGGCACGCTCGGTAGCCCCGCCACCGCGAACAATGTACGCAACATCATCGAAACCGAGGCGCTGTCTGTCCTCGATGCCGAACGGCGCGAGCATAGCCGCAAGCCCGACGAGCAATATGGCTATTGCGAGCGCCTGGCGCCGCGCGCGCTCCGCTTCGTCGAGCTGTTCGCCCGCCAGCGCCATCCCGGCTGGGATTGCTGGGGCAATGAGGCCGACAAGTTCGAGGTGGCAGCATGAACGCGCCTGCAGCCTTCCCGCCGGCCGTGACGCGTCCGCCGTTGCGGTGGCTCGGCGGCAAGTTCCGCGATGCGCCGAAGATCATCGAGCAGTTCCCGCCGCATGATCAGTATGTCGAGCCCTATGGCGGCGGCGGGAGCGTGCTGCTGCGCAAATCTCGGGTGGATAACGAGACCTATAATGATCTCGATGGCGAACTGGTGAACCTGTTCCAGGTGCTGAGATCGTCTTCGGCCGACCAGCTGCTCCGCGCGATCGAACTGACACCCTATGCACGACTCGAATATGAGGCGGCTTTCGAACCGATCGAGGATCCGGTCGAGCGCGCACGGCGGGCGCTTGTCCGGTCGCACATGGCGCACGGCACTGGCGGCGCGCGCATGGATCGACCGACCGGGTTTCGCACTGACGGGACCAGCGGCACGACCAACGTCGCGGGCGAATGGGCAAGCTTCCCGATCGCGCTCGCCGCCGTCCGTGAGCGCATGCGTGGGGTGACGATCGAAAGCCGTCCGGCAATCGAACTGATCCGCCGGTTCGACGATCCTAAGGTCATGATCTACCTCGATCCGCCCTACCCGCCAGAGACTCGCAGCACGAAGTCGCGCAAGCCCGGCGAACGCTATCATACCTATGTCTATGAGATGACGGTCGACGATCATGTCGAGCTGCTGGACCTGATCCGCACGTCCCGCGCGATGATCGCGCTCAGCAGCTATCCGAACGCGCTTTACGACGAGCAGCTCTCCGGGTGGCAGCGTCTCGAGTGGGGCGCTCGTGCGCACCGCAATTCACCGCGCACGGAAGTGCTGCACCTCAATCCTGTCGCGGTCGAGCGGCTCGGGCTGGGGCGTTTGCTATGACGCTGATCCGCGAGATCCTCGACTATTGCGAGCGCACAGGCGCGAGCGAGACGCGGTTCGGGCGGATCGCGGTGAACGACCCGCATCTCGTCCGCGATCTGCGCAAGGGTCGATCGTGCGGGCCTGCGCGCGAGGCGACGGTGCGACGCGTCATGGCGGCGCATCCGCATGGCCTGCCCGGTGCGAGACCTCGCCCCGAGCGCGCGGGTGCGTTCGGACGACCCGACGCCGACGACCCCGGCATCGTCGACACGAGGCGCAGCGTCGAGGCTATGGCGGCGCGGACGGGAAGTCATGCGCTGCTGGCCGCGCTGTGCCGCCTCGGCTTGCGGATGGGCGGCTTGCCCGGCCTCGACGAGGCGACGTTCCGGGCGCGCTGCATCGAGGTCGGGCTGCTCAATCCACGGAGGCGCGCATGAGCATTATCCCTGATCGTTGCCGCTGCGGGCGCATGCCGTCGGTGCGGGCGCTGCGCGTCGCCGAGGATGCCGTCGAGACGCGGGTGCAGTGTCCCGGTTGCGGCGCGGTCGGCGAGGAGGTGGAGGACGCCTATCGCGACGATGCGACGGCGATCGACCTGTGGAACATTCATGGAGGGCGGAAGCTATGAGCGCGTTGCGGAATCATGTGCGGCTGTGCGGGTCTCTCGGCCAGGATGCGGTGAAGCGCGACTTTGCCGCCGGCGGATCGGTCGTCAATCTGCGGGTCGCAACGACCGAGCGGTGGACCGATCGCGCGACCGGCGAGGCCAAGGAGTCGACCGACTGGCATAATGTGGCGGTGTTCACCGACCGCGACGTCGAGCGGGCACGCGACCTGCGCAAGGGCGACTGGATCGAGGTCGACGGCAAGCTGCAGAGCCGGAAATATCAGAAATCGGGCGTCGATCATTGGGTGACCGAGGTGGTCGTGCGCGGCCCCGATCACCGTTTGCTGGTGCTGCCGAAGCGCCAGCCCGGTCGGCATGACGCGCCGCCGGCGGAGACGCCGGCCGCGCCGGCAACCTCCGAGGGCTCCGGTCAGGAAGGCACGGCGGCGCAGCCGCCTGGGGCTGTCGACGATTACGTGCCCTTCTAGGGGCGGTGGTCGGGATTCGCGGTTCGGTTTTCGGGGGTAGCAGGTGACACAGGAGCATGATGACGCATTCCGCGACCGCATCGAGCGGCTTCGCGATCGCGTCGACATTGCCGGCGTCATCAGCAAGGTGGTGACCCTCGGCCGGGGCGAGAAGCCGCGCGGGAAATGCCCGTTCCACGGCTCCAAGTCGGACAGCTTCGCGGTCGACAAGAAGAAGGGCCGGGCGATCTGCTGGGGCTGCAACTGGACCGGCGATGCCATCAAGTTCGTTATGGATTATTACGGCCGGGCCTTCATGGACGCGGTCGAGCTGCTCGAAAGCGATCACGGACTGGACGGGCAGACCGCTGCACCCGTCCATCGGGAAAAGCAGGCGGCCCCGCGGCGCGAGCGCGAAGCGGTCGACTCGCTGACAATGGGCCGCTGGATCTGGAAGCATGTGGCGATCGTCGATCCGGCCAAGGTGCGGATCTATTTCATCGGGCGCGGGGTGCCGGCCGAGCTGCTGAGCGACGACCGGCTTGCCAATATCCGTTTCGCGAAGGCCGCGCCGATCGTGGCGTGGGAGGAGGGCCGCAGCCCCCGCAAGGTGCCGCAGGCCCCGGCGATCGTCGCCCTGGTGCGCCGCCCGCCCGACTGGACGCCGTGCGGGGTGCATGTGACCTATCTCGAAGCGTCGCTCGCGGCGAAGATGGACCGGGCGCGGCAGGACGGCTCGAAATATCCGGCGCGCAAGATGCTGGGGCCGGTGGGTGGTGGGGCGGTGCTGTATCCCGGCGCCGGATCCTCGGCCGACGCGATCGCCTTCGACGCGCCGCTGTTCGTCGGCGAAGGCAATGAGACAGTGCTGTCGGGCATGGCGATCGCCGGCGCCGACGCCACGGCATGCGGCGTCGCGACGTTGAGCCTCGACAATCTGCAGGGCCGTCCGTTGATGAGGCGTCAGGCGTTGCCGCTCTACGATCCGCAGCCGGATCCCGACGGACGGCCGCTGGCGTTCCGGCATGGCGGGGCGGTGGTCGGGCTGATCGATGCGGACATGAAGCCGCTGCGTGGTCCGCTGGATCCGCTGAGCGGCTTTCACCGCGGTATGCCGGTGATCGAGCGCAAGGGTGGGCCGGTGGTGCATCGCACGATCAGTTCGGCGGAGCGGACGGCGGTCTGTGGCGCGCTGTTCACGCAAGCATGGCGCGCGGCCGGAAGCCGGGCGCGGTCGGTGCGGCCCCGCATGGGGCAGGATTTCAACGATGCTGTGAGGGGTAGGACATGAGCGATCTCTTGTTGCTAGGCGGCGGCTTCTATTGTGGCGTGGGGACCGCTGTTGCCTTTATTGTCGAAGGCGGGGCGTTCAATCGCGTCGTCTCGGCGATCTTGTGGCCGACATTCCCGCTTTGGCCGTGGTGGAGGCACTGATGCCAAGACTCACAGCTTGGCGGTGGTGGGCGGGGAACGCCAACAGCGTCGACGAAGACGGCGTCTTCGATCTTGCCCAGGAAGGGACGCGCGAGGCGGTGATCCGGTCTGCGGCGCTGTCGCTGCGCGTGGGCGAGGTGTTCTACATCATCGAGGCGCGCCATTGGGAGCGCGCGCGCGAACCGGTGGACGGCGTCGATCGCTTTGCGCGTTTCAAGAACAGGGAGCGGCTTGTCATGGGCGATGCTGCCTGCGTCGCGGCGGGTGCGCGATGATCAGCGCCGACCACAGCGTGCGGGAGCGCGAGCGACTCCACTTCAAACGTCAGATCGCCACGGCATGCGAAAAGCTGCGTGCGGCCGGTCGCCAGCCATGGGAGTTCGGCCTTGAGTGACGATCCGAAGCTCGCCGCCGAACGGCTGCGCGCGTTCATCGACAGCATCCGCGCGAATCGCGCCGATATCCGCCAGATCGGCGCGGAAAATCGCGAGCTGTTCAAGGAAGCCGAGAAATCGGGCTTCTCGCCGAAGGCGATGCGCGAGGTGATTGCGCGCATGGAGCTGTCGCCCGAAGTGGTGATGGCGAACGATGCCCTGATCGAGAATTACGAGGCGCTGCTTGGTACCGGCGCCGGGGCGGTCGGCCAGCTCAAGATGGAGCGGGACGCCGCCGGCGTGTTCGTCGCCGCGATGGTGCAGGACGACCCGCCCGAGGTGAAACCCAACAAGACGGTGCTGGCGCGGCGGAGCAGCGTCGCCCTGGCCGAAGCCGCGCGCCGCGCACGGGAGCAATGAGGATGAAACGCAACCTCAAACATGAGGCGCTGGGATGAACCAGATGATTCCGATCCCGACCGACGACCCGTTGCAGATGGCGTGGTTCGATCGCAACGACCTCGGCAATGCCGAGCGGCTCGTGCGGATCGCCGGCCGGCGTCTGTTGTGGGTCGAGGGCATTGGCTGGGTCGCCTATGACGGCAAGCGCTGGTCGGCGCGCGAGGGCGATCGGCGCGCCCGCCAATTCGCTCATGACGTCGCGCGCCATGTCGATCAGGAGGCGGTGGCGCTCGACAAGATCGCGAACAATGCCTCCGCGCTCAAGGATGCCTTCCCGTGGTTCGCCGGGATCGACGACGACGAGCTCAAGGCGCTGGTGCAGGAGCGGGTGATATCGCTGCGCAAGCATGCGGTGCAGAGCGGCAACGCCTCGGCCACCAACGCCATGCTGTCGCAGGCCAAGACGCTGATCAACGCCGATCGCGAGGAGTTCGACCGCGACGCGCTGGCCTATAACGTCCAGAACGGGACGCTGCGTTTCCTGCTGTTCGGCGACAAGTGGATCGCTCGTCTCGACGATCATGATCCCGAAGACCGGCTGATGCAGATGGCGAACGTCCGCTACGAGCCCGGGGCGGTCAGCAAGGAATGGATCGAGCGCATGAAGCTCGTCCAGCCATCGGAGGATCAGCGCGAGCTGCTGCAGCAGGCCTATGGCTATAGTCTGACCGGGCTCACGTCCGAACAGAAGTGGTTTCTGTTTCAGGGCAAGGGCGGCGACGGCAAGTCGGCGACCGACGACATTATCTTCGACATTCACGGCGACTATGCGCGCCACGCCGAGATCACGACGTTCCTCGCCGGCGCGCAAAAGAGCGGATCGGATCATAGCAGCGACATGGCGCGGCTCGCGGGCGATATCCGCTTCGTGCTGTGCGAGGAGCCGCCCGAAAATTGCACGTGGAACGGACAGCGGCTCAAGCAGGTGACCGGCAGCATGGTGACGGCCCGGCCGATGCGCGAGGCGGAAATCGAGTTCCGGCCGCGCTGGAAGCTGTTCGTGGAGGTCAACCCGCTGCCGGCGGTGCCGAACGACGATGACGGCTTCTGGCGACGCGTGGTGCTCATCCCCTGGTCCTTCCAGTTCGACAAGAAGGGCTCGGTTGCGTCCGAGCCGATGGAGCTGCTCAAGGCGCGGCTGCTCAAAAATGCCAGCGGGATCTTCAATTGGATGGTCGAGGGCACGCTCAAATGGCTTGAGACGCGCCGCCTGCCGATATCGGCCGCGGCGACCGAGGCGGTCGAGAATTACCGCAGCACGGCCAGCCCGTTCGGCGAATGGCTGACCGATCGGTGCGACACGAGCGATCGCGACGCCATGACGCCGTCGGGTGCGCTGTACGAGGATTTCAAAGCGTGGTGCGAGGCATCGAGCATCGAGCCGATCAAGCAGGCCAATTTCGGCCGGAAGCTGCGCAACCGCCAGCATCTGGAAAAGAAGGACGGCAAGGGCAAGCGGTTCCGCCGCGGCATACGGCTGCTGGCCGACGGCGTTGGGGGTGCCCTGGGCGCTGCCGCCGCCACCGCCGGGCCTGCTGCCCCCCAGCCTGTAGAGCATCCTGGGGCGGGTGGTCGGGCGTCGGGCGGCACGCCCGAAGGCGATTACGACCCCTTCTGATACGGCGGGTTACGGCGGGTTTGGGCCGATATTGGCCCGGTGAAAGGGCGCGGCGGCGCAGGTGAGCGCGGGTGGTACGGCGGATTTGATGGCGGGTTACGGCGGGTTGATTTGGCAAAGCCGCCGTTAGCTAAGCCGCTGAAATGTAAGGCGATACGGCGGGTTACGGCGGGTACGGCGGGTTTTCGGCAAGTTGGCGGGTTCAGGCGGGTGCCTGCCTGCATGTGCGCGAGGTCATGGGGTGTAACCCGCCGTACTCGCCGTTCTTATGGGTAAGGTGGATGATGATTGAAAATCAAATAGAAGATGGGTTCATGACCTTTACTGTTGTGGAGGAGCGCTTGGTCGCGGCCATGGCCGTGCTGTGGCGGTCCGGCGACCGCGAGCGGGCATGGCTGCGCGGCTCGACCCTACCGATCTGGCGCGAGGTGGTGGCGGAGCATAAGGACGCATCGCCCGACGACGCGGCGATCGTCACCTGCGCGCTGACGCGGGTCGAGGTGATGGACGCCGACGAGGCGATGGGCTGGGTCGCCGCCTGGGTGCCCTCAGGCCCGACCCGGCGGGTCGTGGGCGTGGTGCTGTCCTATCTCGCATCGGGCAACCCGCGCGCGGACTGGCCGACCATATGGGCGCGCATGGGCGGCAAGGCGGGTGGGTGGACGACCGAGGGTTTGCGCAAGCGCTATGGCCGGTCGATCACCATCATCTGCGAGAAGCTGAACGCCAAGCGTTCCGGGGGGTTAAGTGTGTCAACGTGCAAAATCGACAGGCCATGAAATTTTGCATGTCCGTCTCAAGGGGTAAATGAGCATATATATCGAGATGTTCGGGGAACCCCCATGGCGGCGCTTCGAACATCCTCTCTGAACCTTCACCGCGCCCGCCTCGTATCCCTGCGAGGCGGGCGCGGTGCGTTGTGGGCCATGATCGTGAGCAAGCTGGCGCGTCTCCCTTCGAGGCTTGCCTCCCTGCCGTACCGACTGGCTGCGATGCCGGACGATCGGAAGGAGCGGCAACGGTTTCGAGATGCCCAGCATTGGCGGGCATGGTATAAGACGAAGCGGTGGCAGGATCTGCGATGGGCGACGTTGCTCCGCGATCTGTTCACCTGTCAGCGATGCAAGCGGGTCGAGGCCGACACGTCGCAGCTCGTCGCGGATCACCGCAAGGCGCATCGCGGCGACGAGACCCTGTTCTGGGATCCGGGCAACCTGTGGACGCTGTGCAAGCGGTGCCACGACAGCTGGAAGCAGAGGCAGGAGCGGTCGGGGAAGGCCGACGGGAACGACGGGCCGATCGGTCACGACGGGGGCTGACCCTCGGGGGTGATCGATCGGCCCGACCCTCGGCGCGCAACATTGTTGCGCAAGGGGGGGGTGGTCGAAAGTCCGGAAGGCCCCATGCCGCTAGACCGCAACGGGTCTCATTTGGAGATTTTTTTCGTGGGCGCTGAGTTTTTCGACCTGCTCGGGGATCCGATCCCGCCGGAGCACGTGGGAAGGGGTCGACCGCCGCACGTCGTCACCGACGAAAAACGCTTTAAAGTCATGTTGTTACTGGCGCTCGAAAAAACAGAGGCCGAGGTGGCGGCGGCGATCGGCATCTCGGACAAGACGCTGCGGAAACATTATTCCCGTCAGCTCAAGGTTCGGGATGACGCGCGGCTCCGGCTCGAAGGTGAGATCTGGAAGACGGTCGCGATGAAGGCCGCGACAGGTGACACCGGCGCGATCAGGGAGCTTAACCGGATGCTCGACAAGCATGATCAGGTCCGGCTGTCGAAGTCGATCGCCCAGCGCCCGCCGTCCGAGGAGAAGGCTTCGCCGCTGGGCAAGAAGGAAAAGGCGCGGCAGGCTGCGCATGAGGTCGATGGCATGTACGCTCCGCCTGCGGCCCCGAACCAGATCAACTAATGAAGCCGCCCGTCTGGTCGACTGCCTGCGTCGATTGGCGCGAGCGGATTATCGACCGTAGATCCCTGGTGCCGTTCGCGCCGTTGTTTCCGGACGAGGCGGAGGCATCACTCGCCGTCTTCAAGTCGCTGCGCATTATCGATCTGCCGGGCCATCCGACGTTCGGGGAGGTGTCCGAGCCGTTCGTGTTCGACTTCGTCGCCGCGATCTTCGGGGCCTATGATGCGTCGACCGGGCGGCGGCTAATTCGCGAATTCATGCTGCTGATCAGCAAGAAGAATTCGAAGTCGACCATTGCCGCCGGGATCATGATCACGGCTCTGATCCGGAACTGGCGTTACGCGGCTGAGTTGCTGGTGCTAGCGCCGACGAAGGAGGTCGCGAACAACGTATTCACCCCGGCCGTCGGGATGGTGCATCTCGATCCGAAGCTGAGCAATCTGCTCCACGTCGTCGAGAATCAGCGGACGATCAAGCATAGGGTCACCAAGGCCGAGATGAAGGTCGTCGCCGCCGATAGCGATATCGTGTCGGGCAAAAAGGCCGCTTTCGTTTTAGTCGAGGAGTTGTGGCTGTTCGGGAAGAAGCCCAACGCCAAGAACATGCTGATGGAGGCGACCGGCGGTCTGGTCTCCCGGCCCGAGGGGTTCGTCGTCTATTTGTCGACGCACAGCGACGAGACGCCGGCGGGGGTATTCAAGGAGAAGCTGGGCAAGTTCCGCGCGATCCGCGACGGGTTGATCGTCGATCGACGCAAGCTCGGGATGCTCTACGAATGGCCGGAGGACATGCTCGAATCCGAGGCATATCTCGATCCGAAGAACTTCTACGTCACCAACCCCAACATCGGCCGATCTGTCGATGAAGAATGGCTGGAGGAAAATCTAGCCGAGGCGGTCAGGGATGAGGGCGAGGGCCTGCAGGTCTTTCTCGCCAAGCACCTGAACGTCGAGATCGGGCTCCGGCTGAGCGGTACGCGGTGGCGCGGCGCCGATCATTGGGAAAAGGCCCGCTCCACGTCGCTGACCGGGCTCGACGAGCTGCTGAACCGCGCGGAGGTCGTGACGATCGGCATCGACGGCGGCGGCCTTGATGACATGTTCGGCCTGGTCGTCATGGGCCGTTGCGCGACGACCAAGCGGTGGATGATCTGGGCGAAGGCCTGGATTTTCCCGTCGGTTCTCAAACTGCGCAAGGAAATCGCCGACCGGCTGCAGGATTTCATCGCCGACGGCGATCTGGTGCTGTGCGAGGAGGGAGGGCGCGTCGACAGCCAAGAAGACGGCGACGACGACCTTGATGTCGACGACGAGCCTAATCAGGACATCAGGGAGGTCGCCGACATCATCGAGATGATCGAGGGGCGGGGCCTCCTACCGAAAGAATATGCAGTCGGCGTCGATCCGGCCGGCATCACGGATCTGATCGACGAGGTCATGGGCCGCGAAGCCTTCAAGGATCGCGAACGACTGATGGTGCCGATTAGCCAGGGCTGGCGGCTCAACCCGGATATCAAAGGCTCCGAGCGGAAGCTGAAACACGGGAAGATAATCCATTGCGGACAGCCGTTGATGGGCTGGTGCGTCAGTAACGCGAAGGCAGAGCAGCGCGGCAACGCCGTGTCTATCACGAAAGAAAAGGCGGGGACGGCCAAGATCGACCCGGTCATTGCGATGTTCAACGCGCATCATCTGATGGCGCGGAATCCGATGGCCGAAGGGCCTTCCGTTTACGCAGGTCGCGGCCTGCTCGTCATGTGAGGTTGTATGGGTTTGCTCGATATTTTTCGCCGCAGCCCGGACGCCGGCGCTCGCTCGCCCGCGGCATGGCCTGTTGCGGCGACTGGTATGTCGATCGCCACCACGCCCGAGCAGCTCGAACAGTTTCTTCGCGAGGGCGGCGGGGCGGAGACCATGAGCGGCGAATATGTCACGCCGCGCACCGCGATGGGCATTGCGGCGGTGTATCGTTGCGTTACCCTTATCAGCGGTGCCGTGGCGACGATGCCGCTGCACCTTAAGCGCCGGGTCGATGAGCGGACGCGCCAAGATGCCTCCGACCATCCGCTGTGGGAGGTGCTGCGTCGTCGGCCGAACAGATGGCAGACGCCGTCACAGTTCCGCCGGCAGATACAGTCACAGGCGCTGTTCCGCGGCATGGGCTATGCGATGAAGGTCCGGAGCGGAAAGTCGGTCGTCGCGCTGATCCCGCTTCACCCTGATCGGGTGCGAACCGAGCAAATCGCCGATTATTCGTTAGAGCATGTCTATACCCGCACTGACGGGAGCCAGATCACGATCCCCCAACGGGATATGTTCAATCTGGTCGGCATGTCGCTTGACGGCGTCCGCGGCCTATCTGTGCTGACATGTGCGCGCGAGACTATCGGCGCAGCGATCGCGATGCGGTCGCACGGTGCGACTCTGTTCCGGAACGGCACCAGCCTGGGCGGCGTCTTGAAGCATCCGGGCAAGCTCGGCACCGATGGGCAGGAAACGCTGCGGGCCAGCCTCGAAGCGTATCGAGGCACGGAAAACGCCGGCAAGAACCTGATCCTTGAAGAGGGGATGGCGTACGAGCGGCTCGGTATGAGCAACGCCGACGCGGAGTTCATCGCCTCGCGTGCCTTCGAAGACAAGCATATCTACATGTTCTTCGGGGTGCCGCCGCACATGGCGGGCGACACGACCGGCAGCACGAGTTGGGGCTCCGGTATCGAAATGCAGACCTTGGGGTTTCAGGCTTATACTCTCGAAGACTGGCTCACGACCTGGGAAGAAACGATCACGCGCGACTGTCTCGACGGCGAAGATCCGAAGCTATTTCCCTGGTTCAACCGCGCCGCTGCGGTGAAAAATGACATCAAGACGCGAACGGCCTCCTACAGCGCGGGTCGCGCCGGCGGGTGGCTGTCGAAGAACGACATTCGCGGTTTCGAAAACATGAACCCGATCGAAGGTGGGGACGACTATGACGCGCCGCTCAATTCCAACGTCAAGCCCGATGCTGCCGGTGACGAAGACGCCGCCAATGGCTCCGGTGGGAAAGATCCCGATGTCCCGCCCAAGCGATAGGCGCGTTTTCGCGCGCGAGCGGCCCGGCGCCATTCAGGTGCCGGGCGATCGCAAGGTGTCGGCCTTCACGCCTGCCAGCGTGATAGATCGCTGGAACGCTGATGCGGCAGGCGTCCGGGCGGTCGCCGCGGGGGACCATGTCATCACAATGTTCGACGTGATCGGCGAAGATTGGTGGACCGGTGGCGGGGTCACCGCGAAGAAGGTCACATCGCAGCTTCGCGCCATCGGCGAGCGGCCGGTCGAGGTCCAGATCAATTCACTTGGCGGCGACATGTTCGAAGGGCTGGCGATTTATAACGTCCTGCGCGAGCATCCGCAGCCAATCACGGTGAAGATCATGGGCATGGCGGCGTCCGCTGCCTCAATCATCGCGATGGCCGGCGACACGGTCCAGATCGGCGCGGCGTCCTTCCTGATGATCCATAATTGCTGGGTAGTGGCCGCTGGAAACCGTCACGAATTCCGTGAGGTCGCCGATTGGATGGAGCCGTTCGACCGCGCTATGTCGGACGTCTACGCCGCGCGGAGTGGTCAGAAGCAGACCGATATCGCGGCGTGGATGGATGCCGAATCCTATATGTCGGGGAGCCTCGCGATCGAGCGGGGCTTCGCCGACGAGTTACTCCCGGCCGATCAGATCACCGCCGACGATAACGCTCAGGCGGATGATCGCCGGGTGAACGATCTTCGCGCCATGGAGCTGATGCTCGTTTCCGGCGGGATGACGCGCAGCGATGCGCGCGCCCGCATATCCAAGATCAAGGGCACGCCGGGCGCTGCCCCTGAAAACGCCACGCCGGGCGCTGGCGATACCGAATGGCTCGGCGCTGCCGCCGCGCTCCTCAAGACACTACGCTCCTAGAAAGGAAGCAGCATGAAGACCGCAAATATCCTCGCTCTCGCGGGGGCGACGGCGCTCGCCTCCGCTCCACGTGCCGTGATGGCTCGACCCCGCGCCGAAGTGCCGACCGACCCCAAGGCCCTTTTCGAGCAGCTCAACACGGCTGTTACCGCCATGCGTGAGAAGGTCGACGCCACGGGGCAGAAGGTCGATGCTCTCGATGTCGAGGCTCTCAACAAGATCAACGCAACCGTCGGCGAGCTGCAGAAGGCGCTCAACGACTCGAACGAACAGATCGCCGCGTTGAAGCTCGGCGGACCCGGCGACGGCAAGATGTCCGCCAAAGACAAGGAGCATGTCGCCGCGTTCAACGACTTCACCCGGTCGGGCAAGATCGAGGCTCGGGGCGCAACCTTTTCCGATCCTGATGGCGGCTTCCTCACGCCGAAGCAGGTCGACACGTCGATCTCGCGCATCCTGGGCAAGACGGTGGCTATGCGCCGCATGTCGACCGTGATGTCGATCTCCGGCGACACCTATGTCAAGCACAAGGGTCTCGGCGGTGCTTCCTCGGGCTGGGTCGGTGAGGGCGACGCGCGCGGCGAGACGAACACGCCGCAGCTCGCCCGCCTCGAATTCGCAACCGGCGAACTGTATGCGGAGCCTGCGGCAACGCAGAAGTTCCTCGACGACTCGGTCGCGGATGTCGAATCCTGGTATGCCGAAGAAGTCGGCATTGAGTTTGCCGAGAAGGAAGGCGCTGCGTTCGTGAGCGGCGACGGCATCAAGAAGCCGCGCGGCTTCCTGAGCTATGCACCAATCGCCAACGCCAACTATGCCTGGGGAAAGGTCGGTTTCGTCAAGAGCGGCCACGCTACGGCTTTTCCGGCCGCCGGTGCGGGCGTGAACCCGGCCGATTGCTTCATCGATCTGGTGCATGCGCTCAAGGCGGGATACCGACAGGAGGCGTCGTTCCTGATGAACGATCTCACCCTCGCCGAGGTGCGCAAGCTCAAGGACTCGGAAGGTCGCTGGATCTGGCAGCCGTCGTTGCAGGTCGACAAGCCTGAACTGCTCCTCGGCAAGGCGGTCGACACCGACGACAATATGCCCGACCTCGGCGCCGGGGCGTTCCCCGTTGCCTTCGCCGACTTCAAGCGCGCTTATCTTATTGTCGAGCGGCTCGGCCTCCGCGTTCTCCGCAACCCTTATAAGACCAACGGCGTCGTGTTCTTCTACACGACCAAGCGGGTCGGCGGCGGAATTCAGAACTTCGAGGCGATGAAGCTTCTGAAAATCTCGGCGTAAGCGCTTTGGAGCGGGCCTTCGGGTCCGCTCCATCCACATTCGGCGATCCGTCCGAATGCCCAGGGATCGGCCGCAGTGCCGGATCCGATATCACAGGTGACACATGAAAGACCTTTACAGCCGTATCTCGGCGGATCGCGCGGTGTCGCCGGTCTCCGATGGCGACAATACCGCGCTCGTTTCGCAGATCATCGATCTGCAGGGCTATCATAGCCTTGTCTTCATCATCGCAGCGGGTTCGCTTGCCGATGCCGATGCCACGTTCGCCGTGCTCGTCGAGGATGGCGAAACGAACAATCTTGCCGATGCAGCCGCCGTTGCTGACGGCTTCCTGCGCGGGACCGAGGCCGACGCCTCGTACACCTTCGCCGACGATAATGTCGTCAAGAAGATCGGCTATGTCGGCAACAAGCGTTACGTGCGCCTGACGATCACGCCGGCCAACAACGCCTCTGCGGCGCTGTTCAGCGCCGTCGCGATCAAGGGTGACGCCGAGCTGCAGCCGGCTGCGTAATCAGGGCCGGGCTTCGGCCCGGCCTTTCTTCTTTCCGGAGACGACGATGCTGATCACGCTCGATGAAGCTCGGCAGCAGCTCGGCTTTGAGGATGGCGAGAATGAGGACGACGATTTCGTCGGGGCGCTCATTGAGGCCGTCGCGCAGCATTTCGAAGGGTTTTACGGCATCGTCGCCGACCGGCGCGCGCGCGAGTTCGGGTTCGACCAGTTCGCCCGGCTGATGGTGATACCGTCGACGCCCGTCGACAGGGAGACCGTCGCAATAACCTATCTGGACGGCGCCGGCGCGGAGCAGGCGTTTGCCGATTTCCGCACCGCGCCGTTCGGCCGCTATCATGTCCGCTTGCTTCCCGCGATCGGCAAGGCTTGGCCGACGCCCGGTTGTGGTGATGGGGTGATCACGGTGGCGGCCACGGTGGGCTGGGCGACCGACGAGGATAGCAGCGAGGGCGTTCCCGCCGATCTCAAGGTCGCGGCGCGGATGATGCTCGCGCACTGGTACAATAACCGCGAGGCTTTCGGTGCTTCGCTGCAGGAAACGCCGGCAGGCGTCGACGCGCTGCTCGCGCCCTACAAGTTGGCGCGGGTCTGATGCAGGCCGGGAAGTATAATCGCCGGATCGCGATATATCGGCCGGTCCCGGTTTCCGACGGCGTCGGCGGGCAGACAGAGGATTGGCGGCTTATCGGCCATCGGCGGGTGCGCGGCCGGCCGGTGGGCGGTTCGCAGAGCGATGTATCGGGGATGCTCGCCGATCAGCAAAGCTGGCGGATCGAGATGCGCAAAATGGATATCCGCACGGGATATCGCGTCGTCCTCGATGGCGCGCGTTACCGGGTGCGGTCGGCGGTGGATCCTGACGGTGGTCGTCGCGATCTGGTCGTGCTGATCGATATGGAGTTGCCGGAATGATCGGGGGAAAGTGGCTGGGCGTTCGCTCCACGCGACGCTTCCTCGCCAATATCGAGCCCGAGGCGCGGCGCGAGCTGAACGACGAGTTTCAGGCGATCGGCGATCGGCTGTTGGGCAATGCCCTGGCCGAGACGCCACGTCGCTATGGCGGCCTCGTGTCGGCGATCCAGAAGCGCGTGACGATCGGCGCCAGCCTGATCCTTCGTCTCGGTCTGCTGACCCGTCGGGCAAAGTCGGAATTCTTCTACGGCTATATTCTCGACCAGGGCCGACGCGCGGGCCGAGCGAACGCCGCGCGCGTGCGGAAAGACGGCACGGTCGAGCGCTATCTCGTCAATGTCGGGGCGATCGGCCGCAGCAAATATAATTTCGTGTTCGGCCGGCGCGCCGACTTCGATGCAAATGAGTTGCCGCGTCTGCGTTCGATCTTCGACCGGATCCTGCGACGCGCTTCGGCGGGAGTGGGCAATGACTGATCCTGCGTCGATCGACTATGCGACGGCCTTGCAAAAGGCGACCTATGACCGGCTTTGTGCGCTGATCCCCGGCGGCAAGCGAACAGTATTCCAGCATGTGCCGGAGAAGACGCCACCGCCGGTCGTCATCATCGGCGACCTGCAGAGTGAGGCGCGCGGGGGAAAGGGCGACGTAGCCGACCGCTGGACGATGGTCGTGTTCGCGGTGACGATGGGGACGTCGCGGGCCGATAACTTTGCCTTGCAGACCAAGGTTCGTGCGGCGCTGGGCAACTGGAAGCCGGATGCAACCGACGATGTCTTCTTCGGGCGGTTCGACTGGCCGGCGACGGATACGAACCCGGTCCTGAAAGACAACATCTATTACGGCACGATCACGCTGAGCTCCACGACCGAGCCGGCCTGACCGCATCTGAAATTCGATGGAATGACGCCCGCGACGGTCGCGGGTGATGGAGGTGACTATGCCTTATTTGGACGCAGACGAATACCGCCTGTGGGTCGGCAACGGGGCCGGCCCCGAGGTCTTCTATGAGGTGCAGGGCCAGAAGGGCCTGCGCTATCGCAAGTCGCGCGGGAAGGTGGACCAGACGGTCAAGAGTGATGATTATGAGGCGGCGCGACCCGGTCTGGGCTCCCTGGCGCTGTCGGTCGACCTGTCGCCGAAGCTGCCCGACGCGAACGGGTACAGCCGGCTTGAGACCGCCCATGGCGCCAAGACGTTGCTGAATCTGCAGATCCGCAAGGGCGGCGACACCGGGACGGCCGACGATGCGGTCTTCGCGGTCGCCGCCTATGTGCAGGAGATCGGCCCGAACCTCGATCCGAAGACGGATGCGTCGGACAGCATCGTGTTCATGCCGAGCGGCGCGCCGACGATCGACGAGCTGGCGTGATGAGCGCGAACGAGATCCGGGGCGAGCAGGCAATCCTGCTCGATGGAATCACCCATGTGATGCGGCCGAGCTGGGCGGCGTTGCAGGCGATCGAGGACGCGACAGGGATGTCGATCGTCGAACTCGGCGCTCGCGCCGAGATGGGGCGGCTGCGCGGCCTGCAGATTGCGGTGGTCGTCACCGAATGCATCAAGGCGGATCTGCGTCATCACGGCAAAAGCCGCGAGGCCGACGCCTGGGATGTCAACGTAGTGGCTGCCAAGCTGATGGAGGCGGACGGCGGTCTCGTCGCCGCGATCAAGCAGCTACCGCCATTCCTGCGCGATGCGGTGACCGGTAGGTATACCGCCAAGGGGGAAGCCAAGGCGGCGGTCGGGGATCCGGCGGGCGAAAGCCCGACGACCGGCACCCCCGCCGCCGCCTGATGGGCATCGCGATCCTCGACCTGCACTGGTCGGCGGATCAGTTCTGGAACAGCACACCGCACGAGTTTTTCAGCGCCGTGGAAATCGGCGAGGATCGCGCGGCGCAGCGTGGGAACGAAGACTGATGGCCGAGATCGACAAGGGGCTGGTCCTCCGTCTCGAAGCGACGACGCTGCTGCTTACGAAGCAGTTGCGTGAGGCGTCGACCGAGGTCGAGGGGTTCGCCAACCGGTCGAACCGCGCGATCACGACGTCGTCGGCGCAACAGCAAAATGCGGTCAAGAATCTTGGCTTCCAGTTCAACGATTTCCTCGTGCAGGTGCAGGGCGGCACGCCGATCCTGCGGGCCTTTTCGCAGCAGAGCGGGCAGGCCGCGGGCGCCTTGGCCGACATGGGAGGCAAAGCCGGCGCCACCGGGCGGTTCTTCTCGGGTATCCTCGGCGGCGGTATCCTCACCGTCACGACGCTGCTAGCCTCCTACCTGCTGTCGATGGGCGAGGCCAACGAAGCCCTCGACCTCGCCAAGGTCGGATCGACCGGGCTTGCCGATGCGCAATCCGCGCTCGGCGACATGTTCGACCTGACGTCCGGCAAGCTCAAGACGCAGAACGAGCTGCTCCGCGCCAACGCTCAGCTGACCTCCCTCAATCTGCGATCAGAGGCCGGCGCGGCGAAGGCGTCGTCGGGGAAGGCGTTCGGCAATGCGGGCGAGATCTCGGCATTGCCCTTTTTCTACAAGCCCGGCTCCAATGCCGATCAGTTCGCAGTGGTCGACGCTTTCCAGAAGGGCCGGATGTCCGCGCGCGATGCGCTCAAGCAGCTGGGCTCGCTCGGCGACAACGGCTTGAAGGTCAGCAACCGTGAGTTGCAGCAGGCCATCATCGACAGTCTGGCCGCGTCTGAAAAAGAGAAAATCGCCGATCTTATCGACCAGTCGCTCGATAGCGGGACATTGGCGGGGGGGGTTCGGCGGCCGGATTCCAAGAGGGGTAGAAAGGGCCGCACGTTCAGCGAGGATGATCGCTTTTATCAGTCGCTCGGGTTCAAGGATGCTGCCGATTTCAATGCTTCTGTCGCAAAATCGGCGAAGAGCATGGAGGAGACGCTCGCGAATACGATGCAGACCCTCGATCCGTTTCCTGCGGTAAGTGGCGGCTCGGACGCTTTCGAAAAGAGCATCGGCAAATCGATCGCAGGCGTCACCCAAGAGGTGCTGTCACTGAACGTCGCGCTCCAAGATGTCAGCACGCCGATGATGGACTTGCTCCAACAAATTCAGCGGGAAGGCGAGAACGCTGAGATGGTGTTGAACGGGATCGCAGCGGACGCGCTTGAGGGGCTGGGCGATGGCATCGCAGACGCGATCACCGATGCGAAATCGCTCGGCGAAGCATTCAGTAACGTAGCTGATCAGATCATCGCCGACCTGATCCGGATAGCGGTCCGTCAGGCGATCGTCGCCCCGTTGGCCGGGCTGCTCGGCTTGGGTGGTGGTGGCGGTGGCGTGCTGGCGGGGTTGCTTGGCTTCGCGGACGGCGGCGATCCCCCTGTGGGGACGCCGTTTATTGTCGGCGAGCGTGGCCCGGAAATCATGATGACCAAGTCGCCTACGACGGTAATCCCGAACCATCAGATCGGCGGCTTTGGTCGCGGCGGAACGACCATCTCGGTCGCGGTCGACGCTCGCGGTGCGACCGATCCGGCGATGGTGAAGGACGCGGCGGAGCGCGCCGTTCTTTCGGCCGCCCCTGCGTTGATTGCCGCCGCGCAGGGAAAGACCATGGCGGGGCTGCATCGGCGATCGCTTCCGTCGGGAGCAGGCGGATGACGACGATCAGCTTTCCAACCCAGCCCGGCATCGCCGAGATCCGCTGGACGCCGCCTGCCAAGACACAGGTCAACATGTCCGAGTGGAGCGACCGTCGGCGGATCACGAAATTCACCCATGCGCGGTGGAAAGCATCGATCGCCTTGCCGTCCATCGTCGGCGAGGCCGACTTCCTGGAATGGCGCGCCTTCCTGCTCGCCTGCGAGGGCCGCGCGAATAGTTTCCGAATCGTTGCCGTCGAGAATTCCCAGAATGCCCAGGCTGCGGTGCGGGTCAACGGCGGCGGGCAGACGGGGCTTGCCCTGGTCACCGATGGCTGGGCCGGCGCAGGCGCCGCTTTGAAGAAGGGACAGCTCATCACCGTGAACGACCAGTTGATCGGGATCTCCGCCGACGTGGCGATCGGCGGGGGCGGCAGCGCGACGCTGCCGCTGAGTCGCCGCCTGCGCATCAGCCCCGCCGATAACACGCTGGTCGAGGTGCGCCTGCCGACGGCGCTGATGGCGATGGACGACGACGATCTGCCTTATGCCGTCTCGCCGGCGCAGCTCTACGGCGTTTCCTTCGCGTGTTCCGAGGTGTTCGACGGATGAGCACCCGCCCCGACGCTACCGCCCAGGCGGAACTGAACCAGTCGGTGAACGAGCCGGGCTATTGCGCTTTCCTCGATCTCGATGGCGATCCGCTGCGCGTCACGACGGCGCCCTATAGCATGACGTTCGCCGGGACCGGCGATACGCAGCTCGATGGGCACACGTTCGATGCGCAGGACGGCCTGCTAATGCGGGTTGCGCCAGTCGAGATGAAGGAGGGCGGTGGGTCCACCGTCACGGTCACCATGTCGGGGCTGATGGGGATCGACAGCGATACGCTCAACATCATCGGCGATAAATCGAAATGGCAGGGCCGCGAAGTCGTGCTGTGGGCGATGATGCTCGATCCCTACGGCGACCGCATCGGCAACATCTGGTCCTATTATCGCGGCTATATGACGGTCCCAAGGATCGTCGGCGATCGCAGCGAACAGACGATCGTGATGACGATCGAAAGCTGGCTCAATTTCATGTCGCAGCCCAGCGGCCGGACATGGCTCGCGCAGAAGCGTTACGATGCAGGCGACATGAGCGCCGAGGCTTCCATCGCGATCGCGAATGGAACGAAGGGCAACGCGCTCGGTCCTTCGGCACCCTATCTCGACTGGTCAAAGGGGTTCGCCGGCGCGCTGGATTATGCACGGGCGATCACATGACGCGGCATCATGACTGGGAAACGCGCCTCGGAGCCTATCTCCGGGAGTGCCGGGACGTGCCGTTCGCCTGGGGCAAGCATGACTGCTGCACCTTTGTCGGCGGCGCGGTGCTGGCGATGACCGGGGTCGATCATATCGCAGCTTTCCGCGGCCATTATCGCACGGCGCGTGGCGCGGCGCGTGCGCTGCGACGGTTCGGCCGAGGAACGCTGGTGAAAACCGTCACGTCCAAGGCGAAGCCGATCAAGGTGGCGCTCGCGCAGCGCGGTGATGTGGTGCTGGTCGACGACGGCCAGGGCGGCGAAGCCGTCGCGATCGTGCTCGGTGCTTTCGCTGTCGGTGTAGGCGCACATGGCGATCAGGAGGGGCTTATCAAGATCGAGCGCGCGGCGTGGCGCCGTGCCTGGCGGGTGAACTGATGTCGAAGGTTCTGAAACCCCTTCTGATCGTCGCGGCAGTTGCCGTGGCCTTCATCCCGGGCGTGGGCACGGCGCTCAGTGTTGCCTTATGGACGAGCACCAGCCTTGGGCTCGCTGCTGCTGCGGCAATACCCGGCCTGATCATTGCCGCAGGAGCAGCTGCGGGCCTGTCGATCGCCAGCAACGCGCTCCTTAAGGTGCCACGATCGCCGCTGGGTCAGCTCGACCGATTGAACGCGTCGGTAATACCCGGTGCATATCGTCCGGCGGTGTTCGGCACGACGGCGCTCGCTACCGATATCCGGTATACCGAGCCATGGGGCGCCGAGCAGGAGTACGTCGATTATATCATCGGCTGCGCGGCGCATAAGGTCACATCGATCGACGAGATCTGGATCGAGGACCGCAAGGCATGGTCGGCGACAGGCGGTGTGATTGGCGATTTCGTCGGCTACCTGACCGCGGAGACGCGCCTCGAAGGGACCGCCGCCAACACGATCGCGATCAATGGCGGCGGCAAATGGGGTGCGACGCGTCGGCTGACCGGCTGCGCCTATATCCATCTCCGCGTGAAGCGCACGGGTAATACCAAAAAGGCCGAAAGCCCCTTCGCGGGAGGGCTCGCGTCGCGTCTTACGATCCGCGGCAAAGGCATGGCGCTTTACGATCCGCGGCGCGACAGCACCGCGGGCGGTAGTGGATCCATGCGGGCGAATGATCAGTCGACGTGGAGCTTTGCGCCATCGGGAAGCGAGATCGGCAACAATACTGCGTTGCAGATCCTTACTTATTATCTGGGCTGGCGGATCAACGGCCTGATCTCGGTCGGGTGCGGAATCCCGCCGTCTAAACTAGACATGGCGTCGTTCATCACTGCAGCGAACCTATGCGACGAACTCGTTGCAAAATCGGCCGGCGGCACGGAGCCGCGCTACCGTTCGGCGGCGGTCGTTACCGAGGGCGACGACCCTTCGGCGGCGATGTCGGCGCTGCTATCGGCCTGCAATGGGCGCCTCCGCGACAATGACGGCAGGATTACACTGACGATCATGCATAATGATCTGGCGGCGACCGCACTCGACGACGGGCTCGACGACGACGATGTGCTCGGCCCTTTCCAGTGGGATCCCGACCCCGCGCTCAACGATCAATATAATATAGCGCGGGGCAGGTATATCGATGCATCCGACGCATCGCTCTATCAGCCGGTCGACTATCCCGAGGTCAGCCTCGCGTCTATCGACGGTTTTGACCGCGTACTGTCGCTGGATCTGCTGACCGTAGAAAGTCCGAGCCAAGTCCAGCGCATCGCCAAGCAAGTGCTGCAGCGCAAGCAATATGACCGGCGCTTTACGGCGACATTCAGCAACCGGGCTTGGAAATATCAGGTCGGCGATCCCCTGCCCTTTACGTTCAGCGCCCTGGGGTTCGACCGGGCTCTATTCCGGGTCGAAGCCAAAACGATGAATTACGACGGCACCTGCCCGATGGTGCTGACCTTCGAGCATGAAGACATCTACGCCTGGGACGCGAGCGACGCGGCCCCGGTCGTCGCGGCGGATCCGACGCTCTACGATCCGCTCAACGATCCCTATATCCTCGGGATCGGCGAAGCGCTGGCTGCCGCCATTCAGGCGATCGCCGACGCCGCCAACGCCCAGGACACCGCCGACGGCAAGATCGACACCTATTATCAGACGGCGGCGCCGACAGGCGCGAGCGAGGGCGATCTCTGGTTCGACACAGACGACACGAACAAGCTCTATGTCCGGCGAAGCGGGGCCTGGGTATTGGCGGCCGATACGCGGGTCGCGCTGGCGATCACAAACGCGGCCGGCGCGCAGGCGACCGCAGATGGCAAGGTCACTACCTTCTACACGACGGCGACGCCGACGGCGACCGCGCTCGGGGACCTTTGGTATAGCAGTTCCACGAACCGGTTGCGGCGCTGGAACGGTTCGACATGGGTCGACGTCGCGACGGTAGGCGCGAACTGGTCCACCAATCTTACGAACATCCCGACCGCTATCAGCGATGGACGGGTCGATGCCGGGCTTAATTCGGACGGCACGATCAAAACCGATCGCGTGACGACGCTGTCGGTGGACGTTGGGGCGCTCGTCGTGCGCGCCGCTGCGCAGCCGGCGGGATCGACGGCCGGCACCGGCGCCAACATCAACGTCTGCACGATAAACGTCTATGTGCCGATCGACGCGTCGGTCCTGATCACCGCGACCGGGGCACAGAACTACGTTGGAGGCACTCCCGACCACGAACTGGACGTCACGGTCAACGGCGTAGTGCAGGGCTGGGGCAGCTCGGGCGGAGCGGGCGACTATCAGGCGGTCTGTGCGGCGGGCGCTCTGGTCACTTTGGCCGGCGGCGCGACGCATACGATCCGGGCGCGATGGCGCGGCGGAGCGGCCCAAATCATTCTCACCGACCTTCTCCTGGCGGTGGACGCAGCAATGAGGAATGGCTGATGGACGATTATCTGATCTATGATCCCGATGCGAACGAGGTCCATCTTCGATCGATGCGGCCGGAGCAATTGCCCTTCAATACCGAGGGCGGGACATGGCCTGCGGTCAAGCTTGACGGAAAGTATCGCACGATCAGCTTCGTCGATGGCGTGCCGGTCGAGACATTCGATCTGGACGCCGTGCGTAACCCGGTCCTGCGTCTAGTCGAAGCGCGGGCCGATGCGCTCATCGCGCCGCTGCTCGCGACGGGCGTCCGAGCGGCCGTCTATGATGCGAAGGTCACGGAAGCCGGCAATCTGGACGCGCCCACCCCGCTGCTCGACGCAGAAGCCCAAGCGATGGGCGTCACCACGCCTGAACTCGCGGAGCAGGTGCTTGCGAACGTTGCTGAAAGCTTCACGGACCGCGAGGCGATCGGCGCGATCGAGGCGGAACGGCGAACCGCTAAGGCCAGCATCATCGTCGCCGCGGGGTTGCCCGAGATCATGCTGGCCGCGCGCGCGGCCGGTGTCGCCTGATCTACTGCCCGGAGACCGTCATGACCTCGATCGCCCCTCACTTCAATTATGCGGGCGACGCCGCCGTGTTCGCGGGGGAGCCGCTCGTCGTCGTGCTCACGCTACTGTCTGAGGAAGGCGGCGCGCCGATCGAACTGACCGGCCGCACCTTCGTCATGGCGGCTTTTCGGGGCAAGACGCTGGACGTGCTGGCAAGCGTCAAGGGCGAGGGTGACGGCGATGTGGCGCAGCTCGCGTTCACGGGCGCGCAGACGCTGTCTATGTACGCCGCCGGCCGGGCGACCAGCCTGCGGTTGCAGATCTTCGAAGCGCTCGCGGTCGATAACGACGGTGAAGTGTTGAGCCGCAGCATGTTGAGCAGCGGGGCATTGACCGTGTTGGCGTCGCCGGCGCTGGCGGCCGACGCTACGCTGGACGTGCAGACCAATGCGCAGCCCTATGTCGCCGTCACGATCATCCAGGCGGCGAACGAGGTGCAGTTCGTCGAACGTGGCGCGCCGGCCGACCTGTCGGCCTTCGGCTTCCCGGTCGGCGCGGTGCCCGCCTATGCGGTGCTGATCGCACTCGCCGACGCGGAAAAGTTGCAGGACATCCGCGACAATATCCCGGCCGACATCAACGATGAGGTGGCGATCCGCTGGAACGCCGGCGCGCCCATCAAACCCGGCGATGCGATGGCCGAATTCATTCAGGACACGCTCGCCTATTCCGACGGTCAAATGACCGCGCTGTTCACGGCGGCTGTCGCCTCCGTTTAAGTCGAAGGACCATAATATGCGAAAGATCTTCGCGGCGATCCTTGCCGCCACGGTGTCGGTTGCGCTGCTCGCGCAGACCGCCCAGGTCGTGCCCCAGCTCGGCATCGACAAGTCGGGCACCTGCCGCCGCCTGACTGTGTATGATTCGACCAAGGCCGGCGCCGACAAGATGGTCGAGGTCGGATGCCTCGACGGATCGAACGCCTGGACGCCGGCGCGGATCAAGACGGTCAACGGCAACGTCATCACCGGCTCGGGCGATGTAGGGGTCGGCACGGTCACCAGCGTCGCCGCGCCAACGATCGGCACAAGCGGCACCGACATCGCCGCATCCATCGCCACAGCGACAACGACGCCGGCGATCACGCTCAACATCCCCACGGCCTCCGCCACAAATCGGGGGGCGGTGTCGGCAACCGACTGGTCGACGTTCAACGCCAAGCAGGCGGCGCTCGTCTCAGGCACCAATATTCGGACCGTCAACGGTTCCTCACTGCTGGGCTCGGGCAATGTCGGGGTGGGCACCGTCACCAGCGTCGCCGCGCCGACGATCGGCACCAGCGGCACCGATATAACCGCGTCGATCGCCAACGGCACCACCGCGCCCGCGATCACGCTCAATATCCCTACGGCGTCAGCCAGCAATCGCGGCGCATTGTCCGCGGCCGACTTCTCGACATTCGCGGCGAAGCAGGCCGCTCTCGTCTCGGGCACGAATATCAAGACGGTCGGCGGTGTCTCGCTGCTCGGATCCGGGGACGCCGGCACGATCGGCGTTGCTTATGGCGGTACCGGCGTCACCTCGTCGACGGGGTCAGGGAGCAACGTCCTCTCGATCAGCCCCGCGCTGGTAACGCCTGCGCTCGGTACGCCCTCCGCCGCGGTGTTGACCAACGCTATCGGACTGCCGCTGTCGACCGGCGTGACCGGCACGCTGCCAGTCGCAAACGGCGGCACCGGCGTCACCGGCTCGACCGGCACGGGATCGGTGGTGCTGTCGAACAGCCCGACGCTGGTGACTCCGGCGCTCGGCACGCCGGCATCGGGCGTGGCGACCAATCTCACCGGCACCGCCAGCGGCCTTACCGCCGGCACCGTGACGACCAATGCTAACCTCACCGGCGTGATCACCTCGGTCGGCAATGCGACCTCGATCGCGTCGCAGACCGGCACGGGTAGCAAGTTCGTCGTCGATACCAGCCCGACGCTGGTCACGCCGAACATCGGCACGCCCTCGGCCGGCGTGCTGACCAACGCTACCGGGCTTCCGCTGACGACCGGCGTGACTGGCACATTGCCCGTCGCGAACGGCGGCACGGGTGTCACCGGCTCGACCGGCACCGGATCCGTGGTGCTGTCGAACAGCCCCACGCTCGTGACGCCGGCGCTCGGCACGCCGGCATCGGGCGTGGCGACCAATCTCACCGGCACCGCCAGCGGCCTTACCGCCGGCACCGTGACGACCAATGCTAACCTCACCGGCGTGATCACCTCGGTCGGCAATGCGACCTCGATCGCGTCGCAGACCGGCACGGGTAGCAAGTTCGTCGTCGATACCAGCCCGACGCTGGTCACGCCGAACATCGGCACGCCCTCGGCCGGCGTGCTGACCAACACCACGGGCCTGCCGCTCACGACCGGGGTGACCGGTACCTTGCCTGTGGCAAACGGCGGGACGGGCGTGACCAGCTCCACCGGGTCCGGCTCAAATGTTCTTAGCACCTCTCCGACGCTGGTTACGCCGGCGCTGGGCACACCCTCGGCCGCGGTGCTGACCAACGCGACCGGCCTGCCGCTCACGACCGGGGTGACCGGAACCTTGCCTGTCGCGAACGGCGGTACCGGGGTCGGCTCCTATACTGCCGGCCGGATCCTGTACTCCTCGAGCACCACCGCGCTCAGCGGCTCCACCGCCTTCGTCCATGACGGCACGACCCTCGCCCTCGGCATATCGGCTTCTTCGGATTACCTGTTCCGGTTCGCGGGATCGATAACCGGCGGAACCAGCGCGCTTGGTATCTACATGGCGCCGACGATCCAGTCCGGGGTCACGGCATCGGCCGGCCTGTTCCGCTCGAACGCAACAGTCGCTGCCGCGTCCTTCACCATGACCCATCTGTCCCATTTCTGGGCCGAACAGGGCGCGATCGGAGCGGGCGCAACCGTTACCAACCAATATGGCTTTCGCGTCGGCGACAGCCTGACGGGCGCGACCAACAATTACGGCTTCTATGGCGATATTCCCGCCACGTCCGGCCGTTATAATCTGTACATGAGCGGTACTGCCGCCAATTATCTCGCCGGCCCTCTCGGTATCGGGACGACCGGCCTGACCGCATATCGTGTGCGCGTAGCCGGCAACGCGACCGGCGCGTCCAACGCCTTCGGAATTAGCGCGGAGCCGACCGTCCAGTCCGGCGTCACGACATCGTTCAACAACTTTTATTCCAGTCCCTCGACCCAGGCGGCGAGCTTCACTGTTGGTAATTTTCGCCATTTCTACGTCGAACCCGGGGTGATCGGGTCCGGATCCGCACTCAGCAATCAATATGGCTTTGCAGTAGCGTCATCGATGACGAACGGCGTCAGCAATTATGCCTTCCGCGTCGAGAATATCGGCGGCGCCAGCGCCACGACCGGCAAGACCATGTACGCATTCTCATCCGCGGTGGATGTGGCAACCGGCGGCGGCGCGGCCTTCAATATCTACGCACCCGGCACTGCGCCGAACTATTTTGCCGGAGACATGCGCTTCGACAAGACCATCACGGCGGCCGCGACGACCGGCGCGCAGACGATCAACAAGAACGCCGGTTCGGTGAACTTCGCCGCAGCTGCGACTTCGCTGGTCGTCACGAACGACCGGGTGACGGTCAACAGCATCCTGCAATGCACGGTCGCCGCCAACGACAACACGATGAAATCGGTTGCCTGTGTCGCCGGCGCCGGCAGTTTCACCATGTACGCCAACGCCGCCGCGAACGCCGAAACGCGGGTTAACTTCCTCGTCATCAACTAAGGAATTGGATCATGCCGATCACCTACGACTGGAGCCTGCAGGGCCCCGGCTCACTTGAATGCGTGCCCGAGCTCAACGGGCAGGAAAATGTCGTCAGGACCGTCCACTGGCGCCTGACCGGCAGCGACGGGACGTTTAGCGGTGTGACCGTTGGCTCCCAGAAGCTGGACAACCCGGAAGGCGATTTCACGCCCTATGCTGAGCTGACGCTCGATCAGGTGATCGGATGGGCCAAGGATGCGATGGGCGCGCCGCTCGTCGCGCTGAAGGAGAGCGCCGTCGCCGATCAGATCGCGGTGCAGGCGAACCGCCCGATGATCGCACCTCCGCTGCCATGGGAACAGCCGCCAGAGGCCTGACGACTAGCACTGCCAATCCACGACCCGCCACATGCGGGTTGTTAAATGCCGGGGGGTTAACATGGGGGCTCGGGATATCGCCTGGCTGTGGGTGCTTGCCTATGGAGCGGCGCTAACGGCGTTCGCGGCGCGGATCGCCTTTTTATTGTTCGGCATCGCCGGCGATCCGCCGGACGATCCGGCGCTCTACCAGCGCTGGTCGCGCAAGCGACGATGGTTGATCATCAGCGAGTTCGCTGCCCTCCCCATGTTCGCCACGCTCGCGGTTCTCGGCGCAGCCAAGGGCTGGGTCGATCCGGTGACGGCGGTGATCGCCGCGCTTATATCGGGGGCGCTGGGCTTCGCTTTCTTCCTGCACGCCGTGGAGGCGATCGTTCGCCGTCGGCTTTCGATCGAGGAGCGCGGATAATGAGCGGGATCGAGTTCGCCGCCGCAGCGGTAGTTTTTCTCTCGGGCGGCTCGTCCTTCGCCGCCGCCGTCAAGGCGTACCGCCCGCAGAGGGCAACGGCCGACGATATCGAGCGGATGAGCGGCGCACTGCAGGCGGCGCAACCGGATCCCGAAACCGAGCCGTTGCCCGATGACTTCGCGGCGCTGCTGGCAAGGCTGGAATGACACGAGGCCCGCCGGCGAAGAACGCCGACGGGCCTCTGTCGTCGAGCGGGGTCGCCTGGGGGGACGGGCGGCGCGGCTCAAACGGTCAACTGCCTGCGGCATGAGAAGTTCCGCCGGGCGAAATAATTTTTCGACATTAATAACAGGGGTGACCATGTGGACTTGGGATCAGTCCGCCGGCGAGCTGCGCCGCGCGGGGAAAGTCGTCTCGCGCGGCTATTCGGGCAATGGCCGGGGTAAGAACAATCCGTCCATGCAGGCGGCCAGAGGGGTAGGCCCAATCCCGCGCGGGCGCTGGAAGGTCGGGAAACCCTATGCCAGCGGCAACACCGGCCCGTTCACGATGCCGCTCTATGCGGATGACGGGAAGCTGGACGACGTTCATCAGCCGACCGGCCGATCGGCGTTCCGGATCCACGGCGACAGCATCGCCAATCCCGGCACCGCGAGTCATGGCTGCATCATCCTGCCGCGGGCGATCCGCGACCTGATCTGGTCGAGCGGTGACCGCGATCTCGAAGTGGTCGAATAGACCAAGCAATTCCCGACCTTTCCACGAACCTCCCAGCCCGGCGCCGACGGTCGGCGGCGCGGGCCTATGACGCACGGAGTTTGACCATGGATGCAATCCTGAAACTGTTCCCGCCGAAGATCATCGCGGCGCAGATCGCGGCGATCCTGTTCGCGATCGCCACCTGGGCGCACGTGACTTTGCCTACCGGTTTCACCCCCGACACGGTCGCCGGGTTCGGTCTGCTCGTTTTCACGCTGGTTACCGCCGTCCTTCGCTTCGGCCATGGCAATGTTCTGGCTGATGCCAAGGCATGGTGGCTGTCGAAAACGATCTGGATGCAGATCATCGGTGTGATCGTCGCCGGTCTGGTGCTGTTCGGTATCACGCCCAAGGGCATCAATCCCGCGCAGCTTGCCGAAGTCGCCGCCGTGCTGATCGGTCTGGTGACGACCGCGCTGCACGTCACCCCGTCGAAGCCGATCGGCTGATGTCGGTCGCGATGAGATGGCTAGGCCCGTACCTGTTCAAGGCGGGCCTTGTCGTCGCTCTCCTGGTCGGCGCATGGATCTATGTCCAGCGCGTCGACCAGACCGCACGGAGCGAGCAAAAGGCGGCCGACGTCGCCGAGGTGAAGCTCGCCCGCGAACAGGCGCGCGCCGAGGATCTGGCGCATGCGCGCCGGACTGAGAAGGCGCAGGCCCGAAATACGAAGGACGCCAATGATGCGCTCGTTACCCAATTGGCGGACGCTCGCGCTCGCCTCGCTGCTTATCTCCGCCGGGTGCGTCCACAAGCCGATCAAGGTAGCGCCCGAGCGGCGGCTTTGCCCGGCCTTGCCGACGCCGCCGACTTCGATGACGTCACCTATCAGGGTGCCGTCGTTTCTGTCACCGACCTAGACATCTGCACCGAGAATACCGTGAGGCTGCAGAATGTGCAGGCATGGGGCGCGAAGTTCGGCGCCGATCAATGACGGCCCTGGATCTCATTGCGAGCGGCTTCCGCAAGGAAGGCGCTGCGGGTGAGGTTCCGTGCGCTCGCGGCGGCATCGATCGCCGCGAGTGTTCCCCGGTCGAGTGAAAGATTGACGCGGGTCGCTTTCCCGCTGACCGTCATACGAGGGACAGCGATCAGGAAAGCACCCGCCGCCAGATCGGCCGATGTCGCTTCCCGAATCGCGCCTACGCCGCTGGCCTCCGGCTCCGCCTGATCCTCAAGCCAAAGCTCCATTGCCTCGATTGCGTTCGGCAAGACATCTTCAAGTTCATCCGCTGCCGAGAAACATCCGGGCAGATCGGGAAAGCTGACGCCATAGGCGCTGTCGTCATCCTTATGCACGACGGCGTAAAAATACTTCATGTCGATCCTCCGAGGGGATGGCCTAGAGCCATCCCACTGTCTTTGCGATGCTGCGGGCCGTGCCGATCGGCAAGTCCCGCTTGGGGTGGGGGACGATCACCGTGACGCTACCCTTGCGGAGCTTGTGGTGCGATCCTTTGACCGACACCAGTTCGAAGCCCTCGTCGGCGAGGCGCTTGATGATCTTTTTGCTGTCCCGTTCCATGCGCAAATATCTACACATCATCGGGCAAGGTGTCAACTATCGATGCGCAAATAATTACACATTTCGACGCGCCTTTATCAGCTTCTCACGGTCGCTGTCGGCCGCGAGCGCCCATGCGACAGGGTTTATCCCGAAGGGCGCTAAACATGCCGCGGGGGCGACTACGTTGCTGCCCAAGGTAGCACCGCCGCCGGTTCCGGGCTCGATCCATTGCGGGCGTTCGGGCCGGGACAGACAGATTGCGCAGTAGAAATGCTGGGGGAGATCGCGCCAACGGTCGCTCCACCGCCTCTTTTTCCAGTGATCGCGGATCTCGCGGACATCGAACGTGCGCGCCCGCCCACAATTTCGGTTCGAGCAACGGACCAGCATCCGCCCGCCGCCGTATAGTTCGCACAGATCATGCAGGGTGGATGGCGGACGTTTTGACACAAGAAACTCCCACGCCGCCGAGGCGGGGGCCGGGGCGCGCCAACGCCCCTCAGCCGGTGGAAAAGACCCACCATGTTCCCCAGGCGGCCGCCCAGGTCGCATCCCGCCATCCGGCACCGGATAGCGGAACGAATATGGAACATCCGTTATGGAGTCGAGTCCGCTTTTTGATCTTCCCGAGGTGTGTCGCCCGCGTTTGCAACCGCACGCAAAGCAGGGGCTTGCATGGCCGCGCCTTGCCTCAATGACGCCGATCGGCGGTGCGGCCGGCGAGGCGGCGGGGTATCTGTTCGATCCTACGCCCGACCTCCTCGGCAATCGCGTCCTGCTGGGTTTCGGCGATCAGGAGATGGCCGTCGCGCTGCTCGACCGGCAGATCGCCAACGGGATCATCATCGCCAAGCACTACAGCCATCGCGTCTATTCCGCCTCGACCGAGCATTTCGGCGTGTGGATCGACCGTGAGCTCGTCGGCGTGATGCAATATGGTTTTGCGATGAACCCGGCTTCGGCCGACAGCGTCGTCGCCGGCACGCTGATGCAACAATATCGCGAGCTCAATCGAATGTGGCTGGACGATCGCGCGCCGCGCAACAGTGAGAGCAAGGCTTTGGCCTATTCGATCAGGCTGCTTCGCCGCCTCGCGCCGCCCGTCAAATGGATCCAGTCATTTGCCGACGAGCGGTGCGGCCTGTTCGGCACCGTCTATCAAGCCGCCGGCTTTACCTTCCACGGCGAACATCTGGGCACGTTCTGGGAACTGGACGGCGAGTTCTATCACGACTCGCTGATGACGAACGGCCGGACGGCGAGCGCGCCGCGCGCCGCCTATCTCCGCGCCAACGCCAAGCGGGCGATCAAGCACCGCCTCCGCCAGTTTCGCTATCTGCGCTTCCTTCAACAGCGATTTGCCAAGGCGTGCCGCTATCCGGTGCAGCCCTTTCCAAAACCAGCTTATGCGGCCCGTCTAGACGACGAGCACCCGCCCAGGGTGTGTGAGGACGGTGGGAATCCGTCGGGCCGCTCCACTCCCATGGAGTAA